GATCCTGATAATAATGATTTCTTAAGAATTGTTTCATTGTCAGATATTCTATTTTGTAATGAGCTGGATACCTGAGTAAATGAACCCGATATATCGCTTGCTATTTGTTCAGATCCTGATAATAATGTTTTCTTAAGAATTGTTTCATTGTTAGTTATCCTGCCTTGTAATGAACTAGATACTTGAGTAAATGAACCTGATATATCATTTGCTATTTGACCAGACCCAGATAATAATGATTTCTTAAGTATTGTTTCATTATTAGTTATTCTACCCTGTAATGAGCTGGATACCTCCCTGAATGAACCTGATATATCACTTGCTATCTGACCAGATCCAGATAATAATGATTTCTTAAGAATTGTTTCGTTATCAGATATTCTATTCTGTAATGAGCTAGATACCTCAGTAAATGAACCTGATATATCATTTGCTATCTGACCAGATCCAGATAATAATGATTTCTTAAGTATTGTTTCATTATCAGATATTCTACCTTGTAATGAACTGGATACCTGAGTTATTCTATTTTGTAGTGAACTGGATACTTCAGTAAATGAACCTGATATATCACTTGCTATTTGACCAGATCCAGATAATAATGATTTCTTAAGTATTGTTTCATTATTAGTTATCCTGCCTTGTAATGAACTTGATACTTGAGTTATTCTATTTTGTAATGAACTAGATACTTCAGTAAATGAACCTGATATATCATTTGCTATTTGTTCAGATCCTGATAGTAATGATTTCTTAAGTATTGTTTCATTGTCAGATATTCTGCCTTGTAATGAACTAGATACTTCAGTAAATGAACCTGATATATCACTTGCTATCTGTCTAGATCCCGATAATAATGATTTCTTAAGTATTGTTTCATTATTACTTATTCTATTTTGTAATGAACTAGATACTTCAGTAAATGAACCTGATATATCATTTGCTATTTGTTTAGACCCTGATAATAATGATTTTTTAAGAATTGTTTCATTATTAGTTATCCTGTCTTGTAATGAACTAGATACTTGAGTTATTCTGCCTTGTAATGAACTAGATACTTCAGTAAATGAACCTGATATATCACTTGCTATCTGTCTAGATCCCGATAATAATGATTTCTTAAGTATTGTTTCATTATTACTTATTCTATTTTGTAATGAACTAGATACCTGAGATATTCTACCTTGTAATGAACTAGATACCTCAGTAAATGAACCTGATATATCATTTGCTATTTGTTTAGACCCTGATAATAATGATTTTTTAAGAATTGTTTCATTATCAGATATTCTATTTTGTAATGAACTGGATACCTGAGTAAATGAACCTGATATGTCGCTTGCTATTTGACCAGATCCTGATAATAATGATTTCTTAAGTATTGTTTCATTGTCAGATATTCTGTCTTGTAATGAACTAGATACTTCAGTAAATGAACCTGATATATCACTCGCTATTTGTTCAGATCCTGATAGTAATGTTTTCTTAAGTATTGTTTCATTATCACTTATCCTGTCTTGTAATGAACTAGATACCTCCCTGAATGAACCTGATATATCACTCGCTATCTGACCAGATCCCGATAATAATATAGGTTTATTATTAATATTTGTCCATTCCAAATCTTTTAATTTCGATCCATTCCCATCAAAACTTCCAGTAAATGAACCTGTGCCATCAAAGCTTCCAGTAAATGAAACTGTACCCTGAAAACTACCTTTAAAATTTCCTATAAAACTTCCACTGAAGAAATTGTCGTATCCTTCTACTACTACATTGCTACCAGTAAAGTTTGCTCCATATATCTTACTACTAAAATTGGATTTTTTATTTTCATTATTTAGATAATCTACATTAATTATTAATTCAGTATTTCGACGGAATTGATTTACCGGGATATTAAATAATACATGATTTGGAGAAAATCCTAATTCCTTTCTTGGAATTATTTCTATTTGACCAATGCTCCATACCCCAGAACGAATAACAAATTTTGGTACAATTGTTTTATCACCACCCAACGTCTTAAAGAAAAATTCTTTTGTTCCGAATTTACCAGATTCGTAATTTATACTTCCTAAATAACTTCCCAATACTAATTTTTGTATTGAAGATTCTGTATTTTTACTACTATTATTTTTTGAAAATATTTGAGAACCAGATACATATACATCAAGCTGTGGTAATTTTACTGCACCAATATTTTCTTTATCTATATAATAAGTAAATTTTAATTTATATTCTGTGTCTGCTTTGCAAGTTACTCCAATTGATAATGGTTGTAATACAACTCCATTAGTTATACTACTATTATTATCATATGTAACTTTAATTGAATTTCTTAATTGTGCATTGTTTTGCTGTAATACTGGGTTTAAGTTGTTACCAATAGAACTTCCTGACCAATATGTTGAAATATCAGTATTGTTTTCCGGGTATCCAATTTGTTTAAATTGAATTCCGTCATGATTGCTAAACTCAGTTATTCTTCTATCAACGAATAAATTCTGTTCATTTATATTAAATTCTCCAACATCAAAATACTCACCCGCGGATCCGATTGGTTTATATTTAATATGTATTTTATCTACTGATCCAACAATTGGCTCGATATCAGAAAATTCCATTCTGACATAGGATTCAGTTGCCTTTGTTAACCCGAAATTTTTATGTTCAAAATAACTAGCAGTGAAATTACTATTATCTGATATAGTCGTTAATTTTACAGTTCTTTTTTCACCAGCTGTTGTCGTGTAATCTTTTGTATATACGAATGGTTGGGATATTCTGGCGCTGTTCTCACTAATAACCTCAATAATACTAGCACTAAAATCATTTGGAGCGAATGTAGTACCAGCTGCTGAATCATTTGGTAACTGATTTCCAAATGATATATTTCTAATTATTATTTCACCTCCTTCCATAGAAGGTGATAATTTAAAATTGGATGTATAAATTACAGGAAGGGAATCTTTTTCAGGAAGGATTTCATGTGGTTTAGTATATCCACTTCCAGCTTTAGTTAATTCAGGATTGATGATTAATTTGCTATAGGAATCATTAAACTCCCTATCAAATTTATTTAATTCCTTCTTAGTAAATTGTTTTGTGGTATTATTATAGGACAAATAAATTTTGGATTGCGCTCCGGCTTTACTTTCCAACTTCCTTATTCTAGTATCAACAAATTTTCTGTACGGTTCTAATACTTCTTCAAAATCAATCTTCGGTGATTTTGTAAATATTATTTCGGAATTGTTTTGTTTGGTTGTTGCAACAGTTGCCTTTCTACTCCACAACACATTTGGAATACCAAAATAATTTTCCGAACTTTTGGTTTTTGAATATGGTAATTTTCTACCATCGTATTTATTTATTGTAGCTCGTCCAGCAATATACAAATACAATGCTCCTTCAGGAATATTTGGATAGATATGAACAACAATAGTTCGAGTCTTATCCTTATTTAAGGAATTGACAACTTCGTAATAAATAGGATTATTATTGCTATCTAAAATCTCTATGTATAGAGGGGAACCAACAGCAAGCGTCTTATTATTAGCTTGTATTCGTATTGAATTTTTACCTACATAAAATGTATTTGGAAATTCAACTATACTGAAATAATAATCACTATTAGGATCAGTGTCAATTATTGCTGTTTGTGAATAATTTTCTGCAAGATGTAAACGCCTACCATTATTTTGAAGCACTTGGGCCTCCCTTTTTATATAAATATTGTTGGTTAATGTGTTTATCTACGCTGCAGAATCAACATAGACACTACTGTAATTATCTTCCTTAGTAATTGTTATTAGTTTATCGGCGGCATCTTTCATTGAATCAATATGGCTGATACATAATACATATTGGAATTGTTCTCTCAATGTATCAAATAATGAATAGATAGATTGTAAATTATTCGCATCTAACACCCCAAAGCCCTCGTCTAACGCGAGAAAATCTGCTTTAGGTAACGAGGTAATGTTTATCAACGCAACTCTTAAGGACGTCGAGATAACAAAGCGTTCCATGCCTGATGCTAATTCTGCTAACCATTTATCTTCACCATCATAAGTTATATAACAAAATACATTATTGCTTTCATCAGTATCCAATATAATTTTAAAATCTACAATATTATCTAATATTGAATTTACTTCAGTTTGTATTAATGGTAATACTTTAGTCATTACAAAATACGGTATGCCATCTCTCGATACCGCTTTAGCATAAGTTTCATACAATTCAATTTCAGAACTTAGTTCTAAGTACTTGTCATATTGTTCTTTAAGTTCCTTAATTTTATTTTCAATAACTGATATTTTAGATATAAATGATTTTTCTAATTCCTCCAACCTTTGTGTTTCTTTTCGTAATTCAACACATTCACTTTTTATTTCAGTTATTTGTTTTTCTATTTTATCATTTTCTAATTTTTGTGCTTCAGTCTTCCAATATTCTTCTTCTAATTTCTTACTTTCCTTCAGTAAAAAATTATTGTTTTCTATCTTAGATTTATTGGTAGCTATTTTAGATTCTAATAATTCAAATATACTGTTTATCTTTTCTAACTGAGCTACTTTCTCTTCATATTCCTTGTATTGATTTAAAATAATCTCGCATTCTTCTCTACTTACTTTATATTTTTCAATCAGTTCCTTTGTTTCTTCTAATTTTTTTATTGTTTCTGGGAGTTTATCTTTAGCTTCATATGCCGATTTTACAAATTTATTGTTCACGCAGTATTTACAATTAGGGTCATATTCATAAGTTTCTAATTGTTCTATTAGTTTTTGATAACTAGCAATTTCATGTTCATATGTTCGTAGTTTATTCAATAAAGTACTAAGTTGTAAATTTGCTTCATCATATTCTTCCTTACAATCCTCTTTAGATATTTCAAACTTATATGAAGCTATCTCTTCTTCCGTATTAGTTTGTAATAACTTCCCAGCTTGTATTCTCTCTTCATATTCTTTTATCTCCTCTTCCAGTTTAGTTGTATTATTTGTAAATTCTTGTATATTTTGTTTTACCTCTCTTATATTGATTATCTTAATTTCTTTGATTAGCTTTTCTACCTCTTGCAATTCGGCTATTTTTTTATCTGTTGCTATTCTCGATTCACTTATTGAATTTACTACTTCTGTTAATTCAACATTTAATGTTTTTTCTTCTATTTCTAGATTTTCAATTGATTCAATATAATTTTCATTCTCATGTTGTTTTAATAAAGTTTTCTTTTCCCGGTGCAGCTCCTTTGCTATATCATGTAACTTTTCAAAATATGATAGATCTAAAAACTTATGTAACAATTCCTTTCTATCTGCTTGTGTTTTATTTAAGAAACTTTGATCGTCATTTTGTGATGCGAATGCTGTTAACACAAAATCATCATATGTACCAAAATACTTTCTAATGTTTTCATTAGTTTGGTTTCTATTTTCACCATTTAATGATTCAGATCCATTTTTAGTAAAATTAACATTTACTTTTACACTACCATTTTTCTGTTTCTTCCCATGTCGTTCGATTAGATATATATCTCCAGATAATTCAAGTTCTAATTCACAATAAAATTCTTCTTCTTGATTATTTAATACATCACCAGCTTTATAAGTTCTGGAGCATTTATCAAATAAACAATAACAAATACTATCCAGCAATGTGCTCTTCCCAGAGGCATTTGCCGCAAAGATTCCATATATTCCACTAAATGGTTCAAAATCAATTTCATTATCTGCTCCATAAGAAAACATATTTGAAAACTTAAATCTTCTCATTTTCCAAATTACATTTCTTACCAATAACTCTTCTGATACCTCCCCATTTGAATTTGTATTAATATCAATTAACTTGGAAATACTATCATCTTTTAATAAAGTATTTTCTTTCAAGTATGTTTCCAACAAGTTATTTTGATAAGCAATATCTCTAATATCACCTAATATCCTCTTATCTATTATATCAATGTCGATTAATGAATTATTTGTTTTGCTTACATGAAGATCTACAAATGTATATTTTGATTTTAATTCTTCTACAATTCTTGCTACTTCCTCTAAGTCACTATTAATATGTACAACTCTACCTCGTATCTTTTTTGGTAATGTTTCGTTTATTGATTGTAGTTCATTATTTACTATTTGGAATGTATAGTATCCATACTCATTTTCTATTGGTATATATGTTGATTTTTTATTCTTTACATCCCATTCTAAGAAACCTTTATCTAATACTTCACCAAAGTTTTGTTGTATTAATGATCCTGGGTAGGCGATGGTTTTTTCACCGTTCATGAATTGTCTTAAATGTATATCACCTAATAATGTAAGATCGAAATGTTTAAATGTTCCAACTCCTACATTTCCAGTATCAATTGTAAATCCTGTATCTGTTTTAGAACCTATTAATGGTCCGTGATATAATGCTATATTATATGTGTTCACATTAACATTAACAGGCCAATTTTCAGGATCATCCAATAGCGAAAATACATGCCAGTTAATTCCACCTAATGTATATACTCCAGAATTTCTCCAGTAATGTAAATTATCATTATTGAGTGCATCAATTATAGGACTTATAGCATCAAGTCTACTTCTATTTCTAAGATTTGCATCGTGATTACCTGTTATTATTATAGTTGGTAATATTGCTGCACATTGAACGAAAAACTCTTGTACTATTGAGAATAATTCAGGTGTCATTTCTGTTTTAGAATGTACTATATCCCCTGCTAAAACTATAACAGAATTATCTGTTTTATTCTCCGAAATATGTTGTAGAACTGTTTTGAATACTTCCCGGTATTCGTCATGTCTCTTAAATAGCCTAATATGTAAATCAGCTAAATGAAAAATCTTGTCAATCATTTAATTCATATTTTAATTTGTATTCAAATAACATACTATCATCTAATAATTCGGTACCTCTTACTAATTTCATTGTTTCTTCATATCCTAAAGAATTAATATCTTCTCCTTTAGGTATTTCTACTAAATAAGTACCAAATCCATTGCTTAAAAAATATTCTGCGTATTTTAGTATATGTCTCATTGCATCTGGGTCTAGGCAAATATAAATGTCATTTACCAATTCATTATAAATTTCAATTAATAAATTTTTACTTAATGATGATCCGTATGATGGTGATGCATTATGTTTCAATGTTATTGCATCCATTGCTCCTTCAACTATAAACAGTGGTTCTTCCCAATTTAAAAAATATTCAAATCCAACAATATTTTTATCTACTATTGGATTTTTATGTTTTTCGTATTTATTTTGAACAAATGCTCTGGCTGAATAATAGTTTAATAGCCCTCGTTTATCATAATTTGGTATTACTATCATTTCCGCATATTCGCCCTGATAACAATATCCTAAATTATATTTTATAATATCAGAATAACTAATACCCCTACTCTCAAGATAGCGCATACTTCTCATGTAGTATATACCATCTGATTCTTTCGTTAAACTATTAAAATTTTTGGGGAGGGATATTACTTGTTTTGATTTTTGTTTAGTAGCATCGACATATTCATTTGTCTTCGTTAATTTCTTTACTTCTTGTAGAGTTTTATTATCAACTTTTAATTTTCGTAATAATTGGATAATACTACGACCTTTTCGATGACATATCCAACAATGCCATAATCCTGTTCTTACATTAACTTCTAATTTCTTATGATGGTGTTTATGAAACGGACAATAGAAAACCATTTCATCTGCCTTTCTTTCATAATAATCACCGAGGATGATACCAAGATATTTCTTAAGTTCGTATAACACGGAATAAAGATAATATCTTTTTAGGTTATAACCAAATTAAATTTTTAAACTGTTACGGTTCCACCTACTTTGCAAACTGCTCTTACTTCTTCTTCTGTGAATTGTTTTTTGTTGTATGAACAAGCAAAACTTCTACCTACTTCCTTTGGTGCTCCTTGTAGGGATGTTAGATTGTTGTTGAAACAACTAAAATTTCCACCTACACTTTCTGGTGCTCCTTGTAGGGATGTTAGATTGTTGTTGTAACAAGCAAAATTTCCACCTACACTTTCTGGTGCTCCTTGTAGGGATGTTAGATTGTTGTTGTAACAAGCAAAATATCCACCTACACTTTCTGGTGCTCCTTGTAGGGATGTTAGTTTGTTGTTGTAACAATTAAAATCTTCACCTACACTTTCTGGTGCTCCTTGTAGGGATGTTAGATTGTTGCTGGAACAATAAAAACCTCCACCTACACTCGCTGGTGCTCCTTGTAGGGATGTTAGATTGTTGCTGGAACAATAAAAACCTCCACCTACACTCGCTGGTGCTCCTTGTAGGGATGTTAGATTGTTGTAGCGACAATCAAAACCTCCACCTACGCTCGCTGGTGCTCCTTGTAGGGATGTTAGATTGTTGTAGCGACAATCAAAACCTCCACCTACACTTGCTGGTGCTCCTTGTAGGGATGTTAGATTGTTGTTGTGACAACTAAAATTTCCATCTATTTTGCCAAATTTTATGGGAATTGTTTTTAGCTTCTTTTCATTAATATCAGCATCTCCATTTACATCAACGCTTAAGTCTTCATTTATTTTGTAATTTTTGATACCAAGAATATTTAATACTTTTTCTACTTCCTCTTTGGTTCCCGGTTTCTTTTTTCCATCGAAATATTGTCGAATTTTAGGATCTAATATTGTTACTTCACTTTTGCTATCACAATATAACGTATCTATTAACCTGAACTTTCCAACCTTTTCATTTTGAAATTTCTCAAATATTTTTACTATTTGATTTTTGAATGTTTTTGGTGCTGTCCCATAAATTTTATTTTCGGGAACATATAAAACATCATCCTTATCTATTACATTAATAAATGGTTTAATTAAAAGTCTTGCTATTGGTTTGTTTATATTTAAATCATTGCTAGAGATTAGGTAACAGACTATTGTTCCTTCTTTAATATCATGCTGAATGTATTTTTTGTTACTTCCACTAAAAATATTCATGCAACTAGACCATCCTCTATCTGTAGAACTTCCTGCTACATCATACGGATGTTTTGAGAATACTAAATATGAATCTACATTCTTGCTTGATTCTCTTTTCTTGTCAGTATTGAATTTGTTTAGTAAGTCTTGTTTATTGAGTTTTGTTAGAACCTTTCCAATCTTAGTCTCCCTTCCGTACTTGTCTTTAACTAAACCTTTCTTATAGTCTGATAATTCATAGTTATTTTGACTTAGAACTTGAGATATTTCATTTTCAATATCACTTTTTTCTCCATTTTCTTTTTTCTTTAATGGAATGTAGATTCTGTTTTGGTTTCTCGATGCTTTAGCATTCGGAATCTTTGATAATTTTTCAAATATATCATCTAATCTTTGTTGAATCTTTGGATTTCTTTCTATAGATACGTACTGCTTCGCAGTACTTAATGGAAGTGCCTCCATTAAGAATGCTTCTTCTAAGATTATTTTTTGTATGTAATTTGATAAGTTCATTCTACTTCCAATCCTTTAACAATCCCATCTGCAGTGAATAAAGTAATTCGTCTATTTGCACCACTTTCTGTAACTCTAAACATTATCTCTACTCTTACTCCATGTTCTACATTACCTGCTAATCCTGGTATTTGTTCGTCCGCATTAATTCTAATTTCATCATTGATTATATACGGTAACCATATATTACAAGCAAATAGAATATCTTCTCTTATTGTAGCTCTAAATAATTCTGTATTTTGTTCAAATAATCTTCTTTGTATTCCTATACCATAATCTGGTTGCATATATCTTTCACCAGGAAATGTAAGAAGTAAATTAATATAATTACTCACTGCCTGTTCTTCAGTAGTTCTGGACATGTTAAATCCACCTGAATTACTAACTGCTTTATTAGCATTCATTGGAAATTTAATTCCTAATGTACCATATCCTTCACCACTATCTTCTGGGTAGTATTTTATTGCCACAATTTTCTTTATTTATAAATATTGGTATGATATATATTTAATCATAAAAAATGGATCCTTTCACCTTACTTACATTTCTTACTTCTTCTTCTGTGAATTTCTTTTTGTTGTTGTAACAATAAAAATTTCCACCTACACTTTCTGGTGCTCCTTGTAGGGATGTTAGATTGTTGTAGCGACAATCAAAATGTCTACCTACACTTTCTGGTGCTCCTTGTAGGGATGTTAGATTGTTGTATGAACAAGCAAAACTTCTACCTACTTCCTTTGGTGCTCCTTGTAGGGATGTTAGATTATTGTAGCGACAACTAAAATTTCTACCTACACTTTCTGGTGCTCCTTGTAGGGATGTTAGATTGTTGTTGTAACAAGCAAAATTTCCACCTACACTTTCTGGTGCTCCTTGTAATGATGTTAGATTATTGTTGGAACAACCAAAATATCCACCTACACTTTCTGGTGCTCCTTGTAGGGATGTTAGATTGTTGTTGTAACAATCAAAATTTCCACCTACACTTTCTGGTGCTCCTTGTAGGGATGTTAGATTGTTGTTGTAACAATAAAAATTTCCACCTACACTTTCTGGTGCTCCTTGTAAGGATGTTAGATTGTTGTAGCGACAATCAAAATTTCCACCTACTTTACCAAATTTTATGGGAATTGTTTTTAGCTTCTTTTCGCTAATATTAACATCTTCATTTACATCAACACTTAGGTCTTCATTTATTTTGTAATTTTCGATACCTAAAATATTAATTATTTTCTGTACTTCCTCTTTGGTTCCCGGGTTCTTTTTTCCATCGAAATATTGTCGAATTTTAGGATCTAATATTGTTACTTCACTTTTGCTATCACAATATAACGTATCTACTAATTTAAATGATCCTAATTTTTCATTTTGAAATTTTTCGAATATTTTTACTATTTGATCCTTAAATGTATTAGGAGCAGTTCCATAGATTTTATCTTCGGGAACATATAGAACATCATCCTTATCTCTTACATTAATAAATGGTTTAATTAAAAGTCTTGCTATTGGTTTGTTTATATTTAAATCATTGCTAGAGATTAAATAACAGACTATTGTTCCTTCTTTTATATCATAATGAATGTATTTTTTGTTACTTCCACTAAAAATATTCATGCAACTAGACCATCCTCTATCTGTAGCACTTCCTGCTACATCATACGGATGTTTTGAGAAAACTAGATATGAATCTACATTTTTTGAAGATTCTCTTTTCTTGTCAGTATTGAATTTGTTTAATAAGTCTTGTTTATTGAGTTTGGTTAATACTTTACCAATCTTAGTCTCTCTTCCATACTTGTCTTTAACTAAACCTTTCTTATAGTCTGATAATTCATAGTTATTCTGTTGTAGAATTTGTGATATTTCATTTTCAATATCACTTTTTTCTCCATTTTCTTTTTTCTTTAATGGAATGTAGATTCTGTTTTGGTTTCTCGATGCTTTAGCATTCGGAATCTTTGATAATTTTTCAAATATATCATCTAATCTTTGTTGAATCTTTGGATTTCTTTCTATAGATACGTACTGCTTCGCAGTACTTAATGGGAGCGCTTCCATTAAGAATGCTTCTTGTAGAATTATATCTTTTAATGTGTTTTCCATCTATGCATCCCACTGAACTAAAAAATTAATGTCCACATCATCTCTCATTTGAATTGGTTGTCCTAATTTACCAATTGCTACTAAATCTCCATCTGCATTATACAACCCAATTGTAGTTGCATATGGTGCCAATAAAGATCCAGTCATATCATTATTCAATAAGTCTGATTTAAATGATCTTCTTGCGCTCGGATTCATTGTTAAATTGAAACTTCCCTTCTTTACTCTGCATAATGCTTCATACTGATAGATTGTATGTGTTCCTCTATATCTAAAGGTAAATGTATTTTTAAATATCTTATTGTATTTTGGATCTAAAGGAGATACTACTGCATGTCCCATTCTATAAAAACAATTACCAATAACAGCAGTCTGATATAAGCTCATTCCGGTATTATCACCTAATGTATTAACAGTATTTTGGTTAACTGCATAATCATAAAATCTAATCTCGTCTAAACTTCCAGAAAATCCTTTCTTAAAATCTAAATTATCGCTTCCAAATAATATTACATTTTTATTTACAGGATCATTCGTTACATCACTACCAGAAGATTCTGCTACCTTATCAACGTATAATGTAGTTAATGATCCTGATTTTGTTACACATATATGATGGTAAGTATTATCATTTAAACTACTTGAACTTTGTAATGTAATAGAATTAGTACCATCAGATCTCTTAAAAAATAGTTTTCCTGGAGTGGGATGTAATTGGTTTGCTATTTCAAAATCATATGGATATATGTCAGTAGCACTATTATGCAATGATGATGATACAAATTTAGTAACTATGAAGTCTCCATTATGATTTAACTTCCTTCCTGTACCTAATACCTTACCGTACAACGATCCTTTCTTGGTTATGATACCATTAGTCGTACTACCTGTATTACTTTGCGATACAGGGCACTTAAGCCAGAATGAAATAGTATAATCTTCTTCAGTTGTAAAGTTAAATTCATCTCTATTATGTGTCATTATATAAGACTGTCCATCAAACTGAGCATGAATACCAGAACCAGTATTATTAATTGGTACTCCAGGTTTAAACCATACATTCTTAACACCACATTCAATATTAGGTTCAAAGATATGAGAATTAAAGTTTATAACACCTTTTCTTATTAATCCAGTACTTCTCTTAAACTTTCTGAATACTTCATTAAATCCCCAATAACCAACTACTGCCCATCTATGTGCATATGATGAAGTTGTGATTGTAGAATCGTATAAGTTTCCATTTCCATCATCATTAATGAAATAACCACTTGATGTTATTTCTACTGATCCTGGTTTAATTTTCTCACCGTAGTCAAAATATGGAACACTTAATATGCTAGCAGATAATCCTAAATGTTTATACGTGAATCTTCTGTTTGTGTGTTCAAACGTTTTACCAGGGTCATAAGGATGCTCATAATATAAATGATTTATACTATTCCATATAATATGTTGGTAACTATTGTCTATGCTATTAATTGGATCGTTTAAGGCTTTATTTGATCCAAATGGAGTTTTTATTCTTGAATATACTGCATCTTGAAGATTATAACCAGATCCAGTAGTACTAACAAATGAATTACCAAACACAAATCTTTTGTGTACAATTACAGGACGTAATGTAAAATCTCCAGGTTTTACTGGTGCAAATGTAGTTGGTACAGCCATTCATTAATATCTTAGATTTACGCAAAACAATGCTTCGCTAGTACATGATTTCAATTTCGGTTTACTTATTTTACCTACTGCTAATAATTCTTTTCTATCATTGTATAAACCAATCTGTGTAATATATACTTTCTCATGTCCAACAAGTTTAGCACTAATCATCCCTTCACTTCCTGTTGTATATGTTGGATTATTTGTAAAATTATAATCTGAATTTTTTACTCGAACAAAGTAATAAGAATTATACTGTATATCTTTATGTCTTGCCTGGAATCCTAATTTATCACCACTTGCATCAGTTAATAATGCAGCACCTGACATAGCAGTAAATAATTTCATTGCATTATCACCATTAGTTTCCACAGTTTCTACTGTAGCAAATGATGCTGATAAATCTAACCTGTCTGCATCTAAAACAATAACTCCTAATTGAGTATATAGTTGTCCATAGATATGTGGATTAGATGAATTATATACACCATCTTCAATACTTCCAGATACAACATTATAAATACTACCAGCACTTGTAATAGTTGCCGGATTAATCTTACTATCATCTATTAATCGAAGTACTCTTCCAGTTCCTGATAATTTTACATTACTTCCTGTATGAGCTGATGCCGGTCCGCCACCTGCAATAAATTCTGATCCTGATAAATGAGCAAGGTTAATTTCAATATTACCCTCATCTAATTTATCCTTCATTCTATCTTTTCGCACATTAATTACATAAATATGATGTGCTTTTTTATCACCTATTGTGAATCTCTTCTCATTTGCTTCTAAACATAAACCACGATATTGACCATATATAGCATTTGAAGGTGTTTCATCATCAAATCCACCAAGATCTACACTTCCACTTCCTTCATCATGACCATAAGCAATATCAAATTCTGGGTATGCAGCACATGCATCACATTTCTTACTATAAATAACATAATGTGATCTGCCACTTGCTGTATGTTGTGTACTACAAGTATGAAATGTTAATAAGTTTCCTACATTTCCTGACCACAGCCCTCTGGTTATACATTCTTGTCTATTCTTGATCATATCATCAAGAGGTATTCGTGTGAATATCTTACCACTTCCTAATGGACCTCCTGGAGGTACTGGTCTTCCTGGTGGATATAAAGGTCCTCCAGTTGGTGGTGGGAGATCATCTGTGCCCGGATTATTATACGGTGGTAATGTAGGATCACCATGTGGTTTCTCATATTCCTTTTCTTTAGGTGTTTCACCCTTAGGAACTTTGGGTGTTGACCCTTTAGGTGCAGGAACTAACTTACACAATCTACCACCATCAGTAACATAATACACATCGGCTAATGAAGTAATCGCAAATTTAGCAACTACATGATTACTACCCGGTACTCTTGTGTATCTAACATTAATATCGCTACATAAGAATTCATATATAGTATAGTTAGTACATTCGAATCTATAATCTGAATTAGGATCCGCTGAACTCATTCTTGATATGAACTCAGATTTAAATGCTTCATTTAATTGAGCAAATCTAGTACCAGTTCCCTGCCCTAACATTTTGTTAATAGAATCTCTATATTTCTCTCCAGCTGGTGCTAGTACTCTACCAAAATCACTTAATTTAGGACATTCCGGTTTATCACTTATACATTCACAGCGACTTTGAACCCACGTAAAGCCAGGTCCACAATCTACTGGCAAACAAGGTGCTGATATACATCTACATTGGTTTTGATCCCAGAATGTACCAGGTCCACAATCCATTGGTAAACAAGGAGCACCTAAACAATCACAAGTATAAGGATCTAAATATGTTCCAGGAGGGCAAGTAACTGGCTGACATTCATAAAAATATTTTCCATATCTTTCTACAACGACTTGTTTCTCACATGGACCGCAACCTTCGGGTGTTAAAGGTCCTGATGGTATTGTTCCACCAGGATTTCCAGGACCAACCGGAGTTCTTGGACCTTCAGGTAATGATCCTTCAGGACCTCTTGGACCGTCGGTACCTAATCCAGGAGTATTGGGTGTAGTAGTTGTTGGGTACTCCCCACCTACAGGCTCTAATGTCGGGTCATTTAAGTACCTATTTCTAGCACCTATTCTCTCCCATTGAGTCGGAAATCTTTTATTTGTGAATGCCACTTATATACGTCTCACGTTTTTAAAATGTTTATAATGCCATTCCCAAGAAACTCATCATTCCAATAACCCAAACAAAATCCAATTTTACTTGCACAAGTGCTTCCTTTGTAAAGCTCTTCTTCAATGCCTTACTTATTTTTGCTATTGCAACTAATTCTTTTCTTGGTGTATATAATCCTACTGTTGTTATATAAACTTTAGGATCGTTGATAAATGTTGGTTGTGCCAAATCACCTTCACTACCAGTAATAAATGTTGGATTATTTGAGAAGTTATATTCACTATTCTTAATTCTACAAAAGTAATAAGTTGATTTAACTTTCTCTGCGCTTCTTCCTTGGAATCCTAATCTGTCTCCGCTAGCATCTGTAAATAATGCTGCGCCCGACATTGCTGTATATAACTTAAATGCATTATCCCCTGCCACTTCTGATCCTGTTACTGTCGCAAAACTAGCACTTAAGTTTAATTTATTTGCATCGAAAACAATAATACCTAATCTTCTATACATTAATCCATAGATATGTGGATTAGATGAATTATATACACCATCTTCAATACTTCCAGATACCATGTTATATACTTCACCAGATGTACCTACAGTAGCTGAGTTAATTTTACTATCATCAATTAATCGTATCACTCTACTATTACCAGCTAATTTTACTGCAGATCCAGTATGTGTATCGTTTGCATTACCACCAGCAACATACTGTGAACCAGATAAATGAGCAATATTAACTTCAATATTACCTTCATCTAAATATTCACGCATTCTTGCTCTATTCACATTAATTACATAAATGTGATCAGTAGAAGAACCATCAATAACAAATTTCTTTGTATCTCCATCTAAACACAATCCACGATACTGCCCATATATTGCTCTGGATGGAGTGTCATTAACCTGCCCACCTTCATCTGCTGAACCAGAACCTAATCTGTGACCATACGCAACTGAAAATTGTGCTTCCGCTCCGCAAGCTGTAGATGCACTATTAAAGATTTCATAATAATATCTCTTCTGTGTTGCTGTTTGTGCTGATGATGTATAGAATGTTAATAGATTTCCTACATTATTTGACCATAATGCCCTTGTTACCGTCTCTTGTTGATTAGGAATAATGTCTCCCGACTCAAATCTCGAGTATATCTTACCACTACCAATAGTTCCTCCAGGAGGTGGGCCTTGTGGTGGTGTTGGGCTTATTGGGCCAGGAGAAGGCGGCAATGGGTTTGATATAGGTGGTCTTGTTGGGCCATCTGGTATTCCCATTGTTGGTGGTACCGGCAATGTTCTTACATCGTGTATTGTATTTCTTTCATCCACAACATAAAAATTACCAGAAGAATCTTGATAACCAGGAACAGATGCTCCAGGTAATAATTCTTTTCTAGCACCTTGTGTGTTTCTTAAATTATCAACCCCGGCACCCACTGGTGTTAATTGATATCCAGCATCCTGTAATTTTGATATAATACTAGCATCCACTGTTGCTAATGTATTAGCAGGATTATATTGTCCTGGTGTGTTGTTAAATACAAATGGCATATATATATTCTCTCATTTTTTATTTTATTGCATTATTGTAATTTTCATATCTTAATATCCTATCATCATGGTAATGAAATTGGAGGCTGTCCTGTTATCGGAACATTAGGTGTTGTATTTAATGTTTGTTTCTTAACTGTTATATTAACTACAACTGATCCACCTGTCTCGTTTCCATATATTGTTAATGTTGTTGATTTAGTTGCTGTAACTGCACCTTTAGCTCTTACTCTAAATTCTCTTCCTGAGACTGTTACTGCTTGTCCTGCTTCAGATTCGCTAATTGGTGAAGGTATTGTATTCGGATCACCTATTTGTCCTTTAGCAGCTTCCACTACTTCTAATATACATACATCGCTATCAGCCAATACTGCAGTATAACCATATGTACTATTACCATCTGAATAGTTTATAGTTTGTGGTCGTACTGTATCTGCTTGTCCTGCTGTTAATGTTATTGCAGTATTTGGAACAGATACAACTGGTATTCTGATAGTTTTCTTAGGTAATGTTACCAGTTTATATTTCATTGATACTGTTTCATCAGGAACTGCTTCTGTAATTGGCATATTTTCAATTACAGTTCCGTAGTAAGCACTGCCAAGAGGGTGATCCGGGTTCCATAAACTGTAATCTACTTCATCATCTGCCAATGCAAAAAATGCAATGTTAAACTCGTTTCTACCGCGTGCCAGTAGCTCCCTGCCTTTTCTTGTTAAAATGGCGTCAATTGTTATAGACGCATTCGAAAGATATCCCATATATGTAATCCTTTAATTTTCAACTATTTAGTCTTTTATATTATTTTTTCTATTATATATAAACATATTAACTATTTTATAATACTTTACGCATTTTCAAAATAATTCAATACATCTATAAATTTATCACTCATTGTTTGCATATATCTTGCAGATAATAAATCATTTTCCTCAATAAATCTTTTCAAATAACTCTTGACAAATGCGGAACTCGATGTTTTAATTTCTTGTTCATACTCAGATATCATTTCAACTATTTCAATTTCTATATCTTCTTGCCAAGGATATTCTAAAAAACTTAACACAACTTTTTTAAAATCATGGACCTGACCTTCTTCCACTAATCTATCTTTAAAGAACCTTTCATAATTCTCAGCAAGTATATGTTTCTTCTTCATTTCATGTATTCCTACTAATAAATATTAACTACATCTATAAATAAATATCATTCTACTATCAAATTACCTTCAACATCCTCGTCACTAATATAAATATTGTTTGGATTCACTTCCCAAACCTGCACAACAGGACTTCCATCAACTGTATCCTTGCTGTCTACATTGATATCAGGGCTACTTATCTTTGATCCTAAGAACCTTGAATTATTCCTACTGCTATCCTCTTCTATTTGGTAACTTGTTGGTTCTAAACTCCTCGAATAGTATTTTTTATAACTCATTGAAACATGTGTCATCCAATGCTTTTGATATAGACTTGTAAATGCACCTTGTGCTTCATAATGTTCTATTACTTTATAATACTTTGGTGTTCCATGACCATACACCAAATGTTTATCAATAATAGATCCTGTCTCTCCTTGTGAACCTGAGAATTTGATGATGATCATATTAATAGTATCACCCAAACCACAACCACATATATCGGTAGCATCAAAATGATGTCTGCTACAAGCGCTCATTGAATAGAATCTCTTTATACTACCACTGTATCCACAATCATCCATAAATACACTATGTGTACTTTGTAAACTCGATGTGTAATAACAATCATCTATGTATAAACTTCTTGTTGTTTGTAGACTTCCTGTATAATAACAATCATCTATATGGAATGATCCTGTCTTAGCTAATTCTCCCTCGTATACTGGGTATTCACCAGATTGAGTTAGGTTGTATAGTTTTATTTCCTTCTCATATGAAGGAGTTTCAATGCTTGGTAAACTTGTTAACTTTACTTTACTTCTTTCTAAAATATTTGGTTCAATTAATATACCAGTTATTAGATTCGCTCTTGCAGGTACTAATTGTTTTATTTGTTCGAAGAATGTGTAATCAAAAACACTGAAGATTCTAATGAACGCATTTATATCATTCTTCTGCGTGTATTTTTGCCAGTATTCTCTTCCGAATCTTTTTAATTCCGAATACTCTCTTAAAAATTCATATTCAGGGTCAGCTATCCAATCATCTAGCTCATCAAATCCCATGTGGTTGTATATGTCCCTATTCACATGGTCTGATGGTGCAAATACAATTGCTAATCTATTTGTATCTGTTGTAGACTTATCGAATTGTGATAATTCACTTCTTGAATCAGGAGATAAATCATATCTTAATTTATTCTCTTCGAGTCTTATTTTTTCACCTCTTAGAACATTACCACCTAATGTTGGAACATATACATAGAATGTTTCTACTGCTGATGTATATTGTACTTCTTGTGATCCAGTGAAATTATAGAAACTGGCGGTTGTATCGAAGCTTATATTTCTATTTGGGTGACTGCTTGATACCTGAGTATAGGTACTATGATTCCAACGCTGTACATCCAATCCTAAGGGGAAATAACGATGTAAATTATAATAGCTTCCTGATGGTGATTCTGTAAAGTATGCTGCAGGGTTAAGAATATGCTGATGAAATATCTCCTTATCTATCTTTGTAAAGTATTCTTTATAACCATCAATATTACCAACGAATCTATTAGAATTACTTCCAGTCGTACCACCTAATACAATATAATCAGATGAAGATAATGAAGATGATTTAGCACTCCATTGTTCAGCAACATCAAAACTACTACTCCATACTAAACTACCTGTATGAGTTATTCTCCCATACAAACAATCACTCATTTTACCAAAATCAATTAATACACTGCCACTTGTATTATGTTCATTTAGACTTGGAGTTGTTTCTATCTTTACTGACCATGAATCATTATCAAAGAATGGATAGTAGGCAGATTCTACACTGCTGCTTACTATAACACTTCCGCTCTTTGCAGTTGATTTAAATCTTAAATAACCATAAGCATTGCTTCCTGAGTAACTAATTGTTCCATTTTGTTTGTTTGATATATGTACTACTTCTAAGTTTGAATTAACAGATCTATTTGAACCATCTTCAATAGCCCATAAACTCATACTAACACTAGAACTGTGGTTAGTATTAAATCTAAATATTACACTATCAGATACTCTTTGAACTCCTTGCCAACTGCCACTTGATGCAGGTACAACTCTTCTGGGTAGTTCAATGTATTGTGAACCACTAAAATGTAATTTGTAATAATATCTATCTTCAATTATAGAAGGTTTATTTTGCGATACACTTGGGCCACCATATTCCTTAATTGATATTAATGTATTCGGAATCCCGTATATAGACATCATTGCCTTTACACTTCTTCCAGTACCTTTTGTTTTTAGGAGATATGGTAAGTTATTTACAATCCTCTTCCAGACTTGATATGTTTGATTTTCCCTTGGAGTACTTTGTAAACTGCCTGTATTTGACCAACTGCCGCTCTGATCTGTACCTAATTTATATTGCCATAGATTACTTAATTCTCTTGTATTTTGTAATTTCCAACCAAAACTTTTTGCAATGTGGTATAATAATTCTCCCGAAGGACCTCGTTCTGGGTGTTCATCCTTTTCATGTATTTGTGTTAACGCATTAACATACATGTAGATATTATCAAAGTGTTGAGCAACCATTTCAACAAATAGTGTATAATCACTATTGTTTTCATCCATTATTACATGCTCAGGAATACTCCAATATAACCTATTAGAATTTCTAGCATCATATGCACTAGCACTGAATATATTTTTATTGTACCAAGTTGTTGCTATACTACTTGTAGTATGATGTGGTACATATTTTCCATTTTCTATATATTTTGGCCATGGCGTTAATGAACCCGATCTATCATGCGTAAATAAACTGCTTGTTCCATGATAATACAACCATCTTTCAAATGGATCAAATGTACTCTTTAATACATCAATTCTTTTTTGATTAATTGTGATAGAATCAGCAACCCACGGTGTACTGCTAGCAGTAGACTGATTTAATGTAGTGATTGTTTTTTGGTATCCTTCAAATAATTCTAACTTATATTTGAAATTATCTATTCTTTCCTTTGCTGATGAATAGAATATGAAATTATTGAAGTCAGTATAATCTACATTTAATGTAGCTGTTGCACTACCTGATAAGAAACTATCTATTATTCGTTGAGTAGTTGGCGCATCGGCATCGAGTAATTCATTCCAAGATTTATAAACAGTTGAATTACTTACATATTCATCAACATCTAAATGGAAATTAGGATGTTGTAGTATAGTTACTTCCCCACCATCTACAGGAGATGCAAGTATTACAGTATCTATATAAGGATCAATGTACTCTATTGAGAAGAAACATAATTCCTTTTCAAAGATATCGTCTATAAATGGTTTGTATAGTTTGATATAAATGTTTTTATCATCAAACTTTATATTTAGAATCTTTCGAACTTTATTCTTTCCGAAATTAACAACTAATTGATTTAGTATATTAGCACCTTGTAATGCTTCAACTACTTTCTTAAAATTAGCTAATTCTGTTGATTTAGATTGATCAACTAATTGTAATCTTAACTCGTCCTGTTCCGGGCTTATTTCTACTAACCTGCATCCTGGGGATTGTGGTGTCCCTAATATATCTTCAAAAATTCCTATTGTTACAAGAAAACTACCATTGATTATCCCAGAATCTTGAAATGCCTTTTTTATATCAACTAAAAAACTATTAGTATATTCATCTCTTATTAGATATTCAGCTTCATAATTGCTAGCAAGGTAATCCCCATTGAAAGTATATATGTGCATTTCTGCACGTTTTTGAACAATCTTTGAATCATTTGGAATATACTTTTCATGCACAACAGAAGATAGATCAATGCCTCTATATAACGAACCATATTGTGGTTCATTTAAATTTAATATTGATTCTATATTTTCGTATCTTGATAGAGACATTAAGTTCCACTATTTATCTGTGCTTCATATTCGGCTTTCTTCGCCTCTGCTTCCGCCTGTGCTGCTGCGGCTGCTGCTTCTGCTGCCTTAGCTTCCGCCTTCGCCGCTTCGGCTTCTGCTTTTGCCGCCGCTGCTTGTTCCTTAACAGCTTCTATTTGTTTATTTGCTTCACCCTTTGCCTCTTCCATCATTTCACCAGCTTCTTTAGCATTATTTTCTAATTCTTTTAATTTTTCTAGGTTAGTTTGATCTTCATGTTCTTTTTTCCATTGTGATGCTCTATCAGGCATATCTTCACCATCAGGGATTATATCACACTGATCCTTTTCGAGAACTCTTACGCTATTTAATGTCTGATTTCTTTCTGCTAGCATTACTTCTAATGTTTTATAGTTTGGTATTTTTCTTGCTTTCCCACCTAGTAAGATATAGTACGTCATATCTTCTTTTTTCTTTAATGTAGTACCTGAACCAACACATCTAAAGAATTGACCATCTGCTACTAATATATCTTCTTCAATAACTTCCAAGTCATCTAAATCATCAATGAAATATTCAAATTCGTTTCCCAATTTTTCTAATTCACTATCAGTTATTATAATTTTTTCAGCTATGAAGTTTAACCATACCTTATCTTTTTCAAGTGGTAGTATATAAACACCTGAACCATTTCTGGAGCTTAATTCATATGTTTTCGCATTAATTTCTAATTGGGTTTCAACTTCAAAAGTTTGCCCTTCTTTTGGAGTTACATCTGTTACTAGTTTACTAACTCCATGTTCTTTAATCTTGTATTCTATATTGTTAATGATCATATTTTATCTTTTAAACATAAATGTAACTTTTCACCTTGCTTACATTTCTTACTTCTTCTTCTAAGATTATTTTTTGTATGTAATTGTTAAATGTCATTTACCTACCCACAGAATTTTTCACAATTACAGATGCCAGATATGTTAATGCGACTCCTCCTCCAAACCAAACATATTTATTTTCATACCATACATTTGATTTGCTTATATTCTTTACAATCTTATCATAACGAATTACTATTCCGTCCTGCAATTCAGTCTTCATAAATAATGTTGCTATTAACATACTATCTCTCAACCGCAATTGTTCTACCATATCAGTCTGATATCGAAATTCAAGAAGTTGTTTCTTCATATTAACAATACTATCTCTTTGTTTTTTAATAGTTTCAGCTGCTTTAATCAAATCTTTATTAGCTACTTTAGTACTGTCATCCTGGGAATACATTGTTATTGAACCCAACACAAAAATTATTAACATTAAATACTTCATATTCTTTCTACTTTAAAAATTAAACCATCATCTATATACTTTATATCACCTGAATCTTCTATCTTAATTATAAATTTGTAATATCTCTCCGGCATCAGGTTATTAACATCCAAATCAATGTAATTACCATTACTATCACAATTTAACTTAGTACCTACTGTATTGAAATCTACTACCATTGCCTTTGTAACAATATCCTGGATAGCGTAATAACTTCCAGTGGGCAATCTATATGTTTTTGTATAAGCACTTGCTGTTGAATACGTTCTTGTCGGATATTTAGGTCTCGATCCAATTCTTAATTTAACTTTTTCATTTCCCCTGTATGTCTTTCTTAGATTTTTACAATATACAACATAATCTTCAGATGTATCAATTTGAGTAATACTCCCAGTTCCACTACCAACGTAACTATTCCAATACATTATAATTCTTGGAACAAATATTGTATGTGTATCTTTTGAAAAATAGTTTATTCTACCTAAAATACTTGTACTCTTTTCTTCAGCCTCTGTAAATTTTATAATCATACCATCATTTGGTATACTTCCACTTATCCATTCTTTAAATAAGGTTGTAATATTGATATTTGTATCTGGCAATTCATAATCAAATGTTTGTTGTCCTACATAATTACTTCCTGTATACCAATTACCGCCCCCTGCAACAGTACTCCACGAACCAGTAACTCCAGTTGCATAACTACCTGTATTCCAAACAGTACCATCAGTTTTTGATTTTCTATATTTCCAGCTTGTTCCATTAGTAATTTGAGGTGAATTAGCATAATATCCAGTACCATTTAACCAAGATCCACTAATTGCTCTACATTCTACTGTATAATTAATTTGTAATTCTTCTGCTTCGCTAGCATACAATTTTAGAAATAATGTTACATCTTTACCTACATCACCACTTGAAATACTTTCTGATACTTCAGTAGTATTAAATTTCATTAATATTCTTGAAGCATAAGTATCCGCATATATCTCACCACTATGTAGTATATCCTCAATATACTGTCCTGCAGTAATCTTAGATAATTGCAGTATCTGATCTGCTCCAGTATTTCGTTCTACATGAAGTTCATATATTGTAGCATCTTGTTGTGGATAGATTATTTTATACATTATTCTCCATCTTCTCTTTTAAACATAAATGTAACTTTGCACCTTACTTACATTTCTTACTTCTTCTTCTGTGAATTGTTTTTTGTATGTAGTTGTTAAATGTCATTTACGCGTCCCCGGATATCAGTATTAGGATATTTAACTTCAAAAATACATGGAGTAACGGAGGGATATAGAATTTGTTGTCTCGTTGCAGTTTCTATATCATACACATTACCAGAATAACCTTGATTGATATTATAATGATTTACAATCTTAATATCTTGTACAGTTTGTACTCCCTCAATCTTATCTAATTCAGTATACAATTTATTTATGAATATTGGTCTATTTATCTGCATTCTATCATTATCAAATAATTCTTGTAATCTTTGAGTACATCTCGATAAAACAACATCGCTAGATTGATCTGGGCGGGTGACTATATCATACTCTATTCCAATATTCACAATAAATGGATCTTTAATGTTTATTGCATCTGTCATTAATCTATACTGTCGCAAGTATTGTCTTAGATTTTCTTTTATAGCTTCGTTTGCTGTAACCAAATTCTTATTGCCATCATATGCCAAAACATACAAATTAATTGCGTATGGATTAGGTATCTTTTCAAGATCATTCCATCTAGATAATTGTTGGTCTTGTTCAGCGTATACTTTAGCTATTGCTCCAAATTTAGCGGGCATTGTATAACATCTCAGTATATAATCTTCTTTAGTAACTGATCTATTTTGAGCCGCGAAATTAGCCATTGCTTCCTGACGTATTGTATCAATTGGTTTCCTATTCATACCACCATAAGCAGGATCAGGATTATTAATCGTTATACTATCTCTAATTGTTTCAAGTATTGTTGGATCAATTAATTCTAATGGAGATTTTGTATCAATGCTTACAATTTGAGTAATTGTATTTGAATTTACATTATCACTTAATCCAGATCCTAATCCATATCTTACAGTTAATGTAGTATCAGCTGGTACACTTCCATATGTTTTAGTATATAAGAAATTCTTCGGATCGACGCTTACATCAGTCACTCTTGCAAAATAATCAATGCCTAAACCAACATTAAATGGATTCGGTATAATTTCTTCATCCGCTTCTTGACTCAGCCCTGCGCCGAATTGTATTTCTGTTCTATCATCCCGTCTAAGCCTTGTTACAAAGCGTCTCTCAGTTTGTTTATAACACAGTAAGAATGGGACACTATCTCTATGTTTGCTTAGCACAGGATCGTTTGCAGGTATATTTCGGACTTCTGTAGCAACTAATTCTTGTGCTAAATAATCTACTTCATACCATTTGTTATTATCGGAATCAATTATATCAATTATTTCAGTAACATTATCTTCTGGAAGAGTAATTTTATCGTATATTTTTGGATCGCCAAATTCATACGTTCTTGTCATTATTTCTCCAGATACTGCATTTACTTGTTTCTTTAATAAGTAATATTCTATCGCACCATCTGATGTTGTTGAATATACGCTTACTGTTCTAGGATCTAGCGCACTATCATTTCTAAAATCTACTGGCTCTACGGTTCTGAATCTAATACCATCTTGAGTTTGACATTCCATATTAGATTCAACAAATAAAGCATATCTATAATCTGGTTCTGTATTTGTACCGCTACCGATGCTAGGTACTAATTGAAATATATCTAATTTTACACTTGCAGGAACTGTTGTTTTTGCTTTATAACCCATTCCTTGAGCAAGGTTATAAAGGTTAATTCTTTCATCCACTGTATGTAAAAAACTTTCTTGTAATTGAACATCTCCATAGAATGATATTACATCCCCAACCATAGATGCCATTTCTATGAACATCATACCGGGAGATGACTCATTAAAATCCTTATATGTATTCGGAAAATAATTCTTTGCGTAGTTAACAAGCAGTTGCCTATACTCAGCAAAATCACGATTAATATATTTTACTTGCCTGTTAAATTTATGTTCAGACATTCAACATTATCTCCATTATATTATTGATTTCTCATATTTTTAGCAAATCCATCTGCTCTCTTCAACACTTCTTTAAAATTCTTCTTACTCACTGATTTATTCAACATATTACTAATTGGATCATTACCTTCAAAAATTTGCACTGGTTGTGGTGCAATTTCTTCAGTTATATCTTCATATATAAAATTGGGATCTTCATATACATCATCCATGTTACTATAATCATCTGCCATCATATCAGATAAATGATTTAGAACACTAGATCCATAATCTCTTTTCTCAATAGGTACCGGTCTCTTTGGTTTTGGTCGACGTGAGAAAACTTCAGATAATTGAGTACTACCTCTATTTTCTTTCATTTCTTTCTTAAGAATTAGAATAGCTTTTGCTAATTCCTCTCTCATTATCTTTCTTATTAATTTTTCTAGTCTATCCATAATTTACTCCATGTATAAATATAAATATTACGGCTTCTTAAACTTCGTGTTAAACGTTACGCTATTATGTTTAATGAATTGTGCCATGTTAGTTGAAACTAATGTTGGTCCTGCAGCGGTCGAGAACTGTTTAACCCCTTTAGTTAAGTCAGTTACCATTTGGAGAAACTTCTTAATGAATTCCATTAAATCATCTAGATCAACATTATGTTTCTGACTTTGTAATAACACCTTTTTTCCAGCAATAATTGTTTTGTTTTTAGATAATACAAATGCCATATCTTTTTTTGCATTTAATACAATTCTATCTGAATTTAATACTATTTGAGCCCCAGAACTCCATGTTCCTAATCTTAATGAATCTCTATTACTTGAAAATGCAGATTTTAATTTTATTAGTTTCTGGGTGGAGGTCATATAAATACTACTTTCATCTCCATCAATATCTTCAATTGTATAATTAGAGTTGCTTATATTACTTAGCCCAGAACCCAACCCGCCAGGTTTCTTAACCCTCATTATCATTAATGGATCTGTATTGCTACCACCTTTCCACCATGGTTTCTCTTGATATACACTTGTATTACCTACTACTGTACTCCCAAATCTAATGCTTTGGCCGAATCTACCTTCATATAAAACATCACCCTCAAAAATTTGAAGATTCTTACTTGATTTGGGTTTCTTTGGAAACGTATATCCTGGTATTTTTTGATCCGCTAACCGAGAACCGGGTGCTGATCCCCCAGAAGTATTTTTACTTCTCTTCCATAACTTAGGATAATGATGGAACGTTAAATCATCTGTAGCATTAATGGGGGGAAAATAAAAATATCCAACGGCTTTAACTGCTTCGTTGGAATTGTCGTGTGTAGGTGCAGTAAATACAATTACATGTTCACCTATTAGTGGTATTCTTCTCGAACTAAATTCAGCGGGTCTTGCCCATATATTCTTAACTTGTCCTAAATGATCTTCTGATCCAATTCGTATTTGTATAGAACCCAATGGTAATACATTACCCTCATCATCCTTTTGTTTAGGTTTGAATGCCTTTTTTGTTTCGATAACTTCGCCAATGAACATTATTTGTTGCCTTCAAGCCCAATGATTTTACCATTAGTTACATTTTTTAATAATTCTTCAATCTCTTCTCTTGGAATATTAAGATCTTCTCCTTCCGAAATATTACTCTTTTTAGAATCTATAAATTTCTGTATTGCTAATACCATTTTTATCAATTTGTCATCAGTAACAGCACCCAATTCCATATATTTCTGTAATAGTGGAATCATTAATAATCTGTCTCTATCTGTTTCAATACTGTCTTCAAGGTCAGTAAGCAAGTCTAATAATTTCTTATTTCTTTTCTTGGAGTTATTGTAAATATCTTTGAATACATCCTCTAATGTTACATCCTTCCCCTTATCACTAAAAATCTTAATATCTTTAAAGTCCATCGTCATCTTCCTCTTTTACTAATAAATATTCATCAAAGTCTACTTTCCCAGTATTCAAATATATTTTATACATTTTATAGAAAATATTTTTAACTTTATTCACTACGGACGTGATATTCTGGGTATTTGATTTACCAGTTCGTTCTCGGATTAGAATGTATAAGTATTTCTTATTAAAGATTTCTATATTTTCACGTATTTTAAATAGCTCAATAATTGAATCTGCTATGTTCATTTCACTCTCTGTAAAATGATCCTCTAATGTAGAATCCATCCATTCTACCCATAAATCAATAAAATCTTTTAACTCGCTTGCTCTCTCCTCTTCATTTATTTCTACATTAAGATTTCTTTCATCGTCAATAACAGCAAGGTCTTCCTTTTCTGATATTGATTTAAACATTGCTCTATTCTGTACTATAAGATAATTTCTTGCAACAATAGAGAAGTATGAGAATGCCTTTCCTTTCCCTTCGGTGTACATATGTAACTTACTAAGAACAAAAGCAATTGTTGCATGTTTTAGATCGCGATATGTTGTATCGTAATAATAGAATTTATATTTGTGTATTAAGTTTTCACTTAACTTTTTTAATGCCGGGTGAATTATGTCATTAAATAATCTTTCTTTCCTAAAATTATCTGTTATTGAGTTATATTCAATAATCGCTTCTTCAACCTCTACATCAAAATACATTTTTTTCTTCTTCCTTCCACGGGCCATTTATTATTTTTCCTCCGAAACATTTTTATCATCTATTTGTAAATTCTTCTTTATTATCTTAGTTTGTTGTTTAATACCTTCAATAGCTGCAACTATTGCTTTAAAAGTAAACCCAACTTCATCATCTGCTTCAAATGAACCTAATCTATCTACTCTCTTTAATTCATTTAAAGTCTTAGTATGAAAGCTTAATAGAAAATCCAGTAAAGTTATTATTCTATCCTCTGAATCTACGTATACTGTTAATTCATGCTTTAGCTTATTAAATTTCAAGTATAAATTAAACGAAATATAAACTAATACTCCAATAATGATTATTAAAACTGCTATTATACTTTCCATGATTATTCATCCAATCTAAATTTCTTACTTTCTTTTGCCCATTGTTCAAACTCATATCTATAAGCCATTACATCGGCTTGGTGTAAGATATATGGGAGATTATTTCTGAATTTACTATTTGTAGAAAATGAAACCCAATACTGTTTATTTGCTTCTTCATACGGCCCATCATGAACTCTTATTGCTAAAAATTCATTTTGACTTATTGGAATTTCATAATGTTGTAACAAATATATTGATCTATCTGGGATGGACATATTAGCAATATTTTCATTGACGTCATACATTTTTCCGCGGTTCGTCCTCCACCATTCATCTGTATTTTCGATGTAATGCTCGTTTCCTTCGCCAGGATACCCCATTTTACCAAAATCGTGATGCATAGCAGCGAAAACCAATTCCTCCACTGTATACCCCTTTATACTAAGTCCTAGCTTTTCATATGTTTGGTGTATATGTAAAGAAAATTGAATTACTCTTAAAACATGATCGATGTAACCACCAGGCCAGGCACTGTGGAAAAATTCATATGAACTAGCAGGTGCCATTACTACCCTTTCAACACCTAAGTCTTCATACATTTCATGTAACTTACTTGCTCTGCTTTTAAGGAAAGTATCAATTATACCATTCCACTTTTCCCAATTCTTTTTGATTAATTCCAAACTTTCTTTCTTATTCATACAAATTTATTTCATACTTTGAAAACATTGCATCGTCTAAATTTCTCCACATTTGTTCCAATCCATTAAATTCAAAAAATCGTACTCCATCATAAAAATATAATTTATTTTTTGAATATTCTAAAAATTCTATAATATTTTTTCCAAAATTACTGCAAACTATAAACGTAATTTCTCTTCTATTAAAAAAGCGAATTAACATATGCAATTCACTTTCTTCGATTTCATACCCAATTAATGGATTATCAAAAAGTTGTATATATGTTTGAAGTTCATGTTTTCCATTTAATGATTCTTCTACTTTTTGATAGTATTTTTCTACAATTTCAGTAAAATTAAATCTGGGAAGATATATGGGTACAATTGCATATTGTATTGTTGAATTTGTTATTTCCTTTATTTCAGGATTTTTATTTTGATCATTGTAGATATCCATTACCTATGAAAATTTTGGTGTGGTTCAAATTTATCTCTTTCTCTCTTTTTACTCTCTTGTATTTCTTCTTCAATTTCTCTTACAGTATCATCAAATGTTTTATTGATTTTAATTTCAACTTTTTCTTCAGGTTTTTGTTTCAGTTTCGGAGATGTTGATACTGTTTCTGTTTCTGATTCCTTAACCGCCGTATCCTGTTTAACAGGTATAACTTCTTCTACTTCTTTTCTGGGTGGAGATTTTATAAACTTTCCTGTTTTATTAGCAAGAAGAATTAAACAGATAGCTAATGGATCTGAAATAAGAACAATTAAAATTAAAAAATAATTTACAACTACATCAATACTTTTTCCAGAAATTCTAGAAATGTATTTCAAAGGTCCTAACTCTGCGGCTGCTGAATTGGAATTTTCATCTTCAATTATTTGTATTTCTAATCTGGATACACTATCAGTTAATGATTCTATTTTTTTTGATATTTCATTTCTTCTTTCAATTGCATCCTGTAATTGACTTTCTACTGCTTTTCTACCTGAGGAACTACTAGTAGTAACTATTTGTCCTGTTTTCCTATCTACATACTGTACTTGATTTGGATTAGATAATTGCGTACGTAATTCTACTATACTGGGTATGATGGAATTTTTTTCAATATCAAAATCATTAATTTGCTCTTCAAATCTATTTTTCTTAACACTTAGAATTTTTATATTTTCTTCAATGTATTTATTTTGACTTGCAGTAATTTCATAAGCATGACTTAAAAATCCATATACACCAGCACTAGTTATAACCATTAAAGTTATTAAAGCGAATGTAAAGAATATTTTGAATAATATTTCTAACTTATTCCAGTATGTATGTAAAGAAGTAGCTATTACTAATTTACTAAATTCTAAACAAGACATTAAGGTTATAGCTGCTATAGATGCTCCTGAAAATACTTTACTAAGCCCATATACACTATAATAAGCTACACAACATGAAATAGTTAAAGCGGAAAGGAGTATAAGGTATGGAAGTACTTTTTTCAATTTTATGTCCTATATATTAATACACTTATTAATGTATATACTGTTAATAAACAATTATTTGTTTTATTTTTTAACATTATTTTTACTATATATAAATATAATTTCTATTAACTTTATTATATTTAATCATAAAAAAAGTATAATACTTTTATATATTATACTTATTATTATATATATTTTATTAATTACTAATTATTTTTAATATATAATCTAATCTTTCTTAATATTACTTTTTTATATTTATTTAAATATTTTATTTAATAATAATTAATGTTTAACCTTTTAAATCTTTATACCCTTTATACCCTTTATATCTTTTAACCTTTTAACCTTTTAACCTTTATAAGGCCTTAAAGTTAGAGACTTTTTTTCAGATAACCAAATATTTTTTAAATTATTTTTCAGTAAATTTGATATTTTTTTTAAATTAATGTATAACATATTAAAAATTAATGTTTAATAAAATTATTCTTCTTCCCCAGTAGAAGAAAGTATTTCTGCCTCTTCAACCAACATACAACATAACAAGTGTTTATCATGTGTAAAGACAGCATCACAAAAAAACTTTAATTTCACATATTCACAATACAATTTCAAATCCGGCTCATTTAACTCCGGTTTAACGAGTTGTTTTCTGACGTCGTATAATAAGGGTCCAGTTTTTACTAAAAACATAGTAGAAGAGCGGAAAACCGCGTTAAAATTAAAAATTCAGTTCATTTCTAACTTGGAAGTTGCCCTACCCAGCAAATTATATGCGCGGTAGTACCTAAGATGAAATTTATCTTTATTATGTTTGGTTTTTTTATATTCATAATTTCTTGTAAGAATATAACCTAAACTATAACACTGAGTTAAATAATAGTTAATTGACACTAATCTATCTGAATTAAAGTGTAGTAATTTACCCTGGTCGAAAATATGTAAAACAGAATCAAATTGTTCTAAATAGTAGATATGTATTTTAACATACGGGTTAACTTCATATGGAAAAATATTCATATAATCCTGCATATAGTTATTAGTTATATCATTATGCTTTTCATCCTCAGCATTAAATAGATCTGAGATATAACTAATTTTATCTCGATCTGAAAGTATCGAATAAAGTACAAATGATTCTGGTTTTAACATCATCGTCTATATCTGCCCATTGAGTATGCTTTCATAAAAACTTGTTTAGCATTGCTTAATGTTTCAATTAATCTATATATTTCTGATTTTGATAAATCTAATGAATAAGTTCCGTAAATTTTCGTCTTAGTATTTTTTACTGTCGAATAATTACTAATAGATTCATTCAATGATTCAATTATATTATCAATTTCATTAATTGAAACTTGAGTCTTAAAATTACCAACAAATAAAATACCTATCTTAGTATCATTTTGTCGTTGTCTGATAATAGTATTTGTTAATCTATCATTCAACTCAAAATCAATAGATTGAAAGTATTTACTTAACTTTCCTTTTCTTTTCTGGTCTATTCCGAAGCGTTGATTTATACTCATTGTTTATAAAATTACTTGTTTATTAATGATAACTCTGTAAATGTCTGATATCTCTGATGTTTGTATTGTAAATGGACGTTTGAATTTTAATACTTCATCTGCCATATTAGGAATTGGATAAGATACAAAATTCTCCTGTCCGCCGGTATCATGTATTAATGTTAATACAACACCTTGTTTACAAACATCTAATGCTTTAGAAATAAAATTATTGATGTATTGCCATTTATCTATTTTGATTTCATAGTATAGTAAATTTAATGAACCAATACAAATGACCCAATCGTAAAGATTATCTTTAAAATCATAATTTAAAAATTCATCATTAATTATTTTATACTTATCTTTTTGATTGAAAAACGTCGGGTATTTAGTTTCTGGAATTTTGGCTATTGTTTGATTTAACTCTATACCTGTATAATTTAATTCTATAATGAAATTTCTACTAATATAGTCTGTAATATCAGCCCTTCCACAACCAATATCTAACATTGATACTTCACCTGATAATGGCAACACCCCTGACAAGGAAAAATTATAAATAGAATCCTGAAATACTTCATCTTCATATCCCATTGCTATAGGATCATCTATTAAATATTGAGGTATTTCTTGAATTGGTTTTAATTCAGTATTATCTTCTATTTTTTCTATTTTTGGTTTTTCATCAACTTCAGATATATTAGTATCTTCTGTATCATCTTGCTCTTCAGAGATTAGAATATCCCCATCATCGTCAATTTGATTTTTCTTTTTTGGTGTTAAAAAATCATTTAAATTAATCATGGCTTATAAATTTATTTTAAGAATTAAATATAAAAAAAACTTTCTTATTTTCAAAGTGAAAGTAACATATCTATCATTTCTTCTTGAGGGAAAATATCAAATTTTCCTGTGTGTACATTAGTATGACTCAACATACCCTTCACTTCACCTGATTTTGCAGCTTCATAATAAGAAAAAGCATCGATTGGATTCATTTGTTTTAATCTATCTATTAATCCAACTGTATAATCAATATTATGTTTGTTACATAAATGTAAAATTAAATCTTTAAGGATTGATATTTGTCTATCAGTATACTTATGCCAATATCTATGTCCTTTAAAGGATGATTTAAGATCTAATACTTGTTCTGGTAGTACTAATTGATTCACATAAGTGTAGTAATTATTTCCTTTCTTTGTTAGAAAACCAAAATTACAAATTTCTATTCCTATTGAGTGTTTGTGCATGAACTTATCTACAGGGCCAAGATGCCATGCATAATCATTATCTGACATTGTTTTTAATACAATTCCATCATAAGTATCATCACCATTTTTAATATTAGTACCACCAATAATGTATCCAGTTCCTATTGGACCCCTAGAATCCGTTGCCCACCCATCTACTTGTTTATACGGATCATTCCAACCAGCAGTGTGATGTAAGAATAGATATTCTTTATGAGTTGGACCTATAATGTATTCATTTCTGGGCAATGGATAATGAATCATAAAAGATTCAAAGTTCTCTGAAGCATCACTAGTAAATTCAATTTCATTTAATAATAAATTTAATGTCCTAGAATCTAATTCTCCAGTAACAGGAAGTTTATTTTTATGTTGGAAATTTCTAATAGCTGCTTCAGTAAGAGGATCTTTATTACCAGTAATTGGCAATCCTAAATTCCTCTGAGCGTCTTTAATTATTGATGTTGGTTGCTTTCTCCAATCCATGACTTCGTATTTATTAATAAATATAGTTGAGACTATGAACTCATGGAAAAGTTTGAAGTGAAGCACCGCTCCACGGAGTAGTAATTGGAGGTTGTATTACTGTAGAGGTGTATATACCTGTTAATGTTGCCAGATGTATCCTCGCGGCGGACTCAAAGGCATAAAGTATAACATTAAAATCAAAATTTTGTTTGATGTGAATAGATACCCAAGATCCAGGTGAGGTAACATTAACAATGCCAGTAGGTCCGATAATAACAGCACCTGTCCAGTAAACATAGATATATGGCTCAATTTGCTGAACGAAATTAACATCCTTATGAGACTTTCTATTCATTTCAGCAATCTGCAATATACCCTGATAAAGTGCTTGTATTTTAGGCGCGGTGTTAATAACTACACCTCCTGCAGTAAAAGCATCATAATGTCGGAGTACACATTCGTGATAAGCAGTTGCTAAAGTTAAACTGAATTCAAATCTGGAAACGTGTTGTTTTCCAATAAGCGCATACATTTTGGTATGAAATAAACTCCATGACATTTATGTAAGTTATTTACCAGTTTTAATTTCTAGTATTACACTTTCTTCATGTAATGTCTGATTTCTACTATTTTCTTTAGCTACATGATTTCCTGAGTAAATGCAATTTTCATGTTTTCCATTAATAATTGATGCAGTATCCTTTAAAGTACAATCTAATACTTCGGAAGACATAATGTATGATCCATCATGTAATATAGTATTTGTTACTGTAGAATTTTTTATCAATGATGCATTGTACATTTGAACTTTCACTAACGTACCAGAATACACTGTTGTTTTATCATAGAATTCAGATGAATTAATATTTCCACCATCAATCCTGGCGTAATTTGCTGCATAGACATTAAATAAATGTAATTCATCTGTATTTTTTTTAACCACAGCGGCATCATCAAGAAGAATAGATTTTTCAAATGTATTACAAGAAATTAATTTTGCTGTATTACCAATCCAAGATAGATTGTTAACATGCAGATTTTTCAGACATTCAAATGCTTCTAATGAGCACCATCCGCCTATTGAATGTTTCTTTATAATTGTTTTATAATTTAGGACTTGAATTTTAAGATCATCCAATGCAAGCAATCTATATAATCTTTTTATACCGAAATTCTTTCTTCTATATGTTTTTTCAGTATCAATTATATTAACATCTAAATATTCATTTTCGAGAAGTTTGTAAAACTCTGTTTCATATGTCATAACTTTTCCTATCTTTGTTATAAATATTAAAATGATAGGAATTTACATAAAAATGAGTTAGATAAATTAATATCCAACTCATCTTAAAAAATCTTGGTTGTTTTCTTTAATTAGAGTTTCTAATATCAACTAACTTATCAATTAATGTTTGAAAAGCTCGTTGAGCTGCTGGTATAGATTTATACCATTTCCAACAAATTGGATAACCCATTCTATTGCGAATAACTAGAACACAAATATAACCTTCTGGGTCGGGTCTACAACGATCCAGTGTTACTTTATAATTCTTTTTACCCTCCAAAAATTTCTCCATATTCTTAATGGAGCGCCGAACATTACAACGATAACCTTGTTCAGTGGTTAATGCAATACGGCCAAACTGATAAGAGATGGTTGCGCTACCATCCTCATGTACTTTAGTTTTCGTATTCATACAAAACATGTTTAGTTATGAAATAATCTGGCCATAAATATAAGTAAAATATTTTATATTCAAGAAATTTTCATAAAAAATTTTGTTATATCCTCAAAAACCCTTATTTTTATATAAAATTTTTGAGCATGGAGATAAAGATAGGATTAGATCTTGATGATGTCGTATTCGATTTTATGCGTCATTTCTATAGATGGTTAGGATATGAATACACCCCACCTACATATTGGGATGTTCCCTTTATAGACGATAACTTTCATATAGTTAAACATGATCCAAAGTTTTGGTTGTCAATGCCTGTAAATGATAATATTGGTATTGAAGATTTCAAGTTTGATTTCTATGTTACTGCTCGACCAATACCAAGCGAGATAAGTGAACAAGCAATAGGGATGAACAAACTACCAACTAAACCAGTTTTTACTGTTTACAATGAATCTAAGGTAAATATATGTAAAGAACTTGGGATTACACACTTTATCGACGATAAACCACAAACTGTACTCGAATTAGATGAAGTTGGAATTAAGTCATATGTATGGGACGCTGATTGTAACCAAACATTTCAATGGAATAGAAGAATCAAACATTTAAGCGAATTTGAACTATGAGAATATTAGTTACTGGTGGCGCTGGGTTTATAGGGAGTTACCTTTGTCGGTATCTACATGATGATGGACACCATATCATTTGTATGGATAATTTATGTACCAGCAATGGAGATAACATACAATGTTTAACAGATTCCAACTGGTTTCAATTTATCGATCATGATATATCTGAGCGATTGCCGTTTGTTAAAGCTGACTACATTTTACACTTTGCTTCGCCAGCCTCTCCCGCCGATTATCTAAATATGCCTATTGAAACACTTCGAGTGGGATCAGCAGGTACATATAATATTTTAGAATTAGCAAGGAAACAGAAAATACCTATTCTTATTGCTTCGACAAGTGAAGTGTATGGCGATCCACAAAAACATCCACAGTCTGAAGATTATTGGGGACATGTAAATCCAATTGGACCAAGAGGAGTTTACGATGAAGCTAAAAGATTCCAGGAAGCAATGGCAATGGCTTATCACCGTGTGCATGGTTTGGATGTCAGGATAGTTCGTATATTCAATACATATGGCCCGCATATGAGAGTTGATGATGGAAGAGCAATTCCAAATTTTATCAATCAGATGTTATTAGGAAAACCAATTACAGTACATAATGATGGAAAACAAACTAGATCATTTTGTTATATAACTGATACTGTAAATGGTATCATTAAATATATGCAGAAATCTATTCCATTTGTAGGTCCAATTAATATTGGCAACCCAGCGGAATATCGAATAATGGATCTAATAGATCAATTGGGATTATTATTAGACGTAGAACATATAGATTTAGTATATCATGATATAATTGACGACCCAATGCAAAGACAGCCTGATATCAGACTTGCTAAGAAAGTATTGGATTGGGAACCAAAAGTAGATTTGATAGATGGGCTACAATCGACATGCGAATATTTCAAAGATAAATTATATGATAACACAAAAGAAACAACGAGAAGTAAGTGAAAATCTTTCTGAAGAAGACCTGAGAACAATTAGTATAATTGAACTTGGAGACAGATTAGGAATCGAATCTACCCAAGTTAGACAATTTCTACATCCAGAGGGATGGTGTAAGATTAGCAATGGGAATATCCGAGATGAATTTTTGAAACGATTTAATTATTATATGAGATACAAGTCTACCCCTGGTTGGTTCATTCCAGAAATATTCCAGCTTGTAGATGAACCAAATTCAACAATTAAAGGACCTGTACTGCTGCTGTACGAAAGAGATATATTATGACTAATTTTGAAAAATTCCAACATTGTGAACTACCCATTTGCTAAAGACAAATGCACTGCATCCGAACAATATTCAAGAGGAGGGTAAAAAATTTGGAAATTACAAAATTAAATGTTACCTTTAAAAAATTAAAAGAACTAACATGAAACCTAGAAGCAAATTTACCTACAAAATTAAGGATGGTGTTTTATTGATAATTGATCAATACGACGATTCTAATCCAACAATGAGTGTTACTAATGATATGGAGAATGTATTAGAATACATATCAATAGCTGAAAGAGTGGAAGTTCAAAAAATGCCTATTGCATATAAAGATACAGAAGGATCTTGGGATGGTGTTAATTTTAGCAATGGGGCTGTAAGTTGGATATATCTTGCTAGTAATAATGAAGACGATGTTATAAAAGAAATTAAAGATAAACTCAAATAGGTTGAGTTTGGTTTTGGTTTTTTCACTTTGTGATAGTGGTATTTAAATTGAATGCAGTATGAATACCACTTTTCATTTTACAATATACCTAATTTTTGTAAGTCTCTTCCTATTACAGCTGACTGGAATGGAAGTATGAATAACACGTTATCCAAGTGTTTACAAACAGATCCTTGTAGTCTTGGATTCCTGATCTTAGGTATTCTCGGCTCATTGTTTAGAGCATAGTTATTCTGGGAACCAATATACTGGAATCCCCAATATTTCCAGGATGGATCAGTGCAATGTACTTCAATATCACCTGCTAATGCCATTCTGGCTATCTGTATTGGAGTTCTGCTAGCAGAATATTGTCTAATTATATCATCCAAATCTAATAGCTTTACAAATTGAGTATATATTCTTCCAGGTACTGTATGGGATGGAGTTCTAAATCTAACAATACCATTTTCATCAATATCTTGGTATCGAGAACCTTTAGTTTTCTTTGATTTAGTTCTAATATTTAGATAATTCGGTGCATCACGTCTTAAATCTTTATAAGTAGCCTCACCCAGAATATCCTTGAAATAATGATCAATTACATTATTGATTTTATTTTCTGATAGTTTATCATTTTGTAAATAGTTATACCATTTAGTATGTACTTCTGCTAATCCATGTTCTTTAATGTATTCAGAAATATATGATTTATAACCATTGGGAATATGTAATGTAGGTTCGGGAAAGTGTTTATTTTTGCATGAACATTCTGTTAAGAACTCATTTAGATATACTAGATTCTTTATGATTTTTTGTGAACTCATCTGTATATAAATATTGTTTACCCATAATAAAAATTTAGTCTAAATTTTGTAATTAGAAATGTTTTTTGACATACTCACATTTCTAAGGATGTGAATCTTACGCCGCCATGGTGAGTTGTGGCAATGAAGCCGTCTTACACTTACTCTGGCGAATCCAGACGAATATTTATCAACTACCTATACTTCCAGAAAACTTTTTATTAACTTTGCTATATTAAATATATATAATTTTAACATCATTAAAAAGTATTGAATATTTGGTTATTTCCCAGGAAATCTTTAATTTTAAATCCAAATTAGAAAGTATGCCAATAACTAAGCAATTTGAAGTAAAGAATTTCATGGTAGAGTATAAGCATTGGTTAGATTCTCTAGAAAATGTTATACAAAAAATGGAAGAATTACAAGAGTTTCTAAATACACGCCCCGATATTGCAAAAATGTATAATGATATGTACGAAGCTAGGGATGAAGTTGCAGTTGCACATCAAGATAGATATTCTGAATTGCAAATAAAAATAAGAAAATATTTTTGTCAATGAATGTATATCAATTAACAGATGAATTTATACCTCCACAATTAGCTATGGAATTTGCTAAATTAGGATTCGATTATCCGTGTTTTACTGCGTGGAGAAATGGTTGGTTATCTGGGATTGGTGGTAATAATCTCGGTATTAAAAATTCACTGATATCGAAAAATCACAAAGAATTTCTTAATAAATGTGCCGCACCAACTTATTGGCAGATATTAATATGGTTGGAAACCGAGAATGGAATAACAATAGAATATGAATCTAATAGAAGATTTAATGAAATAAATTATTTCTGTTTTAAAATATATGGATTAACTGGGGATAATACTAAATATGATTATATGGAACATTTGGAAGAAGATGTTGTATATACTCTAAAAGAATTATATGATAAAACATTTGAAAAAATAATTGAATTGTTAAAAATTAAACATGATGAAGAAAATAGAGAACTTTCATGACTATTGCAAATTAGCAAGAGAAACAGCTATATACCCCGAGAAATTGGGTTCTGCGTACGCTGCATTGGGATTAATTGAAGAATTAGGTGAAATTTTAGACGTATGGTCTATACCTGAGGGTCATAATAATAGAAAAAAAGAAGCAGGTGATGTATTGTGGTACATGTCTGAATTATGTCATGTTTTAATGTTAGATATTGATGCTGTATTTAATTATAATAATACAAAATACTTCGATTATAGCAGATTTTTTGGTAATATTCAAAAAGAAATATGTAAGTTTGCAGGAGTAATAAAGAAGATTGAAAGAGACGGTATTACACTCGAGAAGAAAGAAAAAGTTGCCGATTTTCTACGTAATTGTTTTATTTTAATATGGCATAGGATGAATAGTGATAATATCGATATGTTAACAGTAGCTCAAAATAATATAGAAAAACTACAATCAAGAAAAGAAAGAGGAACCTTGCAAGGAGATGGAAATGACAGATAATGTTATTTACTATGGTCCTTATAAAGATCTAAAAAAGAATGATCTAATTCTTAACAGTAATGGATATTCATTCCAGTATCAGAATACTACCAGAAATGGAATGGTCTTTATCTTAAAGAAAAAGAAAGATAGTGTCATAAAGAAATTATTGAAAGTAGGCAGATATTCTAATTATGATAATATCTATTATGACAAAGTGTATTATCAATACTTGCCTGGAATGGTTTTGTATTCAGCAAGAGAAATTTTAGAAGATCCAAATGTAGATGATAAAATGTATTTTGGTATAATGATGTGAAAAATAAAAATATGACAGAATTACACGCACATAAGGTATATGATATATTAGTTGAGATTGGCGGAGCCAATGAAGAAGACAGATATGGATTCGTTCATCATCATAGTAAAGAAAATCCATGCAGCGAGTGGAGATTTTGTGGTCATTTGGGATTCGGAGGTAAATATAGACGGTTAACCAATAAGGTCGATTGTTATCCGGAACATTTAAACGCCCGCCGGCAAAAGATAATTGATGAGATAAACCAGAAGTTAGAAGTAGTGGCAGAAAGATCTAAATAATTTGGAAATATAAGATATTTTCATTATCTTTATTATGAATTAAAACATTTGAAGAAATGGTCAAGACATTGTATTTTCCAGTTGTAAAGAAAGCTATTATGAATATGGATGGTAATTGGACAAAATTAGATTTTTGGTTAAAGGATGTAATTGAATTGCCGAGAATAACAGCCAAAGATAAAAAACATGCAATAGATAGTGATATATGTTATCTACATCCAATACCAACGGATGATATAATTGGAGATTTTCATAAAATGCCATATGATAGTTTAAGATATGTGTTTATGAAGGATATACCATTGGATCTATTGAAAAGATTAGAAGATTTTACAAAGCAAAACAAAGAAGTAAGAGCATGAAGGATATAGAATACATCCTTTGTGCAGCTATCTGGTATAAAGATTTGGAAGTATCCGAACCACACCGTGGAGCTATACCATTTAATTGTGATGTAGGGGTTGTAGTATGCGGTTGGAGGCATTCAAATTGCATATGGGTAACAAAATGCCTATCTGGATTAAGAACTGTTACATTCGGCCCTAACAGCGTCGGAGAAACCGTTCAAGGGTTTCTAACAAATAAGAATAGATTCGTAGATAGAGAGGAAGGAGGGAAGATTGCTTTTGACGCGGGGCAAATTGAAGATGAAACGGATTATTTATTTAGTGAAAATCTGTATTAGATTTGTTCAATGTTAAATCTGCATTGCTTCTTGTTTAAGAGAATAGTAAATGTTTTTACCTCTTCTTTCTGTTTGAACAACACCTGCTCTTCGAAGTATAGCTAAATGTTGTGAGGCTGCTGATTGTTCAAGCCGTAACTTAACATATATGTCAGTTACGATCATTGAGCCTTCCTTCGCTAGCAAATTGAGCATGCGTTGTCTGCACCCATGGTTAATGGCACGATAAATTTCTGCAATTTTTTCTAAGGCGCTAGAATTTAACTTAACCATTTTGCCATCTTGAATAATTGTTAATGCATTCATGATTTTTATAGTTTTTACTTGATATTAAAGATAAGGAATATATTTGATATAACCAAATATATCAGTTATAATATTCATCATCATCCTGAATTTTAATAGTTCCAGCTAATTTAAAAGCAGAATCAATATCTATACCTCTATCTTTCAAGATGCTGATTATAGCATAGTATTTACCAGCATACCCCCAAGATATATCCTTGTAGAAATCTTGGATTTCTTGTTCTGTTTGATTAGGATATTTTGTTCTTAGATGTTTTAAGATATCTGCTTTATGAATTACCAAGTTTTTCTGTTTTGTTGTTCACATAAATATCGACACCAACTTTCCTGGTAGTTTGACCGTCGCCCATATTTCCGATGTAATGTTTTCATTTCATCTACATTATCACCACAAATATAATCCCAGATGTCATGCCATACAGCATTATATCTTTTCCCCTTTGGTGGTTTATACTCAAAAGCATCGGCGTGTATAATGGCTACTCTCTCATCTTTTAGATAAGTAGGACCAACTAAATCAATAACATCTTTTGATTTCTCGATTACTGTTACTTCGGTAATAGTCGGTTTATCTAATAATGCTTTTAATAACACACCTAAACCAAGCCCATTTACTAATACAATACCTTCTGCTTTAAGAACGAACCTCATGAAATCACGGATCTCATTTGGAGTATTGCTCATCACACAAGTGCCATTTCTTAACAATCGTTTATATTTTCCACCTGGTACACTTCTACCAGTTTTCATAGCAGATAGTATTTGACTGAAATCGTTTTCAGGAACTTCAATAGTTTCTACTCTCCATTCACCTTTAGTACCGTCTGGTACGTCTATTGGAATTTTCATTTTTTATGTGTTTAAGTTTTTCAAATTATACAATCTCCGCACCTTTTAAAAATGGTGTAGAACATACATACTGTTTTTTCGTGTGGATATCTTTTATCACCCATTCATTTTCGCGGGCTCTATGTTTGTAGGTTAAATAATACTATTTTTTAACGATTTTGTTCTTAGGTTGGTACCATGAATATTTACCATCTGATACTCTAATGAAATCCGAGAAATCATTATAATCGTTTTTATACTTTCCATGGTATTTTACTGTGACTTCCCTAATTTTACTTCTCTTCTTTACAACATCGGCAGGCATTATACATAATGCTGTATCTCCCTTTTTTAAGTGTTGTGCTGCTTCCTCTATCTGCTCTTCTATCTCCCACGTTTCTCCAATCCTTTTATTTAGGATGTCTTGATCAAAACGATCATATTCACCATGTGGAAATTCCTGGTGAAATTCATTGATTTTTTCTAATAATTCTTTCATTTTTAATGTGTTTTTATAGGTTTCTAATTAATTACATAATAAAGATAAGTATTTTCCACCAAAAAACCAAAGATTTTGGGGTATTTTTTACCAAAAATCAGTGAAATAGGGGGGGGTCATAGATTTTCAGTGAAAATGTGGTGAAACGTGGTTCTACCAGTCAATATTGCAATCTTCACAAGGATATTTCTGTTCAACTATACCTAAATAAACAGGGCAGTCATCATACCCATATTTACATCCATGATCTACACAACAATGTGTTATATGTACACCCCACTCATTTTCTGGGATTTCTGTGGTTTTTGGACGACTTTTTATGTCTCTTTCTCGTATTTCCTCGAATGTTTCTACTGAAATAGGGGTATCAGAGGCATATTCCCATGCTTCAATCAGCTTATTTTTGAATAGATCTAAGTCTTCCAACGTGTCAAACTCAAAATCTCCTTTAACTTCCCATTCTTGAGGGAAAATACCTGCAGATTCATCTCCAGAAAATCTTACAATGAATCCTGTTATGCGTATATTCATGTTATTATGTTTTATAGGTTGATTCAATTTTCTTTCTAATCATTCGAATCGCTTTCTGATCATCTACTGTCAATGATCTCTTCCATTTATTCTTAGTTTTCCACCAAAATACATAATCTCTGATTTCATCAATATCCAATTTTGGATAGTAACTTTGTATGAGTTGACAGAATGGTAACTCTTCTTCTAACTCTTTATCTTTGTATTTCTTCAGAGCAATTAATGTATTCATGTATCTCGAATAATGTTTTCTAACTCTCCTATCATGTAGCATATTATCTACCCATTGGATATTTCTATGTGATATAAGATCGAAATTAATACACTCTTTAGGATGCAGACGCCACCTAAATCTTCTGGTTCTTTCTTTGCTACCATACTCAGTGTAAACTTCATCATTCGGCAAATATTTAACATATAGTACAGTTTTATTTTCACCATATTCTCTATGTTCCTTATCTATATGTAAGGTATATATACCGTTTCGGATGGCATCTGGATATGCCCATTTATTTGAAAAATATCTGTTATATATTCGATAATTACGTTCTTCTGAAGTTTTCCAATCCGATTCAGTAATGACTAATACTCGTTGACCTTCTACTGGATTACTACTGGCGATTTCAAACCATTTTAATGGATCGACAGATCCATCTTCAATTTGGTTGCCTTGATTCTCGTAGAAGAACACTATTTTGCCTTCTTCTGCAGACTTTTCATTCATAAAGGATACTTTACCCGACATATTACCAAAAACCTCGGTACGATCAAGCAAACCTTGCATTACGACCATATTTCTACGGTATGTATGCATGAATTCATCAATTTTATTTTTATGCCTTTCTTCGGGATCATAGCTGCGACTGATTATATTTGGATTATTGATATCTTTATCCATCTCCTCGTACATTTTCACTAATTCATCAGAATCAGGAAATAACTTTTCATCGAATCTCATAGTTGTAGATATGGTGTAAATATTCTCACCGTTGCGTATAATGATATACGTCTCCATGTTCGGGATATTCATTTCGAAGTTAACCCATGGATTATCATGGTATTCCTTTTGATCCCGCCTTACTCGCATTATACGTACACATTTCGGAAATGGTACTATCAATTTGTAATTTTCAAATCCATAAAATTTGCTTTTACTAAGCATCCAATTATCGAAATCTTCAATATTTTTGAAATCAAGACCACCGTCACTTGGATCTCCAACTTCTTCATCCATGTATAGCCTAGCTTGTAATAAATGTATAGGTTCCTCGTCTGATGCTGGTGCTCCTTGTTGAATGCGCACTATATCCTCCTCTATACCAAGATATAATTCAATAGTCCATATAATCTCCCGTAACTTATTAATCTTCTTGTTAAACGTATCTATAATAGATCTTAAATTACGTTTTTCTCTTTCTAATATACTGAGATAATGAGCTTGAATTATAGAAAGCTCATGTCTTCTACGCTTAACATCAGATAATAAGACTTCATATGATTTCTTATCTATCTTCATCAGTTGAGTTGATTCGGAATTAGACTGTTCCTGGTATTCACTTAGATCAAATTCTCCTCGTTTCAATGCTATTGCTTTCTTAACCAGATCATCGAAATCACCTTCATAGTATTGATAATAGTCTTGTAAACTACTGCGAGACACTTTATGTTCATCACCATCAGGATCGATACAATAACATACAGGACCCCACTCAGTTTCTTCAATTTTAACAATCTTATATACGTCCTCACGACGATATAATATACCACCCACAGATATAGTACCGTGTTTTTCAGTTGTAATTTCTTGTACTAATTTGGATACTTCTTTATTCATATCAATTAGATTTTCCAGTGAATAATTGCCCAAGAGCTTCAGAAGTTAGTTTGGGTATACTTTTAGCTTCTTGCAATTGATCTTTAAGTAATGATACTCTTTTTTCCGCTTTTACCACCCTTTGTGATAGTACTTCTATAGAAATAGGTATCCAATTTCCATGCGGTGTTGTTTTGTAATGGAGTATACCATCAATCATTGTTTCTACATAATACATAGTTTCTTGTTTTATTTCATAATAAAGATAATGAATTTTTAGGAGATATCCAAATAAACATGTAGGAAAATTATTTGAATTGAAAATTTCGATAATTACACAATAAATTTTATCTTTGTACCTGATATTATAAATTTTCCCGCGGTCGGGTCAAATTTAGAAACATCTTTCGCTTCATAGTTGGTACTTTGAAATATTTTTCATATCTTTATAGTACAAATTAAAAAGATAAAATTATGAAAACATGAATTATTGCACGTTACATTGACAAAAAAGGAAAACAATGAAGGAGATTAAGCCAGATCAAATTAAACAAGAACAGCAAATTGTTACCCCCGCGGAGGAGAAAAAAGTCCGCTTTATCGGTACACGACGACTGAAGCCTGGGCATACAGTGTATCAATGGGATGATGGGGTAGTGACAGAAGCTCCGTTGGAGGAGGTGGATATAGCGGTAGAGTCGTTAACTGGGAGTTACGTTAAACGGAACAAATTAATTCTCCGGAAGGAGTGCTACTACATTACGGCTCTGAATCTCAGGAATGCTATAAAAAAGTTCAAAAAATCCGGACTACATGTGGAAGCTAATTAATTTCATACATCAATCAAAAGCACTTATCATGGGAAGACAAGCACAAACCAAGAATTTCACTGGGGTGATAATTCATAATGAGAAAACCGGATTGTTCATAGGAATTATTAAGGAGCTTAAGGGTGTTGTCGTTCAGGGCCGAACAAAAGATGAAGTTGTGAAAAAAATGCCCAGGGCTATTGAGGCTATGATGTCAGCATTGAGGAAGAAGTTTCAAGACACAATCAACCCCGGATAAACTTAACGTCATCCGCTATGCCAGCGCGGAAGATTAAAACGAAATACCGAAATGAACAATAACGACAAAAACTCCACATTGAATAAATACGCTCTTCGCCCCCGTTTAATTTCAGAAGCGATCTTGAACGATAACCAGTTGCAACAACTCCACGCTAAAAGAACAGAAATTTATTCTGTAGCAACTCCGACAGTTATATTAGGCAAAGATGGTAAGTCTGAAACTGTTTGGATTGACGAAACTAATTATCCATTGCTGCCAAAGATTAATGAGATGATCGAACAAAGAACAGAACAGATTAAGCAGTGGTTTCAATAAATGGCTGTCAACATCTATATAAACTTAACGGAAACTGATATGGAATGTAAAGTAGTCAGTATTAAAACAAAAAGATTATGTCAGATTTTAAAGTAGGTTGCTCACCTTTAACGAGTAGATTATTTGCTGGAAGAGTTTTGAAGAACGGAACTTGGGGGCAAACAAAACATGATGTAACAGATACGGCTGTTGGCGCAGTAGCTCAACACCTTTTACAGCTTGAAGAAAAAGTTCAGTTTAAATACAAAGGTGAGCTTTATGAGTTGAAAGTTGAAAAGGTAGTAGATAAGTAGCCTTATTACACATACACTTTGTTAGCAAACGTTATGAAATACAGCAAAAACTTTGAGCGAGACTATAATTGGTACTTATCTGTATCTAATATTTTTTCTTTTGATGGTACTGAATACTATCATAATAAAAAAGGAATTGAATTGATACAATTTGATAAAAACGGTAAAACCGCAAAGGAATGTTTTTACCTATATGATACTAATGGTGTAATAAAACCAACTTGTGAACCTGAAAAGTTAAAAACTCTATTAAAGACGAAAGGTAGTGTAAACCTACATATAAAAATGTATGCAGAAGATAGAGCAAAAGGCTACTTACCTAAAATAGAGTTTGAAAAAATATGTACTGAATACAACTTACCAAGTTGGTTTGTTGATGCAGTCGAAAATCAAAAGAAAAAATATTACATATCACTTACCTAATGTTTGCTAACACCTATATAAACTTAACGTGAACAGATATGAATGAAACAATTTGGTTTGATGTAAATTACAATACCCCCGATACGGAAGTAGAAGTGTTGCTAATACTTCAAGAAACAGGTGAAGACTCTATAATGAGGGTTGGACATTTACACAAAGATGGCAAAACATGGGTAGTAAATGGGGAGAGCGTGTTCCCTTCTCATTGGACGGAGTTGCCAGAACTACCAAATAAGTGATAAATTTTGATTATGAAACGAATACAAAGAAGGCGAACAAAGGGATGGAGAATGCCCGAAAACGCAAAGTATGTAGGGAGACCTACTAAATGGGGAAATCCATTTCGATTAACACATGATGGCTTTATTCAATGCTACTCGACTAATCGGAAAATATTAGACCCTTGGATAATGTGGAGTTATTCAGGTGGATTTGAAACAAAAGATATTGTTGATTTATACGGCCGATGGCTTGATGGTGAATTAAAAGCAATTGCACCTTATTTGCCAACTCCGCCAAGCATTACCGAACTAAAAGGAAAGGATTTAGCGTGTTTTTGCTCGCTTTCTTCTCCTTGTCACGCAGATGCTATTTTGGAGCGTGTCGGTAGTGCTTGTGCCTAACATTAGAGAAAAATTAGAATGCAAAGATTTGCATACAGATTCAAAGTTTACCAACGTGACACTGGCGAAACGATAGGCTCTGGGTCGTTTAAGGTTACCCGCGAGTTGACAGAGAATGAGCAGTTAGCGTTTTTGCATCAATACACGCACGGCATATATGACGGCAAGGAGTCACTTTTGCCGATTGAAATTAACCTGAGCGGATGGGATAACGGCCAACTTGTATTTCTGCCAACGGAAGAGTATTAGATGCGTTGAACCATAGAATTTAATAAATAAACACAAAACATAGAATCATGGATGAAAATTATAAAGAAACCAATAGGAATGCATTTCGTAGATTGTTAGCGGTGGTGCTTATAGTGGGATTATGGATTATGTGGTACGCCACTATCGGGATACTAAGCGCACTTGATGCCGAAGTTTCCTTCTTTTGGAGAGCTTTTGCAATATACCCTTTTACACTGGTAAATATAAAGGCGAGTGGCTTAGTATGGAGACATTACAACTAACTTAAATAATAAAGACAGTATGGAAAAAAGAGAACAAATTATCGACCTATTAAACAAGTGTATAATAGGTGAAAGCGTTGCCAATACCGCTGACAGAATATTGGATTTATTTGCTGTTAGTGGCTGGCTCGAATTTGAAGGTAATGAATCAATATTCAATGAGTACGCAAAACGAAACTGCCTGTGTAGGTTTGATGATGGTACGGAATGTAGATATGAAGATGAACATCCGATGGCAGTACTCACTCACTTCAGATGTAAGTAGAGCTTGCCTACAACACCCGTATAAACTTAACCGCATCCGATATATGTAGTAGCGGGTTATTAACAACTAAAATTTGATTAAAATATGGAAACATTAACATACCCAAAAGAAACGAAAGCCATTAAAGAACATAGTTGTAATTTTTGTGCGTGTAGAATACCTAAAGGTGATACTTATATAAAATCTACTCACAAATACGATGGTCAAGTTTACGACTGGAAAACTCACAAATATTGTGCTGAAATAGCATCAAGATTAAAAATGTATGACCATTGTGATGAAGGCTTGACACAAGATGATTTTATGGAAACTATACATTGCGAACACGATGATATACTAATTTCGATGATACCTGATAATGAAGCACAAAAATTCAGCGACATTATTCAACAATTGCGAAGGGTTAATTTTAGAGATAAACTTGCGTATGTTATACGACATTATAAAAAACTTGATAAAGAAGCAGGTCAGTAGTGCTTGCACATAACACCCGTATAAACTTAATCACCCACAGCGATAGGCTGGACGCTAAAGGCCGGGTGTATATGTAGGGCGAATATTCACACTAAACATTATTAGAAATGGAAGATATAATTAAGATACTTGAAGAAATAAAGGAACATCAAATGCAAACACAACAGCTTGCTAGAACTACAACTGTTTACAAACTTGCTGATAAAGCACTAAACATAGCCTTACACATACATGATGTTGTAGGGCAAAGCGAACAGTTATGCCCTGATTGCAATGTTGAGTTAAAACCACTATATGATGAAATGGCTTGTTTCAAATGTATGAAGCACTATCCTAAAAGGGCATAATTGCTGCTAACACCCGTATAAACTTAACGTGAACTGATATGAATTGGATAAATGTAAATGAAAGACTGCCTGAATTAGACGCAAACGATGAGCCTATTGATTGTGAGCTAAGGCAAGACTATAATGATGAGATACTTGTTGGCTACTACTTGGGGGATACTTGGTGGATTGAGGCAGGAATTGGACATTACGATTACAGACAGTATGGTGATGTTGATTACGAAATCACACATTGGAGACCAAAAGTGCAGTGATCGTATGTGCTACAACACCAGTATAAACTTAAACAAAATGGCAAACTTAACAGATGAAAGCCCTATGCCTTGGGGAAAATATCAAGGTTATAAAATGATAAATGTCCCTGCGTCTTATCTGATTTGGTTGTATGACAATAACAAATGCAGTGGCGATGTAAAGGCGTACATTAAAGACAATTACGATGTGCTTAATGAAGAAGTACGGAGAGCGTCGTCAAAATGAACGCTAACGGCTATGCCATGAAACGTAGGGTATAGATAGCCGAATTGTTCGAAAACACCGAACACCTGAAAAACAACCCTACACTTTAATAACCGCACGAACGCCCTATGTTTTATAGCAATTGTTGTGCTTTCGTGCTTAACTGATACAAAATGAATTTGCAATTATCACTTAAAAAAAAATGGTTCGACATGACCAAATCGGGCGTAAAAACCGAAGATTATCGAGACATAAACGATTACTGGTTTAAAAGACTTGTATTTGACTATAAGAAGGTTTTTAAGTACACGTCTGGATATGATTGGGATTACTTGGACAAACAATCTATAAACGCCTATCTGTCAAGTATTGCAGGGGATAAATTGAAAAGAAGTATGATTGGTTTTAAGCCATTCCTTACAAACACAATGACATTGGGTTATCCAAAATCAACTGATAAGGAAAGGATATTGAAAATGGAACACAAAGGAATTGAGATCGGATGGGGCAAGCCTGATTTAGGCGGAGACCCTAATAAACTGTACTTCATAATTAAGCACGGGAGTTTCCTTGCATGAAGCACAACACCCGTATAAACATAACTACCCTCAATTTAGGAAACTCGGTAAAACTTAAACCGTAATGAACGAAAGTAAGAACGAAAGTAAGAACAACCACAGCACCGCCAATAGCGATTTAGGTGCTGTTGGCAGCAGTACTTCCACTAAGGAATTATTGGAATGTACTGTTTGTTGGGGTGGCGGTAAAATTGAAATAGACGATTTTGGTAATGAAGAAGATTGTACTTGGTGTAATGGAACAGGGTTGGTTAGTAGGAATCTTTAGTATTACACCTACCCCTCGTATAAACTCAACCACCCACAGCGATAAGCACAAACGCTGCCTGTGCCTTACTACATTGTTGGCAGCAGTTAATTTTAATCAAATGGGATTCTTAACAAACGTAATTTCAGCAGCAGTAAAAACAGCACTTACACCTGTTGCAATTGTAAAAGACGTGGTAGATGTAGCCACAGGAAACGAACCTGAAAACACAAAGAAGCTGCTTAAAAGTGCGGCTAAAGATGCTGAAAAAGCCGTTGATACGATGATGGGCGAAAATAACGATGGCTTGCTTTAATTACACACAACACCCGTATAAACAGTAACATCGTAAAGCGAACGGAATATGGAAAAAATAGTAGAGTGGGATGAAAATGTAGGTATATCTTGGTGGAAAGAAGGTAGAACCAAACTAAACAAAGTTATTCGTAAATACAATAAATGGATTGACCAGCATCAGGATAACAAAGTGAAAACAGCTAAGTTGTTGGTAAAAATAAATGAACACTTGCAAATGCCCTATTCCAACCAAGATGGTGGTTCTGGTTATAGGGATGAGTTAATCAAAATGAAAGAAAATGTCGAAGGTAGGTTGGTTTCTTAGCGTTGCGTCTAACACCCGTATAAACAGTAACATCGTAAAGCTAATAGAATATGGAATTGAAGTATGGACGCAAAGATACCTATAAGTACGAGCTTGATAAAGAACGACTTAATTGGTTAACCGATCGGACTAATCACAGCAACGAGCAAACTCTGTTTCTTTTTCAATTAGTGGACGGAGACTTTGAAAAGCTGAAGCAACTTGAGGTGAAAGCAAAGAATTGTTTTTACTCCGCTTGTCCTGCTACCAAAGAGGCTGTTGAGGAGCTTCTGAGTAGACAAGAGGAAAGTGATTGGTTTTCTCTTTAACTTCTCCTAACGGTAAAGCTATGGTGCGTGGCTTCAATAACGCATCCAAACAGAAATAAACTTTGAGTTATGCAAAATATTACAAAAACAACAGAACATACGTGCACTATAGCGGATGTTAGGTGTAGCGTTGTTCGATTTGCTTGGGGTAACGAAAAGTTAAAAACTTGGTTCATCACAAAGACCTCAAAAGCATTTTTACCTAAAGGTTCAAGACTATTGTTCAAAATGGGGTGTGAACCGACAAATGAACCAATATCAATTACAGACTCTCACCCCAAGGAAGGGCATGTAATAAATGATGTTGATGGGTGTAAACTAAAAGTGATTAGCGTAGAATGGTGTTGACATTACACCTAACACCCGTATAAACTTAACTACCCGCAGCGATAGGCTGAACGCTAACGGTCGATTGTATGCGTAGGGCGAATTAAAAAACAGAAATTATGAGATATACATTTGAAGAAGAATTTAGACTTGACCATCCTGAAACGGTTGGTGAAACAGACATACACTTTGACCTCGACAACTACAAGGATTGGTTGGAAGCTCAATTGATTGAAGCACGTAAGCAATTGGATTTATACAATGTTGTACGGCAAAGCGAACAGTTGCCACGATGTGAACATAAAAATAAAAAATGGGTTCAACAAATTGCTGAAAATTATTGTCCCGAATGTAGAGAGATACTTTAGTGGCAATTGCCTATAACACCCGTATAAACCAACCAACTAATCAACATGAAAAAAGAACCGAACTTACAAATGGCAGAAACACAAGCATCAAGTACACCTGTTGTTAGCGGTAGTTATATTAATACAGAGATATACAACTGTTTAAATAAACTTAGTAATAGTATAGGTGAAACAATAACTGAATATCATTGGAGAGAATTTTGCGGATTAATGAAAATGATGGAAGATGCAAAAATGGTGGAAATTACTTGGGAATAATTGCCGATAATACCCTTATAAACTATTACTAACATCTTAAAACGAACGGAGATGGATGAAATACATGAACTATACGAACATTGTACTACTGAAAACACAATAATGTGCCATAAGTGTAGAACTATTGGAAGAGAAATGGATTGCGACCCGTATGATGCTGCCAGTGCGTGGAGTAAAAAAGGGTGGAGAATTACAAAACATCAAACAATATACTGCCCTAAATGTGCAGACGGTAAATTGAAACCGAAAAAGTAGTGAGCGTATGTGCTACAATACCCGTATAAATGGTAACGGTTATGGCTATGCGCACATAATTTTAACGACTTAAAACGACAATATGGAACGAAAATTTATTGACTTGCGAATTACAGCAATTTCTGATGAAGATTTAAAAGATTTTATGATTGCTCTCAGAAAAATACAATATTGTGGTGATGTTGGTGCAAACAGATTATTGCCAATTCAAATTGATGGTGACGGTTCTGGAGGTATTGATATTGAAATACACACAAAAGAAATTGCTGACACTAAACTTAAAAATATAAGAGAAATCATAAATCTTGACGAAGGTAAACTTCAAAAGGTAAATGATGGTTATGATTTTGAAACACACTATATTGGTGAGTAGTCAACACCTGTATAAATGATAACGGTTATGGAAAAAGTATTAGAACTCATCACAAAGAAAAAAGAAGAATACAGGAGATTCAAGGGCGAAATGCGACACGATATGGATGTTGCTAAAAAGCTCGGATTTGACACTCAGGTATCAAAAATAAACATAGACCACACTTGGGCAAATGAAATACTTGAATTGCTTGAAGAAATTGCAGTCGAAGTACAACGGTCGTCAAATGGTGGCTAACGGTTGGGTATATATGCAGCACCCTTGCACCAAACTTTAAAATTTAGTACAAACCTTAATAGGGTATTGCATATATACCTTGTTAGCAAACGTTTTTAGCGATGGCAGAAGAATTAAGAAAAGGATATAGAATACCGACAATAGAAGAATTTGTCGATGGTTTTGAATATGAAATATATTCAGAAGGTTATTTTGATGATAGTATTGAAGATTTTTGTGGATGGTATAGTTATACAGTTGGAGTAGATTGTTGGAGAGATATTGAAGATATTGAAAGAGAATTGGAACTTGGAAATATTCAAGTGCGGTGTGGGTTGGAAAATGTTTGCTAACATCCGTATAAGCTTAACATCTTCAACTTAAAATTAGTACAAATGAATATAGAAACCACAAACTTTGAAAACTTTACAGCCGATGAATACCGTGATAATTTATTGAGGTTAGGTGCTGTTAGCCATAGTTCTTTTGTTGGCAAAACAGAGTTTGCAACTCTGCACCATACCATATATTTTTAAAATCTGGAGCTCCACTTAGGAGCTCCAGTGCTGTACCATCAAACTGATTACGTAAGTTTATTCAAAATAATTTGGTACTTTGAAAGATCTTTCTTATATTTATAGTATAATCAAAAGGTTCTAATTAGAAAGGCTTAATTAAAACCAGCATCAAGTAACAAAGTATAAGACTGGTCTAGGAGCGTTAGGGAAAAGGATAATAATTGGCAACCCACTTTATTCAGAAGCTATATTGTGAGTTCGACCCTCACCCTACTGGCAATTTTGAAATTTAAGGTAACAAAAAGAAATGGAACAAGTAATTTATGAATGTAAAGATAATGGTAACAGGATTAAGTTTGTGTTAGATGACGACATAGTGGAAGAAATTCATGTACAAACTCATGATAGTAAATCATGGTTAGTAATTAGCATGAATGACTTGTTATCAGGGTTGTCGAAATCTTCCCAATTGCCATTGATTAATCATCTCTGGCTATCCGCAAGAAACAGCTGTGTTGGAAATTGCGACTGTCATGCTGAGTGTCACCATGCTGATGAACTCATCGGCCAATTCCGACTGTAAAAGTTTTGTCGGGTCGTGTTTTCAAGAAGGTGAACTATAAAGGTAGTGTACCTTCTTTTTTATCATTTTAAATAGTAAATTGCGCACCCACAATTTGTGATAAATGGAATTTCTTGCTAAATTACATTGTAATTAAATCTATATTATGACATTCAGAGAATTTCTACTATCAGACGAAGGCCATTTAGGTCCTGCCTGCGAAGATGCCATTGACTGGCTTGGCGACCGCACCCCTACCCAAACCTTAGCCGACTGCCATCGTGGCGATTGGCTGCTATGGTGGGCGAAGAAAGCGGGCGTTTATCGCCGTAAATTAGTCGGCTGCGCAGGACACTGTGCGAACACGGTCAGGCATTTGATGAAAGATGCGCGCAGCATAAAGGGTGTTGATGCGGCTATTGCCTACGGAGAGGGATTGCTTACGGAGGAAGAGTTGCAGGCTGCTTATCGTGCTGCTGCTGCTGCTGCTGTTACTGTTGGTTATCGTTCTGCTGCTGCTGATGCTGCTTATTGTGCTGTTTGTGGTAATTCTTCTGCTGCTGCTGCTGCTGCTGACCGTACTGCCTCAGACAAAGCGGCCAACCAACGCCAAACTGCCGATATTGTTCGCAGGATGTTGGGGGATGAGATTTTAGAACGAACAAAAACTTTTGTAAAATGAAAAACCAAGTAATTGAAGCACTAACGCCCGACCACGGGGCAAAGGTCATTGAGTATTGGAAAAGTCGGGGATTTGATACACGCCACCTTGTAGGAACCTCTTGTAAATCTGATGGTGATTCCTACAGGTATTACGGAGTTATTGACGGGGAATTCGATAATTACACATTGCGTCAAGTAGAGAAAGCCAACGCTGAAATAATTGAATTACCTTCAATCGGCGGCTATGTGTTTAATGTGCCTACCGCTGAACTTTCAAGAGCTATTCAGGTGAGGCTTATTCAGTTGGGGTATCGTTGGTTATATGGTCGCGACTCAGTCAGCGAAAACAAGCACCTTCTATATTTATTTGCCAAAAAGGACGGAATAATCTCGCGGGATTCAGTTTTGGCGCCCGAGAAGGCAGATAAGTACATCAAAGGTAGCATTGACGATCTATTCTACACCGACGAGTACAAATACACTCCGCCCAAAATTATAATGGAGCTTACAATGGAGGAAATAGCCGAGAAATTGGGCGTTGACCAGGTAATAATCAAAAGCTAAATACCCCGCTATGAAACTGAGTAAAAACAACCTATTCGTAAAAGCCTGGCAGTTTACTGAAGGTAATCCATACTCTTATCCTACTAACTGGTGTAGCCTTACATGGAAAGGGCTAGTGGGGATTATACTTCTCTTAGTGACTGCAATACCGGGGGTGTTATACTATTCTATAGCATATATATTGTCTTATTTTGATAAAGATACTACTAAACCTACATGGCATAGTATGTATTGCACTAAGGCATTATGGGGCATCGGCCTGACTCATTTGATAATCTCCATTATGCCTGCATTGATTCAGTTAGATCAGGGATATATAAACACAGCATCCCAAGTAGTATGGGCCGCAGCTCTGGTATTTGCTCTCGTTCCCGTAGCGGCATTAGCTACGGTTTTATTAAGCTACCTCTTTTTCGAAGCACTACCTGAAAAGTTGAGGAACCGCGAATCTAAAGCAGGTCAGAGCTTTAAAGCAGTAGGACATGGCCTGAAGAAATTAAAAGACGACCACTGTCCGTTGATTGAGTGGGAGGAGGAAGAATAACATTAATTCACACATAAAAATCAAGCAAAATGAAATGTTCATACAAAGGCGACCTTAAAAACATTGCAGACCCAATTGTTCATAAGATGTTAGAGCATCAGGTGACGCAGGGTAATCCAAGAGATGTGAGCGTGTTTGAGAAGAGGCGGACCACTGGCAGAATAAATGGCGGATTTGACTGGTTTGAAACCCCGGAGGACTATTCATTTTGGAAATCGGTCCTTAATGACGGTAATTACACTCTATTCTTTGAAAAATACCCCGAGCCAGCGGAAGCACCGCAAGATGCCAAAGTCCTCGTATCCGTGCAAGATGACGAGTTGATGGATTTGCTAAACCGCATCGAGGCCAAGCTTGACCAATTACTTGCAACACCGGCAGATACGTCCTGTAACGGTAAACAAGCAGGTGAACAGTCTACAGATTTTAAACTCGGCGATAAAGTGCGGGTGAAGTCCTGGAAAGAGATTAAGAGGTTGACGACTGAAGGTATTTATGGTTGTAGAGTTTTTAACGATCGTTCATACCTTGCAAGAGCAGAAAAGAATGCTTGCGGGTAATCTCTCGTCTACGTTCAAAATACTGACTTTGCTCTTCCTGTGACTTGATATGCGCTTTATGTGCCATATCCCAATCACCACCTTTAAACCAAGTAGGAAATTCTTTGAATCCTAATAGTCTGGCACCGCATGTATTACCATAAGGTTTCCCTTTTATGATAATGACATTTTCAATAACCTGCCCGCAATTACTACAAGTTGTACAATTAGTTGTCATAACTTCTACTTTTTATTTACATAATAAAGATAATGAATTTTTCTGAGATATACAAGTATTTCATTGTTTATTTGTGTACTACGGGTATAACAAAGGTTTGTATACTGAGCCGGAGTGTAACTGGGATAATAGGAGTAAAGTGACTGGAGTGAAGTGGAATAGATTTGAAGATATGTATATTGAGCCGGAGTGTAACTGGGATAATAGGAGTAAAGTGGAATAGATTTGAAGATATGTATACTGAGCCGGAGTGTAACGGAGGCGAAGTGGAGGCGAAGTGGATTGTAACTGGAATAGTAGGAGTAAAGCAACAAATCATTATCATATTATAAAAAATAAAATGTTGTTTTGAAATAGTAAAAATTATACTCACGTTAAGACCCCATATGGGCCGGCTTTTAACAGGTAGAACCCCCCACCTCTTAACGTAATATCTATACCCCCCTACCCCCCTTTTTAACCCCTATTTACCCCACCCCTTTAATACCCCCCTATACTTATACAATTACCCCCCCTTAACAATAACCTATCCTAGTATAAAAGAAAAACCCTCCATGATATCTCTACCATGAAGGGCTAACACTATAAAAATGAAATCTCAGATTGGTTATACAGGATGTTTAATTATTCCCAAAACACTGCAAATGATTGTGGCGACCGAACTTTGCCAGGTATATTTACTACTCTCTTTATACCAGGTAACATCTTAATCCTTTCTTCTACATTAAGGGAGATGTTATTTATTCCCCACCATTTAGTTCTATATCCTTTGATTCTTGGTTCGGTGTATCTCCTTATATAGGTTGCACCATTGTTCTTTAGTACTGCTTGTACCATATCAGGTACTCTAGTGTCGAATGTTTGTCTACTCATTATCTTTAAATTTTAAGTTATATATCTTTTTTATTGTTTCATTGTCTACCTGTGTACAACCTACCTTTATTCCATCTTCAGTTACTTCTACTTCTCTATTTCCTATTAGGATAGGTTCTGTTTCTGTAATATCTTCCGCATAGTCCCACAGCCTGAATTCAGTGGGATATGGTATATCATCTAATGTTTTTGCATCTCTATATGCAACATATTGGATATGGGTGCCAGCATCTGCTGTACCTATGACCACACGTTGGGTTCTGGTAGAATATTTATCATGCGCTACCCTCATTACTTTTGGGTATTCAGGTAGCGTTATTATTTTAGCCCCTGCTCTTTCTACATATTTTAAGGTGTAGTTATCAAAATAACCATCAATAACTCCATAGTATATATTGTTATGCATTTCTTCCGCGCAAGCTGTGCCATTAAGTATACGTGTATCAATACCTCGATCATTGAAGTATTTAATTATTTTCCTCCCCATTTCACGGGTTTCATTTTTAATGACTATATTGTTTATCATAATGTTATTGTTTTAATTTCTGCTATTTTATGTACAGTTTATATGGATGTTAGCTGCAAGGCTACGTCCACGTTCTAACAATAGTATTCGTTACTAAATCACATATTTGAAGTTTGTGAACGCTTTTATCATATAGTCCTTCACATAGCTTTTCTGCCTCTTTAAGTGTTTTTACACTTTCAACGTAATCCCACATATTAAACAAAAAGCTATCTTGCTTTACACTTAATTGTATCAAATATCTGTGTCCGTCTTTTATATTTTGTTCTGTTGCCATTTTGTTTAATGTTACTAAGTTATTTTTGATAATTAAGTACTTCGCAACCCGCAAAGTCAAAACCACAAAGAAGTCGAACTATCTCTTTTCGTATTTTGTAAATGTAGGATTTGCGTTCCTCAGATTCTTTCACACCCACTGTACTCCAATCAAGATACAACGCGTTCTCACCAATCATACTCAAATACATTGCCTCAACAGCATTATTAAAATGATAACTGGCAAAATTATAATCTCCTCCCACATTTGACTCCTGTCCAGTTTTAGTATCAATACAGTTGTAATATGAACTGTGTTTAACAAATTTCCACCTCTTTGAAATTTCAGAGGCTATTTGTTTTACTTGTTTTAATGATATCTTTTTCATCTTTAATAGTGTTTTAAGTTATCTAATACTTCCTAATTACATAATAAAGATAAGTAAAGTTTTTCAGATTTCCAAACTTTTAACCAATTATTTTTCATATAGTTGTATAACGTGTATAACTAACGTATAATAAGAGATACAGCAAAGGTATAATAAGGTATCCAATATACAATAAAACACAGGAGAACTAAGGAAAACAAGTGATAACAAGATTCTGGGAATAGTTACAATCTCACGGGCATTCCAGAACACTTAAACTTTCACTACAAGTACATCATATATACTACCTACCTGAAATGAATAAAACATTTCCTTTCCTTTCTTAAAAGCTTCTGATTTAGAATCAGCATATACATACTCCACCCAAGGATCATTATCCTTATCAGATCTCCATACTGTAATCTCGTATTTATCCATAATATGTTTAGTTAATTAGATAATAAAGTTAATGAATACATAGGAGATAACCAAATACTAATGTTTAATTGATTCCTAGGTTTATGTACTGAACGAAAGGAACTAAGTGAAACGTAACATAGTGTAGTGAAGTGAAGTGACTGGAGTGACTGGAGTGAAGTTGTTTAGTATTTATTTCTATGAAACTTTAGTTTTATTTGGTTTTAGTGGATTAAAGTTTATAAATCTTTTGATCTTATTTTTGTAGGCCGCGGATTTTTTACACCCAACAATAGGATATTTGGTTTTATTAAGATTTGGTATTAGATTAAAGTTTAATATAGTTTGGGAATTGTGGAGATCAAGCGAAGACTCAGAGCAACCCTTACAGTTTATTTTTCATATATTATCCACTTTGTATTTCAAAGTACTTTTAAAATCTTTACTTACCCCTGTATATAATATTAACTAGACCTTTAATTATACTTATCTCCAGGATATAGGTAAAACTAATAACTTTATTAATCGTATAGATTCCTTCTATACACTCCACTCCAGTCACTTCGTTCCTTCCGTTCCGTATACAAACCTTCAAACCTAATAACTTTATTCTACTTGCTTAAACTATTCCTATACACTTTACTTCAACACTTCGCTTCGCTCAGTGGTACAATCTACTAATCTATACATCTTATATCAGTATACTCCATTAACCTTTATAACTACTTATACTACTATACTTTTATTCTTCTACACGTATATCACATATTCAGTATTCTACTTTATTTTAATGATTCGTTCCATTCCTAAATGATGCATACAAATATTTTTTACCTTTCTTTGTTAATTTTAAATCTTTACTACACAAACCTAATTCATTTATAATACGTTGAGCTGTATGTCCACTATAATATCCACAAGCTGCTTTTAATAGTGCATATCTTACTACATCTCTTTTTGTAATATTTCCGAAATTGGTGTTTGTAAATGCATCATCTAATTCTTTATCTGGAATTATTGAATTTAGTTCCTCCCGCTCTTTATCTTTCTTCATTGCTTTCAATGCGTTGTAAAGCATGTGTACTGTGAATTCTTCAATTCCTGGTCTTATACTTGCATTTGTTATTTTATCTTACTCTTTGTCTTTTTTCATGATACTATTATTTTTAGTTTAGTTAATTTGATTATAAATGTATAAAAAATATTTTATTCCTCCAACGATTGTTTTTGCTTCCCTCTGATTATATCCACTTTGTACTTCAAAGTACTTTGTTATTCAATGCAACTTGTTTTACTTATCATTTGGATAATTGAAATAACTTCCTTATATTTATTGCAAAATAGAAAATTGTAATGAGCACAAAACTAAAAGATTTGTTAAGAGAAGATGAATCAACCTCAGATTTTGACCGAGTGATAAAAGAGATATTCGGCAAAGATAAATTTGTTATATTTAAATCAGACGTTACATCTAAACAATATGTAGTTCTTTGTGATGGTAAAATTGATAATTGGGGAGGTGAAACTGTATTTAGTGGTATTGTTATTGTAGGAGCCGAAGGAACCCATATTAAGAAAGGACATAGATCTTCTTCATTCTTAACAGATCGTTTCAACCCATTCGAGGGTGAATTAGAAATCAAGTAATTATATAAAAGGAATGAAAATAATGAGCATTAAATTAAAACAACTTCTTTCAGAAAAGAGATTAAATCCTACTGATCAAGATCTTATACTTCAATGGCTCTAGAATATGTCTGATTAATATGCCATCACTTAAAGTTTTACTATCTCACCATACCTATACTTTGCTGTATCACCCACATACTTTAATTCTCCTTGATTATTTATGAGAATCTATACCCTTATACCATTATAAAGATTATCTCTTGTTACAACTAAGTTATATGGGTTGTTTTATATAGCATCTTTCTCATCTTTCTCGAAAATATTCTCGTAATCATTTGGATAATTGAAAAACTTTACTTATCTTTATTATGTAATTAAGAAGTATTAGATAACTAAACACTATTAAAGATGAAACAATTAAATTTATTTAAGGAAGGCAATTTGGTAGAGAGCGATGGGATTGTAGTCAGATGTACCGGAAAACTAAATGAAACTCCACAAGGAAAAGAGTACGGAGAAATGTTTAGTGGTACTTGTGTTAGATCATCACATTTCAATTATAAAAAAGGGTATTTCACAACAAGATGGACACAAAAACAATTCAAGCAATATGATGGAAATGATATTCCTTCTTAATTCAATAACTTCTAAACACTATTAAGAAATGGCAAAAAAGATAACTTTGGTACTAACACCCAGGCAATTTGAAGCTCTTGTGTGTATGATAGAAGAGAATGCATCAAGCATCGGGAGCGCGGACCCGGAGTTTGCTAATCATTGTGAGAGAAACTTGAAACATTTGCGAAAGGCATTTAAGGATAATAGTATAAATTATAACTTATCAGGTTAATTATGTAACCTATAAAACACTGCATATAATGGACATACAAGAAAAAAGAAAATTACTTGAATGGTATGGAACAATGGGTTTATCTCATAGATTCATAACAAATTGTTTAAGATTTCTGGCAGGGAAACATAACGAATCATTAGAAGAGTTGCGGCAAGCATATTTTGTAGGGAGAACTCTTTACTTAGATGTTGGTCCGAGTTACGATGTTAGAGTACTATGTCTGAACTATGATAAAGAGAGATATGGTTTACTTCATAAAATACCCCAAGACCCAGTACAGTTTAGACTGTTATCTATTGAGGATCTGAGGTTAATGGAAGTAATTATGGATAAATCATATGTTAGTTACAGTCCTAAAATGATATAAGCAATGGACAAAAGAACATTAAAAGAACTAGCTGAAAGATATAAATCTAATCATAAACTAACATAAAACATTATACCGACAGAAATATTAGGACAAATAACTTCCTTATATTTATTTCATATTACGAAATAACTAATGGCTGTTGGTAAAAAGGAATATTTATGAAATTGATAGAAATATATAGGCGTTTTATTCACGAATCGGGTTTGAAATTTAAATCGTCAACAAATGGTGAATTTGTTCAATTTGATTTTACTGACGATGGAAATCAAATTGGCAATATTAATCTTAGATTGAAGAAGGGGTGGAATCAATTACATATCGACATTAAAGATGAATATCAACGTAGAGGATATGCGATGAAAATGATATCTATGATAATTCATAAATATGGACATATATCAATACCTGAGGGTAGAATTGTGAATCCTAATATGAAGAAAGTTATTGATCAATTATCTACTAAATTTGATTATTATAAAACTCCATATGATGAACATATAATATATGACGGATCTAAAGTTAAGTTAAATACTATTAAAAATATATTTGATAACTGATTCTGAATTTGCTTTCTTATACCCTAATGCAATGCTAAAAATCATTTTCATCATCTGTCTGTGCAGCATATTCGGTATACTCCCTATGTCGTTTTTTATAATGTCGTAAATACTTCACACTAGATTCAATCATCTTCTCATCGGCATTATTATCCATCAACCATTTTAAATGATCTATTTCTTTTTCAATTATCCGTTACAATCTGGGGATAAAATCTTTCCGTAATTGTTCTTTAAATGTCATGATATATCAAAGTTTTATTTTCTTCCTATTCTACCTTTTATTAATCTTTTACTTTCCAATCTTGAAATTCTTTTTGTCAGTTGTATATTGATTTTAAATAATTTCTCAATTTCTTCTTCAAGAGTTTTAACTCTATATTCTAATGATGTTATTCTGTTATGTTCTAATGATGTTATTCTGTTATATAAGCTAAGTATTTCTTCATTAGTCATTAGTTTATGTAATGCTTGCTTTTTAGTTTCTTCCATTTTATTAAGTTTTATCTGTTATTGATTTTTAGGTTTAATTCTATATCGTTGCACCATAATATTTAGGCTCATAAAGACTGCCATTCCTAACTTCGGGTGCGTATAAATGAATTAAAGTTTCCTGATAATCTGATGGATGTTTCATGTTAACCCAAATAACAACTTCTATATCCTCACCTTCTTCGACTTTCTTCACCATATCAGTATAGTGTTTATTCCATAGCTCTTTGGCCTCATCAAGTGTAAGCTGATCTTTATCTTCAACTATTTTACGTCCGTCCCAATACTGAAAAGCACAACGTCTAACTTTGTGTGCAGGTAATGGTTCTATTCTCTGCTTCAATATATGAAGTGCTTGTTGTGCGGAATAATCATCTTTGATTGAATCAATGCCTACATATTGTATTTCAGCACTTAAATCATTAATTTCTTTGATCACTTCGTCTATATTCATAATTTTCGCTCTATTTAACCGCTACTACACATAGCGGATATGGTTAAGTTTATACAGGTGTTAGCATTTATGCCTTTGAGCTATTCGCCATTTTCTTCTTGATATCTCTATATGGTCATAAACATCAGGTGAAGGATAAAACCAAATTAATCCAGTACCGTTGCAGAATCCGCAGCCTTTCTTTTTGCACTCTGGGCAACCAACCGAAGAAGCACTAATGCTAACATTGGCTAAAGCTCCATTGCCTTGTTGTTGATTCGATGCTTTGTTTTTTTTACTCATCGTAATTTGTGTTTGAAAGTTCATCTCTCGTATTTAGGTCGGCAACGAGAGTTCAGCCGTAGCCGTGATGTACAAGTGGCGAGGAAGCATATTGCACTGTTTTTACCAATGTTTGTCATTGTCATTGCAATGGGGTTTACAACTCCCCTGCTACTCGCCACCAGATACATAACCGTTACCATTTATACGGGTGTTATGTAGCATTACAACATTCCGCACCTGTTTCTTCATCACGTTCGCCATTAATTTCACGCACAGCTTTAAATATTTGGAACTGCATATAAGCAAGTCGGCTACATAGTTTTTCGTGCCCAAATCTTTTAATGTAGTCTTTAAGTTGTGCTTCTTGGAACGCGCCTTCGACTTCCCCAATTTCATAGTAACTTACGTCTGTATCTGTAACGTAGCGCACTTCTGCTAATTTCTTTGTTTCTGCTCCCATAATTGAAAATGACACTTTAAAAGGTGATTAATGTTATCAGTTAGCTCATTCAGGTAGTTAAGTTTATACGACCGTTAGCAACAATTGTTAACTAACTTCTGTAATCCTTCTGAATAATCGTGTGGCATTGGATACCCGCTATATTTAGCATTACAATATTCAGAGCACGTACCGTTACCATGTTCGGCAGTTTCTTTGACTAATTGCTTTCCGCAGACTAAACAACTGTTGCTAACAGCAGCTATATTCAATTGCGGTTTTTGTAGGTTATCCAAATTTTCTTTTTTCATTTTCATTTTATCTAATCTTAAAGTTTTGTGGTTCTAAATCCGCAACTAAATATAGCTGCGAACCGTTGGCAGCAATCAGGAATGTTTGATAACGACGGATAGAATCATCTCCTCGTCCATATCTACATACATTTCTTTTACAGTTTGAATCGACATGTAGTCAAATTCTTCGCCCTGCTGTATCATTACCTCCTTTTCCGGGTCTTGCTTTTGAAGCTCTTTAATTAGCTCTTTTACTTTCATGATGTTTAGTTTATACGGGTGTTGTAGGCAGTGTTGCTCACTTTATATCCTTTCTGAAAGGTTTGTTGCAATGCGGACAAGTAGTTCCTAAATAAAAACCATCGGTAGGTGAGCAACACTGTTCACTTCGCTCTACAGCATCGTGCTTGCGTAAGGCTTGCTCATGGTACTTTTTAGCTGCTTGGTATGCAAATGCTTTTTGCACTTTATTAAAGTCATATCCAGTTTCAGACGTTAAATAATCTAAATATCTGTCAAAATCTTGCTTTGTCATTTTGTTAAAGTTTTCGTTAATAAATCTCCCTACTCATACACTCACTTACTTTTGTCTTTCAATTTGCGTATTCTCCATTCATACCACTTTTTTATAAGTAATAGTGTTTTATCTGTTGCCCATAGTGCTATTAAAATTACACCTATGTAAGCAATCCATTCAGGTAAATTAATTGTTATTTCCATAATTCGTTCGTTTTACTTTGTTTATACCCGTCCCGCTAGCGTTCAGCCTATCGCTGTGGGTAGTTAAGTTTATACGGGTGTTATAGGAAATAAATTAAAATTTCCCACGCACGTAATTAATTATATTTTCCGTTGAACCTAAATTCATTGCCTCCCCTTTAGATAATTTTTCTGCTATAGAATGTATTTCTTTCAAAATCAATGATTGCTCATCAACTGTTGCGTTACAATGTTGGTCGAACATAAAGAAGTCCACCCCTGCTAAGTGCATTGCAGAGTGCATTGTCGCAATCATTTTTATCTGTTTTTTAGTTAGTTTTTTCATACCTCAAATTCTACTTTAAAGGCGTTTACAACTTGTACGTTAAGGTTATAGGGATATTATAGCCGATAGCTACGTTACTACTTCGTTTGGAAGTTGTGTTTTTACATACGCAATTTTCTCTTCTTCGGTCAAGTCGGTAAAAAATTGCACCGCTATTGCTTTTCCAAATAACACTTTCTTTGCCATAGCAAATCGTTCCTTTAATGTGGTGTGTTTCTTTTCGTAATTAAGCGGTTTAGCAATTTGCCAACCCTCTAATTTTTTACCTCCAATCACTACTGATACTTGTTCTGTTGTTGATTGGTCTTTCACCAATTCGTCAATTAAAATTGCTTTCATTTTGTTTTTAAATTAATTTTAGTACGGAATTTTATTCTGAAAAGAACAGTTTAACGCCATGCTCAGGGCGTAGTTAAGGGCGAGCAACAAATTTAGCCAACTTGCTGATTAATTTTTTCTCAGCACTACTTTTCCAGTAACATCGACAATCTTTGTAATCATCTTGCTACCTAAATCTTTTCCTTTTTGGAACACTTTGCTATTATGCTCCATTAACAATTCCATTAACTGATATTTATCAGTTGTGTTAAATGAGTTGACTTTTTCATTGTCCTTGTTAAATGCTAAATATTCCATTTTTAATGTGTTATAGGTTTATGTTTAGATTCCTCTGTTTTCTTTGTGTTGAAGCTTCAACATCCTGGCTCTATACTTCTCATCATCTAAGTATAGCTTCAATGCTAATTCTTCAATCATTTTTATCTTGTTATCAGTATTATCCTTATTTTTAAGCTTTGTAGCGGCTTTCATAATGTAATACTTTGGTACTTTTTGCTTGTCTTTCATAATTGATTTTCTTCTATTACATAATAAAGATAATGAAAGTATATGAAACTACCAAATTTATCGCGAAATATTTTTTTTCTGCTAAATATTTGGATAAATGAAAGTGTTTACTTATCTTTATTATCAAATTAAGAACAGAATAATAAAAACATTATTATGAAGTATCAAAAAACATTGGAGTTGTGGCTATCACGAAGCAATGATTACCACGAAGTATTATCAACAGCAACTTTAGAGTTGTTAGGACCTGTGCACATGATTCAATTAATGCAAGAGTTGGGGTGTAATAATGATCCTGCTCTTTCGAAACTGATGACAATAGCAAAGAAAATTCATGATGCTCAAATATCATTTTTGAAGACCATAATATTAGGACCCTCAGGACCTGGTGATAAAATGATACTAGGATTGTTAGATAAAATTGAAGCTATCTTGAAAAATGAAGATGTAAATAACATCCCAGAAGATAAAGCTATCGAAATAGATAGATTGGTAAAAGAAACTCGAACAAAAGCACGAGTAATGGGTATTAATATAAACTTGAATTAAACAAACAACAATACTTGCAAGGCAACAGCGAAATAGAAAATAGGTGGAATGATAAAAACTAAATATCTAATTATTGGTGAAGAAGGATCGCCTTATATAGCAGACAGAATTACTGAAGGTGATATAGATATGTGTCTAACAGGGTATATAGTAATAATACGAATGATAGACGGTTATTATTTATCATTTGTAGGTGCTGACAATACGCGTGTTTGGAATCCACTTAATAAATGGGAAGTATAATAAAATAAACTAATCATGGAAATGCAAAAAGAACTAAGATATGAATATGCGAATATCATGTTACTTACAAGATAAACAATTAATATGAATAAATGTATTGAAGCAGTTAAATACATCATTGATGTTTGGGATGAGGTTACAGGTAAAACATGGAGGGACGGACCAGATCATGTACAACAAAAGTTTCTAGAAGCCGAAGAGGAATTGAAAAAGCATGATAAGGATATTATAGAATGCGGTGGATGTGGAGACAGAAGGCATATAAGTTATTGTATAGATCAATGGTGTTTAATTGATGGCGTATCATATTGTTATAATTGCCAAATCGTTAGAAAAATAGGGTGGTTTGAAGAAGAAAAATAATGTTATGAATAAATATTCTATACTTGCAATGACGAAATATATATTAGAAGATTTGCAATACGCCATTGATAATGATCGTATAAGGCATTATGATAGTAATGCTATACTATCCTATGCCTATAGTGGTAGATTTTACATTTGTAGTCATGCCAATATCACTAATCGTAAATTACTAAAAGAAACAATTAATAAAATAGCAGATTATGGAGATAAATACATCCCAGAATTTGTTTATAATGAAGCATTCTATTATAATGTTATTAGTAACAGATCTATCACGAATGAAAAATATAATCTTCTCAAAAAGAAACACCTTGAAGATTTCATTGAGCACTTGACGATGAATAAATTAGAAATTTTAATATTTAATCTAATAAGAAAATTATGGAAAAGGTAGGTTGGAAGAATAGTAAAAGAGTAAAGGTAAATGACTACTCGCAGCAGTAGCAAGCCCATTTTATGTCAATATACGCTAATACTAAACCAAAAACATATAACGGAACATCATTCCAACTACCCTGTATACTCGCTCCTAACAAGCCGAAAATAGAAAGGGGTATAAGATACCAGACCTTCTTTTTACTCTCAAGGACATTGAAGTAATAGTACCCAGAAAGAGCGAATAATGCTATTCCTACATATTGATTAAACCCAGGATTCAATATTAAGTAAGATAATAGAGATAGTAGATACACCAATCTACATATTACTGTTTCCGTGTATGATATTTGTTTCATAATTATTCTTTTTTCTATACTCTAATATAGATTCTAATTTTTTAATAAATTCAGTTCTATTAGTTATTCCAACTTCGCGTTTCATAATATCTAATCTATTTCTCGTATAATCTTTTTTAAAAATTGAAAGTTCTTCTTCCATTTGATTAATTTCCCTTTTTGTATCTTCTATATCACGATTTATTTCTTCGGTAGATATATGATCGTTCTGTTTAATTTGTTCTTCTGTTAACATCATCGTGTATTTTTTGTTCTATTTTATGAAATTTATCCATTTGTTCCGGTGTAAAGACAAGCATTCTTATTCCAGTTTTCTTACCATTTAGATATGTATCGCAGAAACCTTTTTCATCTCTTTCACCAAGACTAATTTCAAAGTTTTTTGGTTTATTTTCTTTCTTACCAAATATCCAATTACAAAACTTCTTCATTCCTTCAGGTAAGTTTTTCATATTCTTTCATTTTATTTAATGCATATTTTGTCTCGATGGTCATTGGTACTATTTTAATGCCTAATGTATTGGCTAATTTTATTTCTTCATGCATTCCGCAACTAATTCTATTACCATATAATCTTACTTCATCAATAAATCCTTTAGATATCAAAGCAATATTATTTTTAATTCCACGCTCTCTTTCTTCTAATATATTATCATCCAATGCATGACAATCAAAAAAGTAAGGTGCAAATGGTACTACGTTAGGTTCTTCAAGATTAATTTGTCTACCAATTTCCTGTATTTTTCGCAAATTTTCTGAAATATTTCCGCTTATTGGATGTGCAATGTATACTATTTTCATTCTAACTTCCATAATCTATACAAACTATTTTACCTTTATATTTTCCAAAGTTTTCAGGGTTAGGATCATATGGTAAATTGTTTTCTATTAGATTATCAAATATTTCATTGTCATCTATAATAGGTGGTTTCAATTCTTCAGCTCTTGACATTACTACCAATAAACCAAATGGAAAATACCATTTTACTGGGCATAATAGATTTTTCATATCTTGTGATGAATCTCTCCACCAACTTACTTCATTCATATTAGCTAACAACCCATTTAAGAATTGTCTATATGATTTAATGTTAGGTATTTTGTATACTCTATTCTTGCTTATGAATACTATTCTAGTTACACCTGATTTTATCATTTTTTCTTTACATTTGGGTATTCAGGTAAATATCTAAAATGTGTGCATGGTAACCAGTCCTCTTCATCTTCATACTTCATTACAAGAACATTTGGATTAGCAGTATAACCACCTTCCCACCACCCTTGTTTTATATCAGTAAAACTATCCGTATCTTTCATGTAACAAGTAAACTGAACTTCTTCACCTTTCGGTGGTAAGAATCTAGGAACATCCCACCAATCATTAGGTCCAATTTCTTCTAGGAGAGTGATTCGTATGTCGGGAATATTAGGATCGAGATCAATTTCTTTACAAAGTACAATATGTTCTGCGTTTTCATATTGTTCGAGCTTATTTTTAGTTTTGAAATAAATGACCATTAAGTATATGATAATACCAGAAAGTGCAATTACTCCTAACGCAATAAGTGATGTATCTGTTATTAAAATTTCTTCATTCATTGTCAATCATTTAATCCGTGTGCGTCTGGTGGTTGTTGAGTTCCTGTTATGGACTGCAGACCAACATCCGAACCCAATGTACTAAGACTTGGTCCGGCAGACATGCTTGTAACTTCATGTGTTGAATGATGCGTTCTTCCGCAGTTCTATTGATTACATTTACCAACACCCTTCGTAGATGGTCGTATGATACACTCTCCGATCCTTCTGGCATCTCTCCTTTAATTAGTTTATCCAACGCCCAGTTCTTTTCAGCCCATTGGAGTACTTCTTCACCTAATGATATTTTCTTGTCATTCATAATTTATATATTTACTTTGATTATATTCAGCATCAGCAAGCAGAAGGTCAATATCATCCCGCAATCTGGCCACTTCTATAGTCTGTTGCTTTTACGATATCTCCTTCATAAATGTCTTTACCCTTTTTATCTTTTAACCCAGTAAACTGCATTAGATATTTCTCATCTATGTTAGTACCCATCTTTCCTAACACCATTCCGTGAATATCCTGATACGTCATTTCTTTTTTCATGTAATTCCAATACCTGAACTTAATCTCTTTCATCTTTCAACACTTTTAAAAATTCATCAGGTAAGACTACATTATCTAATTCTAAACATCCTTTAAACATTGGAGCAATATCCTCAGGAGTATATCCTGCTAATCCACAGCCAATTGGAGTCACCAAGAATCTAAGTTTTGATTCATTGGCCTTTGCTGTTATTTGAAACATAGAAACATAGACATTTATCTTATAAAGTGGCAATGTTTCAATGTTCACATCTTTAGTGGGAATAGCAAATGTCTGCCCTTGCAGTCCAAACGGGTTGTGCATTACAGCTCCCCATTTCAATGCTTGTTTAGCTGCACCCGCTCCATGTATTCCTCTTAAGTTACTTCCGAATACAAAGATTTCATTGGGTTCTAATTTAGTTATCATCTTCATTCTTCTTCATCTTGTTTAAGTGCGTATAATAAAGCTTCACGAATAGTATCCTTCCATGCTGTAGCTTCAACGAACATTGTTGTTACCATGTCTACAGCTTCTTCTCCAAATGGAACATTCTGCAACCCATCAAATGTAACAGCCCAATGACCATTATCATCACTTAACAGATTCGGACAATAACCTAATCCAACCAATGCTTCTAATGTAGATTCTATAGAAACAGTAGGTTGTTCAGCTAGTAATATAATGTCTTTATATGTGTATTGCATTGATTACTCCAATTTCTGTTTTCTTAATCTAATCTTCTCTCTAACTAAATCTCCTTGTTCATCATAATCGAAGCCGTACCCATTGACATTCATATCAATATTATATTCAACCCAGAAACTAGCTGTAATATGTGTTTTTTCAAATCCATGATTTTGTAGTAATAATTCAACTGCTTTTTCAGTTACCTCTGTTGATGCGTTAAATCTCTTATCAACCAATTCATATGCTTCGGCAAATACATTGCTTACCAACTCATTAAACTCTAATTCAGAATAGTAATTTTCATGACTTAGATGATAGGCATCTGGAGATTCAGGATTGTTTGCTCCTACTATATAGTTATACATCACAATTACATTTTAGCATTATTCAATTTCTCCTTTTCCATTAGAACATTTAAAGTAGATTCTCGATACTCATCTTTTGATATTAAGACATTTCTAACTTCCTTTCCGCATGAAGGACAATGATTCACTCTCCACTTCATACCATTAACTTCTATACAAGGCATTAACATTGTATCAGAATCTTCTTCAGTATATGTAAACCATTGAAATGCAGATAACATTTTTCTAAATGTATCACAACATATTGTATTGTTATTATTCATACTTAATCATTTGCATTTTCTGCATTTTGAATTGCTCTTTTCAGATGATCGGCAGATACAGTATATTTCTTACCGGCAACTTCTAAAACAACAAATGCCTTTCTATTCCAGTGATTTTCTACAATTATTTTATCAAATGATTCATATGGTAGACATTCTTTTCCATTAAGCTCATATACACGGATAGAATTTGTACTTTGAATTTTGTTACTCATGATATCTTTTTCCTTTCTATTGCATTATTAATTTTTTCATATTCCAATTCACAACAATTAGATTCACCACATTCAGGGCAACATCTGTCTTCGTAAATTTCTAATCCATCAACATACCCACATGTTGTTTCTAAATCATCTGTCATAATTGTCGAATTACAGTGACAACATTCTATCTCTATATTTTCATACATGTATGAATATTCTGGAATTAGTGAATGGTTTATTCGGTGTACTTTTCTTTCACTAACAATACTCATACACCTATCATCATTACAAAATTCGTCTATTATATGCGGATCTATAATGAATCCTTTTACATTTATACGTTTACCATTCATGACGTCATATTCAGTCACAAGACAATTCTTCCCCTCTATCATATATTCAGGTAAGGTTTTTGCTTTAAATCTTATATCCCATGGACCTGGAATAAGAGTTTGACAGCTACCCGCATCTTTATTTTTTTTGATGCTATTAAGATCAATTTTAACGAAATATAGTTTCATGTATTTTTACAATAAGTCCAACACTGTTTGTATTGGATCTTCGTGATATAATTCACTTAATTCAGATGCATATAGGTTCTTTAATCCCCCAGCATCTTTAACCGTCATTAGGTCATCGTATAACAACGAATCATGAGTAGTTGTATACTTACCCTCATACCCAACTTTATACGTACCAGATGCTACTTTACTGATATCTAGATCAGTTATTTTTACGTTATTCATCTTCTTGCATTTTCTGCATTTTGAATTGCTCTTTTCAAATCTTCCATTTCACTCTTAGTCCCGGATGCTAATACCTCCAATGTATCTTTGAATTGTTGAAAGTAATAGCTGCTATCCGTAAGGATTTCTAAGTCACCATCAATTGGATTAAAAACTAGATTGTATTTCATGTGCTTTAGGTTTTTTATTCATATTAAAGATAATGAATCTTTATCAGATTACCAAATTTTTAGTTGACTTATTAGCTCACAATCTTTACTTGAGTGCAATACTTTCCTTTAAAACCTTTCCACCATTCAATGATTATGTTTGGTTCTTTAGCATCCTGAATAACCTAACTGTAATGTGATTTTTTCTTAATTTAATCACGATTTGTTATTTTAGATACTTGTTATAAATTTCATCTATTTGTGGTTCTAATTTATCTTCACTTCCATTATTGTCAATGATAACATCCGCGTATGATGAATCGATATTAGTTGATGTTCGAGATTCCGGAGGTAATCTTTTTGATGCATCCACCCAAATAATTAAATCAAAAATATTTTGTTTTTTGCATTCATCAATTTCTATACCAGATCTCATTCCAACATAACAATCATTGTCTTTCAATATCTCTTTAGCTAATCTAGCAGGATCGTCCTTATTATATTCAGCTATGAGATTATGCCATTTCGCCCTTAGTTCCGGGCTTGTTTTCATATCATTAAAACATTCTTCAATAGTCTTGTAACCACATTCCTCTTTAAGTGTGTCGAAAATGAATATTTCAGCAGCTGCTACAGATGAGCTTTTAAACGAGAATCCATACTTGTTTCTAAATATTTTAGCTACAGTATCCTTGCCCCATCTGGCATCTCCAATTATTAATAATTTCTTCTTCATTTTACTCCTGTTTCTAAACAAAATATTAAATTTCTTAATTCTGTTATGTTATCATATTTGAAAATCGTGTAATCAAATATTTGTACTTCAATACCATCATCATCCCAATAATCACTTGAATTTGTTATTAAACAAAATTCCTCATGATCATTTCCAATTCTATATGTGAAATAATGAAATGATATATCTCCCGATTCGCTTCTCGGTACAAAATTTCTTTGAAATCCCAATAACAATAAATCTTTTAATGTTAACATGATACATAGCTTTTATTCATATGTTTACAAATAGGACATGCAGTTTGATACCACCCATTAATACTAGTTATTTTTACATATTCACTTTCCATTCCGCAATTTGAACATATGTGATCTAATTTATTCTCAAGCTTATCCAGCTCATTATTTATTTCATCTGAAAAAATACCATATATTCTTATTCCACCAAACTTTTCTTTGATATCATATATGATAATATGTTTAGTAATTTCAGTTCGAAGATTATACCAATAATTATATCGTATCCAATATGACCCACCTCTTTGATATGCCAAATAATGTATAGCTCGACAAATGAATCTGGGTAGGTATTTAGGCCAACTCTTTCTTTCTATATACTTTAAAAATTCTTGAACTGGTTCTTCCCACGGTCCTGGTATGGATCCAGTATATGAATACCCCAAATGCTTATACTTATAAGCAAATGTTTTTGGGAATAATATTTTCATGATATTAATTGTTTGCATTTTTTATTGATATGCCTGATTGTAACATTTCAATTCCTCTTTGAACTAAATCACAACAATTTTCATACATTTCAAAATCTCCAGTATTCATTACCTCCAATGTATCTTTTATTTCTTTCAGATATACTTTAGCAAAATTAGGATCGTGTAATATAATTGAAGATGTATTATGTATGATATCTGCGTATTTAATAGATTGTGAAACTGAATCTATTTGAGCCAATCTATTCCTTTCTAATGATTTACGTTCTCTCCGATTTAATTCCGGATATGCTGTTTTATCATAAACATCAGTTAAATCAATAACGTATTTCATTACGAAACTGATAGAACGTCTTTTAACCAGTACAGTAGTTAGCATGTTATGTATATCATTAAAACCACGGTCGGTATCTTCCACAACATCATGCAACAATGCAGCAATGCACCCATATAAATCAATACCATACTTTTCACAAATAGAAGAAACCTGTATAGGGTGATATACATATGGTTCACCTGTATATTTGCGTTTTTGATCGCCATGTGCGTCAATTATAAAATCTATGATAGTATAATTGTAATTGGCTAAATTAACTTTAGCAAAATCATGAATTTTTTGTCGCTCGTCTGATTTCATCTTTTTTCATGTCAAGTGCTTGAATAATCCTACCTATGTAATTTGATAGAATACGCATATTTATATAATAATCAGGTATTGTATCGATATACTTAGCTGCAAATAACCCGACATTTCTCAACTGCTCCTTCGTTTCACAACTAACTATCCATCTTATCAATGCTTTGCACCCTTTCTCTACATCATCCCATTTCTTATATTGTCTCATCGTTTACTAAATATTGTGATATGTTCGTGAAATCTAGGATTAGAGTGTCCACTTCACCCTTTAAATATCTAATAACATTTTCCTGGGATGTTTTGTTTGCTAGCATCATATACCTTTCAAGTATAGTATATTGTCCTGCTTCTATATCTAACTTCCAACCATCACTGTGTGTAAAATTTAACCCTCCAAACACTTTAGGTTGAATATCCTGGGCTCTATCTGATAATGAGTATCCAGTTAACTGCCCAAAAATTGAATGCGTTAGACTCGTGCTCTGTAGGTTCTCGGTAGTTAATCTTGCTAATTCATCTGGAGTGGACATCTTTTTGATATCATTTATCTCTACTATTAGCAAGTTTCTAAAGGTATGTAATTTCATCTCTTCATTATTTCTATAATAAAGATAAGTAAAATATAGCAAATAGCCAAATATCTGGTCAGATATTTTTCATCTATACTTTATGTTTCTTCAGATACTCATTCCAGATTTTCTTGCGTTGTTCTCTTGTGAATTGTTGCCTATCCATAATTTCAATTAATGCATACTTCCTACCAACCTTTCTTTCAAATCTATCTTTGTGATGCAATGCTAAATGCACTTCATCCAACTTTTGATCTCCTTTTAATAAAACACAAGAAGTCCCTGGTTTTTGTATAGCCGATTTAGTTTTAGCAATTGTACTGATTTTACTTGTTACTGAATTTGGAGAACGCTGATAGAATTTAAACGTGTACTCTTCGTTGTTTTCAAAATGTACTTTCATGATTAAAATATTTTATGTTAGTAATATGTTAAGCCGGCCCATCCGAATCTTCCCAAGAATTTGGTACTGTATAAATGATGAATGCAGTATGTCCGCATCCGTTCTCGACGCCTCCCGTTATTTGTATATCGGTTATTTCATACAAATCACCATGTAATTTTTTAATTTCGCTAATACATTTATCAATCGCTTCTTCTAATTGTGATAAATTGCCAGCATGTCGCACATGATGCACTTTAATCTTCCTATCAATAGTGTTATACTTCGACATATAATGTAAATTTTCAATAAAGATAAATAAAAAAAATTAAATTTCCAAATATTTTTTGTATATCATTAAGTAGGGTTTACAACTATATATTTATTAAAGAGATCACCACAAAAAATAACGAGATAATATACATGCAACCAATTATTGATTTACTATCACCTTATTTAACTTCTCTAATCAATATACTAATTGGAATTATTTCTACCTTAGCTTTCTATAAGTTTAGAAGACGTCAGAAAGATGTTGATACTTCATCATCTGAATTTACAACAGTTAAGAATATATCCGACGAGTATCTATCATCTATTGTGTCTATGACCGATCAGATTAAAAATCTTCATGAAAAGATTGTTACTTTATCACATCAAGTTGAAATACTGAAAGTAGCAATTGAATCAAAAGATGCCATTATTTCTGAAAAAGATAAATTGATATTTACTCTGGAGTCGGAAATATTGTTAAAAACTCAGGAAATAGAGCATTTAACAAAAATCCTTCATGAGAATGCAATTGCTTTCACATCTTCTATTACACCAAAATCAAAAAAATAGGGATGAATAATACTATCCACCCCTATCCACTATAAATCAATTAAAATGAAAACTTAAAATCTAATTCCTAAGTTTAATGCTAATCCAAACGTCGTTTCATCACCAAATGCAATATTAATAACTGGTTCAAAAAATACTGTTCGACAAACAAATCCTGTAATACCACCGGCAATTCCTACTTGAGCATCTTCAGTATTTGAATCATAACCTAAAGAAGCACCAGCAAAGAAAGGAGAATCTAAGTAATATCTACCAAAAATACCTCCTGACCAATCACCGTCTCCACCTTGTAGTGAAGATACTCCAAGTACTATCTGATCTGTTATTGCATATCCAACTGAAGGACTGAAAGCAATATCAGAAATTGAAGTTCCTGAAATCTGTGTAGCACCTACCAAAAAATCACCTTGATTAATTGGAGTGTTTGAGGATTGTTCCTCTTGCGCAAATGCAAAAACACTGCACAACATTAATAAAGTAAATAAAAAACTTTTCATATTGTTTAAAAATTTGGTTTACAATCTCTTCAGCATTTCAACTATACTATTATGCAAATGAACCGATATAGATCTATTTGGATCATAATAATGATCGAAAATGATTTGCTGATTAGGTTTTAGCTTTTCGTATAGTTTCTTTATTTCTTCGTACTTTTCCACGTTTCTTCTTCTTTATTTCATTAAGAACGTCATTCATCGTACTTTTTATTAATGTTCCTTTCATCATATTCATCCACAAATAGCTGATATTGTTCTTCTGCATTGTGCCTCCGTATCTATGTTACATATTATACAAGCTAAATCATACATTAATTCAGGCGTCATTTTTATACCATACTCTTCTTCAAATGTTGTAGTATATAATGCTGCTTTATGAAATGTTATTTGTAATGGAGCATTATCAAAAATCTCAATTAAATCTTCAGCTTTATTCCCCAATGTTGCTGGGAATTTATTTCCTATTTTTTTATTGATCCTATGTATGACTTGAAGATATTCAACTGATACTTCAGACAAATTTTCAAATACACCACCCAGTTTTAAAACTTCTTTGTATACTTCTTTTTTCCAATCCATATATAAAAATAATAGAAATAATTGAATTAACCAAATTATACTACCTAAAAAACCTTGAACATAACTTATTCATTGGTATAATTCTATTATGATTTTCTTCTACATATATCCTCACCAATTTAACATGGTTAAAACTAGATTGATATGTATATTCTCTAACAATTAAATCAGCCATATGTATACTATTAACTACATTCCAATACTCTTCTTCTCTAGCTATATATCTTTGGTTATTTGATTTAGTTAACTTAATAACACAATCACACTGTGAGATATTATCAACGAATGTTATTTTGGCTCCAACTCTTCCCGCATATTCATATGATTTGGTTATGTATACTCTAATGTAACGTGAGTTCTGTTGAGAATAAACAAAGGATATGCTAAAACAAAAAACTACCGTTAAAACTAATTTAAATAGGAATTTCATTTCTTTGCATTTTATCTTGAACTTCCAACTAGTATTCCTGATCCAAGTACAAATCCAAAATCATACCAGGCACCTATATTGTTTACTTCATACATAGTTATCGAATCATTGAAACAACTAATTATGAAAGTAAAAGGAGCAATAAGACCATGTATAAGACCCGACCAAAATCCAGCGGGTGTTTCAGTTATACATTCTTGTATGTTTAATGGTTCCGCGCAACCATATATTAAAATAATCAATAGAAAAAGTAATAAGTATTTCATTTTCTCATATTTTTAATTGTTTCTATAATACCGTATATTACACCTCCTATGAATATGAATATAAGCACTATAAAAATACATATAGCTATTGCTGCGCATATTGGCCAACAAGCTGCTATTAGTAATCTTAATTCTGGTGGTATATGTGTGCTTAGATTTACATCATTTACGTACAATCGTAACCTGGATAATAGGAAATCTATTACCATGGCAATGATAACATAGTATAATAATAGATTTAGAATGTAGTTATTGTCTAACACTATCAATAGCTTTTTTTAATGATTCCATATCATATAGCATTAATTCCGCAATATCATCTAATAATAATTCTTCAATAACGGTTTCCGGTTCAAATGATATTGCATTATTATTCATTGGTGTATCATCGTATTCGTATTCAACCTCAAAGTCACAACCACATTCATCACATGTTGCGTCTACATAACCAATAACATCTCCCGGAAGATATCTAATAACTTTCATTTCTGTATTATTTTTGTGCCTGCTAAGGCTATTAAACAACTATCTATAATACCATCATGCGGTGTATACGACCTCTTTGTTGCAAAAAATGTTTCATTCGGCCATATTCTTCTTGCACTGTTTAATGAAGTTTCTTTAGTTAGTGTCTTCATCACGAATGAACCATCTTTCTTTTTTCTCTTTGTTGGTTCTCTGACCATATCCTTTTCAATCCAAACTATCTTCTGCCATTCTTTAGGTTGAATCATTTTAATTTCTATTTCTGAAATTAAACATATAGCACGAATAAAACCACATGCAAATCCTAAACCAAATGTAGCCGATGCTTGTACATTTCTCATTGCATGTACATCCTCTAAAAAAATATGTGATACATCAGTTGTCATATATTCTTCTAAAAGAATCTTTATTGAATTAATGTCATCAAAACCTTTTGGATGTAGTTTGTTATACTTAACAATTTCACCATTTAGATTCATTAAACAAATTCCACCATTCCCTCCTGGGTCTATACCTAATATCACTCATATCCCTCAATTTTAGTAATAAATATTAAAAAGGAAGTAAGGAATCATAACAATTCCAATACTTCCCTACACCTAAACACATTGAACATTAGTCATTAACTATTGTTAGAAGTTCTTCAACTTGTGTATTTTCATCAAATACAACATCCGCTCCTTCTAACGTATCAGATAATGCTGGCATTCTCATCTGTATAGCGTGACCAATAGTTATCTTTCTACCTAGTTCCAACATTCTAAATTCGACAGCTCCGGAATCTAAAGCAGCATTTTGTTCAACCATATCTAGGAATTTCAATACTGTATCAGCATTTGAAACACTATTATTATCTGGACTGGATAAGTTTAAATAAACAACATTCATAGTCGGTATATGGAATGCAATTAAATAAACATTACCTGTATCAACTGTTACCTTAATGGCATTTTCCAATGTTTTTGGTTGCCATCTATTATTTGCTTCAGGATGATCAATACCCATGAATCCTGTATGGACACCTTGACCTGACCATTTTGAGAACTTGGGTCCTCGATATACTCTAGCCTCAGTTATTACCCACTCAATACTCTTCTTCTTTAATTTCGGAATATTGATATCTAAGTATTCAGCATTCTTAGCACTATAACCTGTATTATCACCTGAATAAACAACTGCACCATCACTGTCATGATATCTAGCATTCCAACCAATTTTCTGAACTTCTGTTCTGTCTTCATTTACCAACCAACCTGATAAATCAATATCAAACCTACCTGGCCAATGTACATACATCCTGATACATTTCTTCTTATCATCATATAACTCACAATCAAATGATGCATTTTGAGTTAATGATAAATCAGCCGCTCTATTATTAGTTGGAATTGATTTGAAATACCATTGACGATCAATGAATACTTTCTTATCCTCAAAACCTTGTACCTTCATATCAACCATCCTATTAAGGATCTTTGATGTAATAGATACTACTAGTTTTGAATCTAATGCATCTAATGCTTTATATGAATGTGCATTGCTTCTTTTACTTGATGCAACTACGGAAGAACGGGAATTTTGTACTTTGTCTCTACTTCTGAAATGGTTATATGCATCAATTAAATTAGCAAATGATAATTTTGATAATTGAAGGTAATTATCAATTGCAACTTCACCAAATACCCGTACTAAATGATCTAATCTTCTAGTAAATACTCCTGGACGGTGTTTCAACAATTCAAATATACCAGGACTTTTATGTTGCAATGCTTTTTCAACTTTAGCATTGAATGTTTCCAACAACCCAGGATCATTCCTTAATAGGTTAGTATATGCTGCAAGGTTTGGGTACTTCTTAACATTATTCGAAGCTAATGGATTCAAGTAAAATAACAACCTTAACCATGGTTCACGATATGTTTTGAATGAATCTTCTAAATCAAAACATTGCTCCAATGTCCTACGTAATATATTACACTGTCTGGTTGATGGATTTTTGAATTTAGTATTTTCCTTCAATCCCTCATCACCTCCAGAATATGCACTCATTATACGCAATACAGTAGTAGCAGATTTAGTTGGTAACATTTGAATTTTACTATCCATCAATCTCTTACCAATATATGATGCAGTTTCTTTGAACCTGATTTTACTCAATTCAATATTCACAGCATCATAATTATCAATATAAAAATCAATAGCTTCCTTATCAAAAGCACTTATTGATTCACCACTATAAGCAATGTTTTCAAATACTTTGTGGAATTGTTCATCGATAAGCAATCTAACAGGTTTAAATTCAACCTTTTCTAACTTAACTTCTCTATTAAGAAATTCTTCATCCTCGGGTCTCCAAGTACCAAGTGACCAATAATGAATTATAGCATTGACGAATAATTCAAAATGAGACTTGCTTAATACTGATTGAGGAAAGTTTCTGTAGATAGGCTCATATCCATCAGAATCACCAACTACATCTTTTATAGCGGATACAATTCCATGATAGACATTATTTAACTGCCCTTCTTTTAAAGTACATAACCTATCAAATAGGTCTTTTTCAAGTATATAACCTATACCCATCAACTCATGGTTGATTTGATGTACTAGGCTATCATTACCTGAATCAGAACCTTGTTTAACATGAAGCCCTTTAACTTTTAGGAAAGTAATTTTGTGCTTCAATTCATGTTTTTCCATAACTTTAAAAATTTAGAAAGATTAATAATCCTAACAACTAATTTAATTGTCAATTTAAGAGTAAGTTGCTAGATGTTTAATTTAGGCAAGGGGCCTGGATTCGAACCAGGACTAGGGCTACCAGAAAGCGAGTAACACTAAACATGTTTATTTTTAAATAATAATCGTGTAATGTAATTTACCTGTGCTGCCAATTACACTACCCCTTGCTTGTTTCAGTTATATGTTGTTATGAAGTCTTTTCATGATACTAAGTATTCAAGTCAAATAATTAATTAGACAATAAAGATAAGAAAAGTATTTAACTTATCCAAATATCTTCATTATTATTTTTGGTTAACTTCGTGATAGAATACATCTAAGTTATCTTCTATATATCTTTTAATAGGTCCAAAGGCTATGTTTTCTTCATGTAGATATATGAAATAGCTGGCAGGTACATCCTTCAGATGTTTTCCTTTATGTTCTCCGAAGGACATTATAGTGTAGTCGTTCATTTGTGTTAAAGATTTATTTGCGGTAGGCGGAGGACTCGAACCCCAACCCCTTTCTCAGAGATCCACCCGTTTTCAAGACGGGGATTTTTCCATTAAAAATATCACCTACCGATTGTACTCCCGACCAGACTCGAACTGGTATGTTAGGTTTAGAAGACCCATATCTTTCCATTTAGATGACGGGAGCTAATTTTGTATACTTTAAAATAATATCTCTCGCTTCTTTATATTTATCTGTTCTTGTATACTTCCATTTATCTATTGCGCCTTCCGATTGAATCAATTTAATACAATCTTCTTTTAATAGTATAATTGACACTAGTGATCTTTCAATATCATCAACTATTGCAGCACATTCTTTTAGACTTAGTATTCGTATACGTTCTTCATACTCATTGATAAAATCAATATATGTTTTTGATTCCGGAATATTTGTCAATTTTAATCTAAAATCAAAATCAATAAATTTAGATACCATAATCAATTCAAACTCAGCAATAAAATCTTCCAATATTCCTGATTTGTTTTTCTCATTTCTATGTCTGAAAGAAATATACATTGAAAACAATTTCATTAACTCATCTTTAGTTAATGTTCTTAACCAACCATCTAATTTAGGACATAATGGATCAAACCTCATATGATCTAAAACTGATTCTAATAGATGAAATCCTTTATTTTCAATTGCATCATTAATAACTGTTAAAGTTTGATTAACATTTATTTGGTATCCTTTTTCTATCATATTATATCCTTTATTAGTAGCCTCAAGAGGACTCGAACCCCCATCTCATGGTTCGTAGCCATGTATCCTTCCAATTGAACGATGAAGCTATTAGTAGCGCCAGTGGGACTCGAACCCACAAGACCATGTTCCTAAAACATGTGCGTATGCCAATTCCGCCATAGCGCCTTTTCATTTTAATAAATTTTCTGATATATCATAATATTCTAATTCTTCACCACATTTAAAATAAGTATTATCAAGAACCAATTCTACATTTTGATGGTGGTGGCCAAATAACCACATATCAGGTTGATGTTCTTCAAATAATAATTGTAAAAAATTTCTTGTGTGAGAACCTGGATGCCCGAATAATTCTTTGCATACAGCTTGTGGGCAATCATGACTAACTACAATCTTTGGTTTAATTTCACTATAAAGATTGAAACATTCAGTCATTTGTCTAAAATTCAATTCTTCTTCTGGGAACCAATCTCTATAAGCAACTCTATATGCTTTATCAATTGAAGCAGCACCACGTATAAAGAATATTCCTTCATAGAAAGCAAAATCACCCAACGAATGTTTTAGATTTATATATGGATAATAATCATGGTTACCAAATAATACTTTATGATTATCACAATCCATATTAGCTAAAAACCATTCATGTTGACTTTTAAATCCTAAATCACCTATTTGTACACTCTTTTTGACATCAGTTGTTAATTGTTTATACCGATGCATCTTTCCATGAATATCGAATATTATTCTCATCTACTTATTTTCTAGTATTGAAGTATAAGACTCCAATAAACAATAAAATTATTAATAATAATTGAATTAACATAATAATTAAACTTTGAAATTGCGCCTAGAGAAGGATTCGAACCCACTATCCTCGGTTTAACAAACCGCCGCTTATACCAGACTTAAGCTTTCCAGGCAATTAGGTGTACGACGAGATTCGAACTCGCACGTGACTTTCATCACACCAGGGTCACAACCTGACTCGGCAAACCATATCCGATTCGTACACAGTGGACCTAGCAGGACTCGAACCTGCGACCTCCTCGTTATGAGCGAGTAATTCTAAACCAACTGAACTATAGGTCCAAAAAATAACTGTGTAGAGTACCCGTCTCGCTCTACTGTTAACTGCGTTCAAGTTTTACAATGCATTGGCAGAGGGTCATAACTTCTGATCAGATTACAATGATAGCATCCAATTGGGTCGGGCTTGTACCGTTATCTAATGAGCTTTCGACACTCACTTTCATCTGGAAGTTCCAGTTATATCTTTCAATGAACATTTTTTGTAGGCGTAATGGGATTCGAACCCATGTTTTCAACTTACCTGCTACAGTTCTCCATCTTATCAGGATGGGCTGGTATACGCCTTAATAACCCTTAGTCTCCACTTATACGCTGTTACCTGATGGAAGATTTGATATGGGTTAACTATTTATTAAGAAATTCTAATACTCCTTTCCAATCACCTTTGTACACATCCATTATAAACTCATCATCTGGGTTTAAACGGTTGCCATGTATTTGTGCCCTTTCCCCTTCACTTATTCTATGTCCGCATTTGGGTACTATAGTAAATAAAACCTGCCCTGTCTCAATATCCGCAAATCGGATATCATCATATAAACTACCATTCATTGGACAATTATTTTTGAACCACACATATGTTTTTTCAAGGTTCAATTCTTGAATTCTCTTCGTTTTCAATAACTGTTTAACCTTTCTATATAATGTTCTAGTCTTGCCTGCTAAACTAGTCTGTTTACAAAACCAATCATACCATCCAGCATCACATTGAGTTTCAAAACTTGGATTGTCAAAATCTCCATTATCGAATTTTCTAACTAATTGAAGAACGTTTAATTGTTCGGTTTTCATAACTTATACTCTTTTATTTCATAATAAAGATAAGTAATGTTTTCCAATTAACCAAATATTTCTTGAAATATTTTTCATATATTTTTCTAGTGCCCTCAACTGGATTCGAACCAATGATCTCGTACATGTAAAATACGCGCTTTAAACCAGGCTAAGCTACAAGGGCTTTTAAATCTTCTTTAGATACTTCTTCTGGAAATCTATCACTATTCCACAATACTGGTTTATCAAATGCACCATGAAGAGCATCGAGTAACCATTCCATACCTTTAATATCTTCTGCCGACATCTCTCTAGGATTTTCATGGTATCCGTTAGGTGACCCATCTTCATCATAATACACTTCATGTATTCCTATAGTATAAGAATTATCAGGATCACCTGTTGGATGTTGGTGTTTTGTAAGCATTAATCTGAAATTCCAAGTCATGACTTTACTTTTTACTGGATTGCCAACATTGTTCAGTTTCTATATCACATATTGTTAATCTTCCATTTTCATAAGCAATACCTTGGTCTAGGTTAATAACATTTGCATATTTAACTGGAAGTTTATCTGGTTTAACACCATATAAATTTGTCGGGCAATGTCCTATAAATAATGTATCATAATGTGATAACTGATTTTTTACTGATTCATTCCGCCCATTAAATACATCTTCCCACAACTCTCTGCACCAAGTATATTTTACTGTATCATCATGTCCTAATCCATCCCACGAATAAAATCCACCATGGACGAATCCATACTTCTTACCATTCAATTCTAAGACATAATATTCATGTAAACTATTAAAGAATTCTTTATGTAGACCAATATCAAATGAACCAAGTTTCTTTGCTTTTTCATATTCATCATATGTTACTTTTCCACCATTCAATATCCAATCTATTCCACTATAATTTCCATTTAGATATTCTCTTACCCAAACATCATGGTTTCCAAGTAATCCAATAAAATGACCAATTGATAATAAAAATTCTACTACTGCAATGTTTTTAGGTCCTCTATCAGTATAATCGCCCATTGCAATTAACATATCATTATTAGGATCATAATTACATTTTTCTAATACATCCATTAATGCATCATAATTGCCGTGTATATCACCAACTGCTAAACATCTCATAATTCTTTTAGTTTAAATTTGTCAACTAATTTATAAAAGTTTTCTAATGTAGTATAGAATGTTATTTGATGCCAGTCTCTATCATATGTTTCATGTAATTTGAATCCAATCTCTCCTCTTTCAGTTCCTGGGAGGTTAGCTCCTTGAATTGATCTATCTATACAAACATTGTGGTTAGCATGATTTACTCTCTCAATATAATCATTGATATTGTATTTATTATCTACAGATCTCCATTTATTTTTATATGTGGTGTATTTTGATTCACACATGATACAATATGAAAGAGGAATTGTATCTTTATAAAAAGACTTTAGTTCTTCTAAAGAAAGTGTTGATAGATTATAAAATCCTGTTTTCATATTAAAATGTTTTTAGTGCCCCTGGCCAGATTCGAACTGAGCTATACCCGGATTAAAAGTCCGGTGCTCTACCATACGAGCATCAGAGGCGAATTTGAGAACAAGGTGGGAATCGAACCCACATTCTAGGTTTTGCAGACCTATCTCAAAGCCAATATTGAGTACCTGTTCTTTTTTATTGCAGCCCGTGAGGGAATCGAACCCTCATTGTGCGATAGAAAGTCGCGTATCCTAGCCATTAGATGAACGGGCCATCTAGTAGTTACCTGTTAATAGTTGCGTGGACAGGAGTCGAACCTGCAATCTCTCCCTCTAGCCGGGAGTGTTGTTATTATTCTAAGGTATTAAACTTAATGAATCGTCATTCATTTCAAAATACTACCGTCGGACGAATAATATTCCAATTCAACTACCACGCAAAAGTTTGTGGAGGTACCGATGATCGAAATCGGATCTAGTGAGTGCAAATCACTGATTTTAGCCAGTTAAACTATACCCCCATTAAAAATAAATAGAATAATCAACACATGTAGTTTGGTTGAAATAAACGATTCATAAAGTAACATGTGTTATGTTTCTATTTTTTGTGCGGGTTGCCAGGATCAAACTGGCTCTTTTCCTGCTTGGAAGGCAGGTGCACCATCACTTATGCGTAACCCGCTGATCGCGGTGTTGATGGAATTCGAATCCACAATCCCCCGCGTGACAGGCGGGTAACATGCACCAATATGCTGCAACACCGTAAAAAATAAAACTTATATTAGCACCCCCACCAAGATTCAAACTCGGACCTTGAGGTTTGGAAGCTCATATGCTATCAATTACACTATGGAGGCGTATTTAATTTTGCGGCAACTCCCGGTAACGATCCGGATTCTCTGGTTTTTCAGACCAGCACAATGACCTCACTTGCTCAGTTGCCATATATAAGTGGAAGAGGTGGGACTCGAACCCGACTTACCGCGAAGTCCAACTACGCCAATTTGTTAAAGCGGATCAGATTTACAGTCTGACGGCGTTACTCTTCCATAATTAAAATAAAGGATGTGGTTACGGGTCTAGCCATAATGGCGTCAGGGATTCTCATGTGTGTCGGCTGTTTCATACAAATACTACAATCCCTTTTTCTTTGTACTTCTTCCTTATTACACATTAGGAGCTTATACTCACCACATCCTCATCCTAAATTTTTTTATTTGAGCCCCATGCCGGATTCGAACCGACTTATTCTGATTACAAAACAGATACATCGCCATCAATGCTTATGGGACTTTATTAGACGCCCTGCTCAGATTCGAACTGAAACCATAGGATCCAAATTCCTATATACTACCATTATACTACAGGGCAATATTTAAATTGCGGTAGGTACTGGATTCGAACCAGTGCACCCCTTTCGAGATGACAGTTTAGCAAACTGCTCCGTTAACCACTCTGGCAACCTACCATTCAATTACTTGGTTACGTTGTAATAATTACAAGAGGCTTTACCAAGCCTGTTTATAGTGCCCCCACCGAGACTCGAACTCGGAACCCACTGGTTAAGAGCCAGTTACTCTACACTATTGAGCTATGAAGGCGGTTCGTTGGAATGTTAGGGTGTGATTCACTACATTCCAACTGATGACTATGTTTATAACACCCGTGACATAGTCATTTAGTCCCCCAGGCAGGAATCGAACCTGCACTCCCATTTCTAGGAATAAGATTTTAAGTCTTACGCGTACTGCCTATTTCGCCACTGGGGGTTATCTTATACCGTAATAACGTTTTTCTTCATCTGTTAATCTTGAAGTATCTCCTGCAGGATCATTCCATGGTTTAAATGGATTATCTGCTTCAGGCCCGTTATGTGGAGCAAATGGTGTATCTTTCATTACATCATTCCATGGCTTAAATGGATCGTTATTTCTAGGCATCTTAAAAATGTTTTAATGAACTTTTATAATACTTTCTTCAAATAAATCGTAATCAATAACCTCTTCCCTACCAGGTGCAGAGTTTAGATATTTACATAATACACCAGTTTGTAAAAATCATATAGTTTTTACTTCCACCGGACTTGAACTTCCTAGATCTAAATAATATATTTTATTTAAAACTATCATACTAAAAATATAATTACTTTTCTGCCATTATAATCACTGTCCCTACTGGGATAAATTTATCAAATCCTACAATTGTACGTGATCTTAGAGTGCCAGATGGGCCTGGTGTGCTTAGTGATGTAGCAGGATCTAACAATGCGGTATAAGTACCACCAATTCTTGTATTAGATATAGCTCGCACAATCCATTCGGAATACAATCCTAAACCAACACAAATAGTATCTGGAGCAATTCCTAATTCACCTGGTGTAATACCTCTACATTCAATTTCCAACTTCATCTTTTCAATAGCTAATTGCCTTTCATCACAAGCAGCTGCCATTTCAGCTTGTACTTCTTTTCTTATCTTATTTTCAATTGCTACACGATCTATTACATCCATCACAGCTGGTGTCAGTTCAGTACCTGTATTTATAGGAATGGAAAGCAATTTAATGTTTTTATCAACTTTATTTTGTTCTATGGCCTGACTATTTAATGTAGTAACAGTTAATAACAGAATAAACAATATTAATTTTTTCATATCTTTCCTTGTTTTTAATAAAGCCACCCCCATTGCAACACCTGCTCTAGAGGTGACCCATTCCATGTTTGAAGTGGACCATGTGGGATTCGAACCCACATCCAGAACATAATACATATACTAGGAATAACGATCATAAACTAACCCTGCAACTCCACCATCTTATTGTTTAATGGGTACAATAAGAAAAACCATTGTTGGCTACCTACACATGGTAGAAAGCTCAGGAAGAACGGTTTGGTTTACGCAGCTACCGCGAAAGCTGCTGGCTTGGTAACCATGTTAATAGCACGGCCGCCGCTAGTATCATTTTTCAATGCTTCTAGTGCCAAATCTAAACTGACATTTTTGTCAACTCTGTGTTGATATACCTTTTTGACGCACGTTAATATCATTGTGCGGATCGCCTAATATACTTCTTATACCTGTCGATTCCTGTATGGCCCGTATAATTATAATCCGTATTTCTTACTAATACGATGTTTAGTAATGTTTACCATTTTCTTAATTTGCTTATGATATTCTTGTCCTGCTACTACTTCTGCAGGTCCCTTAAACTTTCTTTTTTTCTTAACATTACCATCATCAGATATTGTTACTACCCAGTGGTTCTTCATTTTCAATTTTTTTAGTGAATGATACTTTTCCTTTTCCTTTGTCAGTAGGCCTAATTTCTTTTTTAGTTTCCTTTTCTACTTTCTTAAAATGTTCTTGTTGAATCTCCCGTGGTATTCTATTATATTCCCATGCCTCAATGACATCTCCTTTAGCATGTCTTGGCCATTCTTTTGTACAAATGTACTTATCCATATTGAAACTCCTTTTAACAATAAATATAAAAGTTAATTAAATTTTAGGAGCGCAGGTGGGATTCGAACCCACGTCGTTCGGCTTATGAGACCGCGCCTGGTGCCTCTCCAGACTCACCGCGCTGTGTATTGTAAAAAAAGAAATAATCAATTGATGTATAACAAGACCATTCGGTCCTGATAGGAATCGAACCTATCAATCCCCCATTCGGGAGATTAATCCAGAGTAACATCAATAATGTTTTCTTTTTGTTCTTAAAATAAAATAGAATAATCAATATATGTAATTAAGTCAGTCTATGAAATTGATGTAAGTAACATATATTATGTTTCTATTTTTTGTGCAGGGAGTGGAAGTCGAATCCACATCTACTTGTTCCCAAAACAAGTGCTCTCGCCAATTAAGCTACCCCTACTAAAAATGACTCATACACACCTGACTCGTAATTCTAAAATTACCATACCAGATCGTATTACTTGGTTAGATGTATGCGTCTATGTCTGCCAGCGTTTCAAATAACTTCGTGTTAGAATAATAACACCCAAATATCTTTTCAACATCATAAATATAAATAACATTTTTATATCTACAAAATCTTTTTTAATCTTTTTTCTAAAAAAATGCGATAGTCCGTAATTATTCTCCTATCAAATATTAATTTAACTGGAATCTTGGCTTCGTATTTAATTATTTCAACATCATTAATGTCATCATCTATATGATAACAACTAGTCTCTTTACAGAATTGTATTTTATCCTGCTTATTTTGGGCATAATACAAATTTGAAGAGTTGATTCTTTTCTTTTCTAACATCCTTATGCTATGTGCATCGCACAAATTTGTTATTACCCATATATCAATATCATTTTTATACTTTCTACTTAATGTTAATATTGATTCTATATTGTTACAATATAATGCTGGTTCGACAATTGTTAGTATTTTTTTCATTGTTGTCTCCCTTTAAACAATATCAACACCAAAATAAAAAGCCCCTCTCAAACTGCTTTGGAAGGGGCTAAATCTATGTCAGATTCTTATTCCTCCCTTATTACATAGACAGTACCCATGTAATATTAAACAAACTATCTATATGATATTTACTTCTCATTCTACTAATAAATATAGTAATATTTTTAAAAAATATGTCTTTTATTTACTTAATCTATTTTTTAATTCTAATTCTCTATCAATCCACTGTTTCGCAATTGGATTTTTTATGGGTGCTTTAGTAAATTTCATGACTTGCTTTCGTTCTAAATCAAGTGTTTCTTCAACATCTGGTGTATTGTTATCAATAACAGTAAAATTAGATCCAAATAAATTTTGAAATTTACCAATATTTTCTTGCACTGCTTTCCATTTTCCTATCACTACGTCTTCAGGTACAGTTCTTGATCTCTTTTGATTTCTTTCTAATGCTACATCCAAAGAAGTATTCACAAAAATCATATATGTATCATATCCGTACTTAGTAATTTCATCCCTCAATTTTTTTATCTTTAAATAGTCATACCCTGTACCATCAAATATCAATCCTAATCTCCCACCTTCATGAGAAGCTTTTATTTTCTTAGTTAGTTCCTTTGCCCTATTTCTAGTTCGTATTACTTTATTGAATTCCTCATCAGATAATTTATCCAATTTATGAGACATCTTTAATTTATTTAAGAAATGTTCAAAAGCAATATCTGAACTTATGAATTTGTACCCTAATCCCCCTGTTACTTTTTTTGCAATATATGATTTTCCCGAACCAGGCCCCCCTGCCATAAATATTGCCTTGAATATTGCGGGATCATATACTCCTTCTTTAAGGAGATTTTGATAAAAAGCATCTTTATATAATATTCTCAGTTTTTCCATACTTATATAAATATAGGTTTATCTACATAATTCGTCTGCTGCTTTAGTAGCTAATTGTGCATCTGGTTTAATGTAAACTGTATAACCTAATCCTTCTGCCCATCCCTTCGTAGGTGCTATAACTGGTGTTGAGGGTGTTTTCTTCTGACCGTTATAGTCCATATCAATCCCAGAAACAAGAATACCATTTTTTTTTAAATATTCAGCTAATTCAATTGATCTAACGGCCTCATTATATAAACGGGTATAACGATCCAAACCTTTCTTTGGTACTGTTACACTCTTGTATATTAAGTGCACGCCCCTTGTTCCCCATCTATATGCTATTACAGTAACATAACGAACACTTTTTCTGTGTACTTGACTATCAGTCCCAATCCTTACTTCACAATGTGGATATTTAGCAAGTACTTCATTGGTGTACTTTACAATATCTACAACATCACCATTTACCTTTTTGTATAATATTCTCATGCGTATTCAATAAAAAAAGGGACAATTTTTCAATTGTCCCCTTACTCTAGTTATTAAATGGACAATTAATTCAAATATTCGAAAGCATGTTTCATAATGCCTTCAGTAATTTCAACTTCTCTTTTGTAGTTGGATAATTTTCTCATCCTGCGTGAACGATCTTTATCAGTCACATACGTTACACCACCTCGAATCATCTTCTCTTGAAGTAAATTTGAAACAGTCCACAAATCATCATATTGATCTTCTGGCCTTGATGGTTCCAATATTTCTTCAAAATTGATTGTTTCAGCTACACTTTCATCAACTCGCAATAAGGATGTTTTTCGTGCAAAATCTATCTTTTCGGGAGTTGATAAGATCTTTGCTTTCATTGATCCGATTACATTCCCTACTTTAGATACACTTTCCATCACCTCATTTACCATTGTATAAAATTCTTGAGGATCAAAGCCCATATGCCGTTGTTCGATGGATGCCATTCCTAAGTTTTCCTTAGGTATAATCATTCCATTTTGACAAACAACTCGAAAAACTCCAGCATTAAGTTGGAATTTGCTGGTTCTATCATATGAATTCTGAATGACGATTTGTATTATATCATCTCCAACTCTCAGATCACTTTCATGCTCTAATTTAATCATATGATGACCCCAACTACCTTTTTTAGAAAATGCCTGACGTGGTTGCCATCCTAAATTCATAAATCCTTTAACTACTTTTGCAGTATCTACTGCCACGTAGTGTTTGGAGGCATCTGGATGGCGTTGTTTATTGTCCAATTGTGGGACAACTTTCAACAATTCATCATAACTTTTCACTAATTCCATAATCTCAAAAATTGGTTTTTGTTTAATTTCATAATAAAGATATAAGATTTATACCTAATTACCAAATTATTTCGAGATTTTTTTGGAATTCTTCTTTAACAAAGTATCATATTGTTTTCTTTTATCATATGGAAAAATCATCCTTCTTGTCATGTTACACCCCCGCATACGGTAACTCTGGTAGTCTTCCTCTGTAACTTCATCGGCTAATTTCGTGAATCTGTATATCCATTCTGGTTGGGTCCAATGAATGGCGTAATATGATAGTATTTTACTATTTATGTCAGAAAGCAGCCTTTCAATCTCTTCTTTCTTCTTACGAGCCATTATCCAAATAGTAATGATTTCGGGCGGCCACCCCAACCTTCAACGATATGAGATGGCATAGATATTTCAACTAATGTAGGGTCGGCATTATGTAAATAATACACACTTGGTTTCTTCCCTTTGTTCAATATACTATTCAGTTCTTCTGCCAGTACGTAAATTTTTATATAAGCATCTTTTTTCATTTTCTTTTTATTATTATACTATCTCCCCAAGAATCAATGTAACTGTCTTTGTTTACTAGGAAATCTATTTTCTTACGCCATCTCTTATGCATCTTATCTTTAACTACCCATAACCCATCATATACTCCAGTATTTGAAATTTTAACTGTACATCCCATATTGTAAACACCTAATAAATCTCTTGATACTGCTATCCATCTATGATTAATTGGTGATGTTTTATTTATAATGCTATTATCTGCAGTTATATATGGTGTATTATCTGTCTGACTTGGATCTGGATAATAGCATGTTGCACTTACAGTATCAATAATGTTTTCTGATATATTGTAGCTAGTTCTCGATTGAATTAGGGTCGATTTCTGTATCAGTATCACCGTCAACATCGTTAACATTATTTTTCGTAATCTCATGTTCAAGGGATTCTTTTATTAGATATAATTCTTGCAGCCTCTGTTCCAATTTACAGATGTCAAACATGACTCTACCATAACTTTCGAATATATTGTCATTCATGCTCTGCAACTTTGCAATTCACTCATTATATTTCTATGAGTTTCATCAGGTATATTAATCTGATATTTCTCCGCTAAACTTTTTATCTCCTCAACTTTACAAGGTTCTACATTATCAGGCTCTAATTCATTCATCAACATAATATGTGATGCCAAGTTCTGCCAAATTGCTGTAGTGCCGTTTTTTGGAGCATGATTTATTAACCAATCATAAATTGAATCTATTGTCATCAGTAATTTCCTCCTTCACTGAATTTTGGTACTTTAAGTGTTGATTTTTCAAAGATATCATCAAACATTAAGTAGTAGCAATTATAACATACTAACTCAAAATTATCTAAGCTCAAATTTTTCTTATTTCCATCTTTGAAAACTAATTGTAATGGGGCTGTTTGATCTGTTAATCTTCGTTCATGAAATCCACAGTATTGACACATTTCCGGCAATACACCGGATCTAATTAATTTAGCTTTAATTATTTTTAATGGAGTCTTTCCTGTTTTATTTACTAGTATTTTCTTTATTTCTTGCTCAGCTGTTATTTCATTAGGTGCCGCTCTTTTTGCATTAAGTTTACCATATCGTTTATGGTATTCGTATAGAGTCAAATTTGTTTCCGGATCTATATACATCTTCGCATATTTTGCCCATGTTAAATGATGTATATGTAAAAATCTCGCAGCTTCCATATTATTTCTGCTATTCGCCATAGCATATCTAATCTCATCTTCCATTAACCTGTATGCTACTCTTCTTTTCATATTATGCTAAATATCTTTTAGATGCCCATGATAATGCAGATATAAATAAAGTATTGATGATTACATCTGTTAAAACATATCCACTACTATAAATATCTTCTAATGGTATATCTATATATATTATGTATATTAATGATGTCCATATCTGTATACAAAAACAGCAAGATAAAAACTTATAAAATAATAAGAATAATTCTCCAATTATATGTATAATTCCATAATAATTCTTAGAGAATATAGTACCATAACTTTTTAATCGATCTCGTATTGGATCTAATAAATCAGTATTAGCAATTATTTCTGCTAATTGCATTATTGCTATTGTTGGTACTAATATACTGAATAAAACACTCATATTAGACTATTTTACTTACTGTTTCAACTCGATGTGGTATTGATTCCAATGCTAATTTGGTTGTTATATTCAATACATCGTCTCTTGTTGATTCATAAATCGACACGCTACCATTCTTTTTTGCTATGTCTAATACTAATTTGGACTGATATTCACCATATCCAAATACTTTTCTAAGACTTTCCGTGTATGATGCATCAGAAGTATTAGGACTGTATTCTAAGAATAGCTCTAACTTCAGATCTGATTTACCATCTTTCTTACAATTTCCACAATCGTCATTGCTCATTTGAAATAATTTCTTCTAGTTTACTTGTTAGAAATGAACACTTTTCAAATTGTTCACAATGAGAAAAATACTCTTTCATCTTTAAAAGTAATGATTTTTTTTCATATAATCCAAATTTTTCTGGCCAAGGTATATTTTCCTGAGCCATTAATAAGAACATATCTTCCATTATATCTTCCATATAACCATCATCTAACTTTTCCATCTAAATAACTCACATATTTTATTTTTGCGAAATATTTTGATTTTGGACTTTCGTGTATTTTTATCAATAAACCGCCGGTATCATTCTCTACAATAACCCCTTTACATTTATAAAGTTCTGAGTTTCTATTTGTTACCTCAAAAATTCTACCAAGTGTTTTATTGCTTTTACCTTCTTGCGGTGGTTCTTCTTCTTCTGGAGCCGCATCTATAGATGCTTGATCTTCCATACTTTCATCGCCTTCTGGTTCTTCTGGTTCTTCTTCTCCGTCTATATGAGTTTGTAAAGATCCTAAATCCATCTCAAATTGCCCCGCTATTAATTTTTCAATCATTCTATAATCAAAACTATGTGTTTGTCCTCTTTCATCAATACCATAACCTTTCTGTGGATCTGAGATATCTTCCTTTGATGGTATATCTAAGAACCTACCACCTACTAACACTTTCGGTTGTATTCCTTGATCTAAATAGTATTGTAAAAAATCTGAATCGAAATAATACATGTTTTCCTCCGTATATAAATATAAATTAACAATTTAATTATTACTCATACACTTCTTTATTTACTATCAATTCATTTACAGTATCTATTTTCTTATCAATGTATAATAGTATGTTGCCAATCTGGTACCAATTTTTTAATTCTGCCGCATCTTTTACTAATCTTGGAATATTAAAAATGTATTGTATATCAGTATCAGTTAATGTATTAAGTGGTATTTCAACTACTACATCATGATATTCATTATTAATTACATCTTCTACTTTTTGATCAAATAAATCTGGGCGTAGTCTTTTATTTAAATCATACAATGTATTTTGTTGTTCTTGTTCTATGTATTGTTCCTTAACATTATTCTTATTATCAAATATCAATACATTACACCAAGGTTCAAAATAAGATATTACACCAATTGGAGGCACAATATTTTTCAAAATAAATGTAGTATGATATTTAGGCAACACAATTGGTTTCATGTATTCGTCATGCTTCACAAATGAACCCCATTTTCTAATAAAATTGCGGGTTGAACGTATATTCTGTGCTTCCCATTCTGGGTTATTGGTTTGAATATTTGGTGCTCCATCATGTGTATTTCTTCTACTGCCTCGGCAGGTCATATGATATACAAACCCTTCCCACGTCTGTATGAATTTAGTGCCATTAAGTTGGAATCTATTAAAAATGTCGCTGTCTTCTTTCGATTGAGGTTTGTATAATGGGTCATGACCACCAATTTCTAAAAACTCGCTTTTCCAAAATGCCCATGGTGCAAATATCCCTTCAGTAGTTTTACCTTCATTTTCTTTTCTAAGATTTTTTACAAATTTTAATAATCCATCTTCGTTAAAATCTTCAGGTTCAGTACCGAAGTCAGCTATTATTTTTTCTGGTCCTTCGGGGTGTAATGGTGGTTCAATTCTTGTAAGAGATACTATTGTTTTTACATTAGCAATACCATATTTATCGTAAGTATACGGAACTCCCAATGCATCAATCTCGGTACGCAGTTTATCACGATTAGTAGAATTATTATATTCGCTTTGTATTTTTTCGAATAGATCGGATAATTCTTTTGCAGGTGTCGTCCCAACATTAATTGTATATATCCCACTATACATATGCTTCTCAATAGCATCCAATGCTCCAGGACATAAAAACATATCTGCATGGTAGATCATACACAATTCATATTTTGCTACCTCTTTTACTAACCTATCATATAGTATTGTATGACCCAATCTCTTCCCAGTATCATTGACAATATAATCTAAATTCTTATCAGTCTTACTAACTTCTTCCAACCACTCTTTTGTACCATCTGTTGAAGCATCATCAGCAATACATATTTGAACTTCGTGATCTCCCTGATTCTTTCTTATTGAATCATAAGACCACTTCAAGTAACGCAAGTTATTTCTTGATGGTTGTATAAAGCTAATTTTCATATTTTGCATTTTTTAATGTTTCTAAAACTGTTTGTATTGATACTACATTACCAAAATCAATATACAAATAACTATGCCGATTAGTCTGCGCTTGTGATAAAAAATTATAATAATCAGGTGTTAATATCTTTACACTGCTAGTACAACCATCAAAAATGATTCTTCTTGACTTTAAATCTATTTTCGTTTCTAATCCATATTCATCTCTTGCTACCTCTACAATCATTCTAGATATTTCTACCGCCCTTTGCATATAATTAACCACCACAATGACATCTTCACTATCAGTAACCATAATATGTCCTATAATACTATGAACCAAATATAATGTTTTACCAATTCTTCTTCCAGATATTCTAAGAATGTCTAAATTATCTAAATGTAATTTGTGTAATTTGGCTATATCAGTTTTCATCTAGTATTCCAATTAACTTCATTTTTGAAATAAATGCTTCTTCGCTAAAATATTTTTTATATGCTTGTTTTGCATATTTTGATACCTCATCATAAAAACTATCATCTTTTAATTCTATTGCTATCTCCCTTGCTGTTTGCATATCTCCTGTATCAACTGATAATTCTGGGAAGCATAATTTTTGTGTGTCCAAATAATCATAACCTATACATGGTATTCCTAAATAAGCACAATTCAATGCAAATGTGCCTGCTGCGAATGTTCTCATTAAATGAACAGCATATTTTTTAGTATTTAAAACTTCCATCCATTTGTTCCATTCCATATATGGTATCTGTTTTAAATTACCTATTTTACTTTCTCCCTTTTGCATTCTACCCATTGATGGAACATATACTTCATCATTTAAATGCAATGCTATCATCATACTATCAAACCCACCATACCAACTTACGAAATTTCCACCTATAATAACTCCCTCTCTCTCCTCTTTGCTTTTTATATCAAATTGTAATGAATCAGTTATCATTAAACTTGGCATTGTATAAATAGCGTCCCTATTCAACAATCCACGATAGTAAGATATATCATTTTGGTTGTGTACTAAAATAGCATCACTTAGATAAGGATCGCATAAAAATTGAAAGTATTCAAGCTGTGTTTCTATAGGCCAATCCTGCCAATACCAATTAGGACCTTCCTGCATGATATATAATTCACCAATATTTGGCCTAATTTCTTTTAATAATTCAATAAAATCGTGTGCGCTTAATTTAGGTATTATAGCAATTGCTTTCTTCGCTTTAAATTCATTAAGATGTTTTCTAATAAAAGGTGGATTAATAACCCTTGCTTTCATAGAAGATATCCACGCCAAATCTGTTCTTAAGTTTGTATGCTTTCTGTCTACATGATGTATATATTCCGAAGTTCCTTCAACAATAAAAACTAAGTCTTCATTCATAATTTAATTAGTTCATCTAATGTATTAAAAAATCTATTATTAATCTCTTCAATTAACTTTTCTGAATTTACCGTTGGTTTTTCAGTTATATTTTCAGTTAATATTTCTTGTACTTGTTCCGGTGTATCTACTATATCTAAATACTCTTCAATTGGTCCCCATTCAATATCGTAATTGGGTGTTATTACTCTTGTACCGCATGCAATTGCTTCAACATACCTATTATTAATCATTCCATGTTCTCGTTGTTGTGTAGCTATCATTCCAACTGCATAATGCGCTGCTGTATATATCTTGTCTAAACTACTATCTGATAGAACTAGATTTGCATATTTTGGATGGCCTTTCCATCCAGTGCCATAAATTGTCAATGGTATATCATTATCAAAAAACAAATCTCTTTCCAATTTATATTCTGGGGAGATTCTTCTATGATTACCCATTCCTACAAATACCGCACGGTGGTCATTCCAAACTTTATCAGTATGAAATTTCTTTAATCTTGATGGATAATATTTGAAATATCCACTTGGAATTGTAGTATCCACAGACCTATAAAATTCTTTGCTGTTCGTGTATATTTTATCATAGTATACACCGGCCTTCAATAATATATTTTCAAATCCCCATATGCCCCCGCTGGCAACTGTTAATATCCTATTTTCACAATTCAACCTTTTTACAATTCCAAATGTAGTAGCATCTAACATCTCATAATATATACAATCAAAATTAGCATCATTAATCATCTTGACGTAATTATCTATTACTTTATGATTTTCTAATTGATATTGTATATTTAATTGTTGTAATGTGTGTACTTCATAGTTGTATGGATCACCACTTAATATATTAGCAATATATCGATTCAATCCAAAATTTCCCATTGGGAATGGTTGATGTAGAACTAATATCTTTTTCATTGAGGTTCTAAGTTTAATGCTGCTATTAACATTTCCATACCGTATGGTTTAAAAATATCAACTCCATAATCAGGATTAATATCTTTTATGATCTTTGTTATCTTTTCTAATGTTATATTTGTATAATCACACATTCCTTTTTGATTAGTTCCAAATAGATGTGGATCATCAATTGCAATTATATGATTCTTTATATGATGATGTGCTATGCATTCTAACTCCCCAAATAATGGTACGTCTTCTTCTCCTCTAGCATATTTAGATGCCCCCGCATGAGCATCTAACCAAAAACAGCATGGTTCATCAACTCCAAGTAATATGTCTTGCAATACTTCTTTACTATCTCCTTGGAATAAATTTAATTTATTTTCAAAATAAGATCCTACTCCAACAAAATCATCATCGGGTTCATTTGTGTGAAATACTTTATAGTGGGGCCATGGCATTTCTCCACTATAATACTTTTCAAACATTTTGTATCGTGTACTTGCTATTTTACATATTTCTCCTCCTAATTCAACTGTGTACCACTTATCAAAATCTTTCAATCCTATTTTTTCCTCCAAACATCTAAATGGTATGCCACCCTTAAACGTCCCAGTTTCAATGAATACCTTTGGCATTGGTTGCAAGGTTAACTTACATATGCTATTGTATATTTCTGGTAGTATGTATCCCATGGATTAAAATTAATTATTTTCTTTAATAAATTCAGTATATGATATCATTTTCTTTCTTAATAATGACGGATTAGTTAATGTCGCCAAATTGTATTTATTGACATCACGCACTTTATTATACAATGAACCTTTATTTTCTTGTGTGCTCGGTTCCCCATCTATTGTTAAAACCTTTTGTCTCTTCAATGGATGTTCTCTATTATGAACCTTTAATATGTTTTTGAAGATAAATTGAACGTAATGAGTTTTCATTACGTTCATACAACTCTGCATAAACGCCGTATCCTCCCCAGATAAGCCCCAAAATCCAGAAGGGATATTAGCACCCGCTTGGATTAGATCACCCGTTATAACTAAGATACTACCGTCAAATTTAGGAGAAGTGATAGAGTTTATCTTTAGATCCTCTACTTTTGAATTTATTTTATTCATTTCATCTATTGTCATGTATCTTCTAATACTATGCAATTCAGTTTTACTTCTTGGATCTGTGCTTTCGTAATATTCTTTATCTTCAAAAATATCTAATTCTAATGGTTTCCATGATTCATCCCACATTTTTCTTGTAGCAAATGTAGCAATGTATCTATATATTTCTAATGAATTTGTTTTTAATCTTAATTGTTTAAGTGCATGAAATATTACGTGTGGTACTAAACAATCTGTTTCTCCCCATATAACATAATCATAATGTGAATATTCAGTATTTAACCACCTTCTATAAGATGTCATTGTAACAGGAGGTGGTTCGTAGAATATCATTGAATCTGATGAATGTATTGTTCCATTTACATAATTTTTTGTTCTTGCATAATCAAAATATCCTCTAATTTTATCCTTCATTTCAAGACAATGCTTATCAATGTCACCGTCAAATTTTTCAAATGTTTGATCGCAATTTATAAAGAAATCTAATTCTACACGAATGTCATCTTCTTCTTTAACTGTATCAATAGCATTTTTGATAGATGTTAGATAATCATCTAACATTCCATACTCATAAAACATTATATTTGTACCAATTACAATTTTCATAGTTCTGAATTTAAATATTTATACGTAGCAGACATCCATTCTCCGGGTGACGGTTTCACCCCTGCATTAAAATGATATACCCAACCCATTTTTGTATGTAGCATATCATTACCTAATAACTCGAATCTATGCATATCCTGCATATTAAATTCGTAAGGTAAATATTTCATTTTAAAATTTCTATAATATGAGAAATAATTTAAAATTGGTTGGTCATTCCCCACATAATATTTCAAATATTTATCAAGTGTTGGATATTCTGAAAAAACAAAATCAATAATACTATCAAATTCCTTTTCATATTTCTGTTTGTTGAATAACATTAGACCACTATTAAAATACTTAAATGGTGATAGTGGACCTGGTAACGTTGTAAATGCAGTTGAAATACTTTCCTTTATTTCATTAAACATTATATGAAATAATTCACATGATCTACATACCCACTCCATGCTACCATAATTCCTCACCACTCCAAATTCATCATCTGCTACTAAATCAAATATATTGGGTGCCTTTGGGTGTACTATTGTATCTGAATCAACATATAATATTCGTGCATAATTATCATCTAATAGTTTAGGAATAAATAGTTTATACCATTGAGGTTTTAATGGGCAACCTTCAATTTCATCTTCCAATACAAAATATTCCAAACCATTCTTCTTCGCATATTCAGACCAAGATTTCCGGGAGTATTCATACTTCTGACTCTTTGCCCTATCATCCCTATTTACTTGTATTTGAACTATCACATTAGACATTATAATTCTGATTTACATATTCCATTAATTGGTATCTATCTCCTCTATTTACAAATCCACTAAAAAATAATACTTTTCCATACTTGATAAAGAATGGTGTAGTATCATTTATCTGCCAATTATGGCCATCCCAATGAAATCTGTTAATATGAGTTATCATATAATCTGGTGGTATTTGATCTGCGGTGTGTATATTATCATATTTTTGTAATAGACAATTATATACTGGTTGATCTGTACCTCTCTTCACACTTCCGTGTTGCAGCGACATTATATCATCGTAGTTTTCAAAGTAGTATTTTTTCAATTCCTTTAAAAACCAATAATGTTTTTCGGTGAATACTTGGTTACCGCAGGATATATATTTCCCAAAATCAAATTTAAGATCTGGAAATAACTTTTTTGTGTATCCTGCTATTCCTTCATGAATCCATCTTAAATTTTCTAAAGATCTGAATCCATGTACTTTATTCTCATCTAAATCAACAACTTCCCATGGTGGTAATGGATCATTGATTATAAGTGAAGAACCATCTACTATCCACCTCCAACCAGTTAAAGATTCAGGTAAGATATCCATAATATCGAACCATCTAGTCCAAGTAACTTTATGTTTATTATTATCTAATTCAGTTGTATTATCTATTGTATATGGAACAAATTCAACATTATGTTTCTTACACCATCTTCTCCAGAATTTTTCAGATATGTCCAAATATTTAAAATCCCCATGCTTCTCTCGTATAACAGAATCTTTAGATTTAACTCCAACCCAAAATACATAATTCATATATTTAGTATTTTTTTCCAATACAGTATGATATTCTCGACATTATATAATTTTGAATATGTGTCTCTTGTAACCCTGGTGATTTCATTTAATAAATTATTTCCTAACGAATCCATATATTTTTCTATTGTAGATGGCAATTCACTCCAGTCATTACAACTAACATAAGTAATACCACTTGTATAAAAATTCGGATATGTATCTACATTATCCATATTCATTTTAATAAACGGAACTCCATATTGAACACATTCAAAATCTCTAAAACAAATTTCACCCATTCCAAATGGAGATATGCATATCCTACTGCTAACTAGACAATCAACATATTCATCAAATGCTAATTTACCATCTATATACTTTAAATTAGTATTCTTTAAATATTCAATAGGTTCCTGTCTATGTTTAGTATATAAGTCAGAATTTTCAATATTAAAATCAGTATTATAATCATGTTTTGATTGATATACCGCACAGACATCATATTGTTTAGCACCGGAATCAAATATAGGTAGTCTATTATGTAAGTAATCAGTATAATATCCTAAATTCCAACCAGTTAATTTAATTCTATCAAACATTTCATTAGATAAATCATAACCGAATGAATTGTACTTTACATCATCATATTTTTTCCAGAACCATTTACCGTGAGGATATTTGGGCAAATATAAATTTTTGGTTTTTAATTTTTGGGGCTTAAAGAGAAATTCAACATCGTTTCTCATTTGCTCAAAGACTTCATAAGCTCCCATTATAGAAGTAGAATCTGACCCATCAAAAAGGAACACTCTTTTAGCCTGTGGATTTTCGTCTAGTATTTTTCGTATATTATTAACCCCGTATTCTACTGATTCTTCTAATGACTTTTTTTTGTCGATAAAATCTGCCATTCCAATACATAAGATATTAGATTTGCTATCAACAATATTAATACCATAAGTAGAAAATAAATGTCCTAATGATAAGAAAGGTCTAAAGGTTGGTTGATTCCTTCCCTTATTCCAATTGACAAGCTGCACATTAACCATTACCAAGCAATTGTTTGTAGAAATCGTTCTGTTTAATTTGTCTGTCTATATTTTTATTATGTGTAATACACACTTCAATTTGTTGACTTAATGCTCCAGCTTCTACTTTACTTCCATCTATTGCTTCAATCTTCTCATGTACCTTTCCTACCCATTTTAACTTGCCATTATTTCTATACATTCTCATTTGGTAATCTGGAAAGTTTATTACAGGTTGGTAATATTTTACAACATTACCATTAGTTTCTATAATAAAATTAAATTTCTCTAATGTCTGATAATATTCTGGAGGTATATCACTTGCTTCTTTTTCTACAACCATTTCATCTAATTGTAGTTTTCCAAGATTCCATTTCCATTTATTAACTAAGTATTCTGTAATTCCTTCCACAATATTAATTCTTGGAAATATTATACAATCAATATTTTCATTATCTGCATTATTTATTACCTCATCTATATTTTGCAACACTTTTTCTGGAGGTAATTCATCCGCATCTAATTGAAATATCCATTCACCGTGTGCATGTGCAAATAAATTATTTTTAAAGTTAGCAAAATTCTTATTCAGTGGAAATTCTGTTACTGTAATAGTATAACTATCATCCATCCCAAAAGAATTTAAATATAAATCAGCATATTTCCTAATTTCATCAGTTGTATTACTTGAATCAATTTGAATTAAAATTTCAGATTCTGTGGGATTGATATTTTCCAATAAACAATCCATTAAATCTCTGAATTCTTCTTCTTCATTGCAGACTGTTACTGCATACGTTATTTTAATCATTTTCTTCATTTTGAAGTTTTAAGAAATCGTAATGTGCTTCTTCAAATTTTTCATATATAGTTTTCTTTTCAGGATTCGGTACTAATAAAACATATTCAGGATTGGATTCATCAAGAGTTTCTTTCATTACTTTAATTGTCAATCCCATTTCTTCTTCTGTAATTTCAGGTGAATCTTTTTCCATCATTTCCTGAATAATCCAATTAGAACCTTCTGGGTATAATACTGCTTTATCGGAAAAGAATGGTACCCTGTGCCATCGATTGCCATTCTTATCAGTTATAGCATCTTTTTTGAATCGTTCCGGAACATTAACAAGATAAAAATCTAAACTATTAGTTCCCTCTTTATGAAGACCATATATAGTTGAATAACCACTCTCCATACATAAACCATAATATGCACCAGGATCATTTGCCTCATATAAAGTTCGTTCCTTTAGAACACATTTATTCCCAGTAATAGGTGAAAAATCATCATAGTGTATTCTCATACTTTTGTTAATTTTGGCAACGTAATTTTCATCTTATCAATTGGTTCTGGTTGTAGTGATTTTTGTTTATCTATATACTCGTATAACTTTTCTGCCATTAAAGGTAATGAAAAATTATCAGAAACATGTTTAGTATTCTTTCTACTTATATCAGATAATTGTTTATAGTTTTTAATTATATTATTCATTAACATTGAAGCAAATTTATAATCAACTGTAAACCATTCACTGCCTCTTATTATCCAATCATTGGAAGCTCCTCCTGGTACCTTAGTTAATCTACCAGGTAATAGTATATTGTAATCTGGATTAACAAAATCTACTGGGCCTGACCAATTACTAGTCATAACTGGCTTTCCAGTCGTCATAAATTCTAATAATGGCCTACCGAATCCTTCTCCCTTTGAAAATGAAATCATTGTCTTTATCTTAGGATGATGATATAATGAATTCATTTCTGTATCAGTCATATCACCATATACAATATAAATACTTGGTAGATTAGTACCATGCTCAGCTTCAACATTTAGAATAATATGATTTATTTTCTTTTCAATATCATATAATTCAGTTTCTGAAAAACCTGCATGTGATACTTTTAATACTAATGCTGGTCTATTGCGTTCTGCTTTTTTAACAAATGTTTCTAAAAATGTTTTAATTAACATTCCTATATCCTTTCTGTCTTCGCCTATATTTCCTTGCAACCAATGACCAACAAATAAGAAACAAAACTCTTCTTCAATATCTTCTAATTTATTAGTAATATTTACTATATTTTTTTTATTGTAAACATCTAAATCAATTCCTTCAAATAAAACCTCCATTGGTTTTTCTAACTTCACTATACCTAACACATTTCCTTGTTGATCTTTCTTGTCGTATTTAATAGATTCAAACACATTCTTAGAATGATTACTACTGACTAAAACAAGATCCATTTTATTACACCCTTCAATCCATTCTGCCTTGCATTGGGTAGTTTCTATACCTGCTGTTATACCAATATTAAACTTACCTACAGGTTCAAATTCATTAGGTATTGTAATATGTATGAAAATATCAGGTCTATTATTTTCATTGATTTTTGGGTTAATTAACCTATCTAAAATTTTACGATCTTCTTCATTGTTAGAATCCAATGCAGTTTCGGGAGTATTACCCCATCTTAATGGTATTACTTTTACATCATATTTTTCATTGGCAATTAATGCTTTAACTATATCTCTTGATCTGGCTCCGTATCCTGACCTTGTCCTAACTGGTGCTGCTACTATAATATTCATATAACTATTCCCATATTTTTTGGTGCTACATATTTCTTAGCGCGTTTAACAATCCATTTCTCATTTGGTTTCCATGTATCAAATAAATAATCAATTGATTTCTTCATTCTATTACACATTTCTGTTGCACTCATCCCCGACTCTTTTGATAGTACAAACTCCCTTCCTTCCAATCCACGAACTTTTCTAGCTTCAGGACCGTACTCATATACATCAAATAAAGCATCTGCTAAATCAGTAAATGTAATTTTATCATTGAATATGTATGGTGTAGGAGGAGATCCTTGTAATGATCTGGATGTTGGATAAATTGGTCTAGCCCACGATCCATGATTCTTATATTTTCCAGTATGATTTGATACAAATTCTTTTGTTACTTTAATCGGGTTAAGTTTCTCATCTAAGAAACCACATTGATCCTGTAATCCACCAGTAACATTATTAATTATCATTGTTCCTGACATTAATGATTCAGCACCAGATAATCCAAACCCTTCATTATTAGCAATGTTGACAGTAACATCCGATACATTGTAAAAGAAATTCATTACATGAGTATCAACTGGATGATCTGAGAATATAACATTATAATCAGGACATAAATCTTGTTTAATAGACATTAAATCAGTACCGTGCATATCAATAATTTGAGTATGCATTAATAATACACATTTCTTTGCATCTGCCTTTGACAATTTATCACAAAAATATTTGAATCCTAATATCACATCCGCTGGTTGTTTTCTTGCAGCATTCCTGTTATTCCAAAATACAATAAAATTAGCATTTGGATTCTTAGAATAGAATTCTTCCTTAAATTTTAAATAATCCTTATAAACTTCTGAATCTTCATTGATAGGATAAAACATTTTTTCATTTATCCCATGAGGAACATAAGATAATAGAACATCTGTATTCTTTTTCTTTGTTTCACCTTCATCTAAATCAGCATATTCATCCCTAAGAACTATCTTTGTTAGTGCATGTGTTTGTTTACTAATATTCATTATTAAATCACATGACTTATAGAATGGATAGTTCCATAATGGAGCTGGTGGTGCATCCCAAATATTATAATAAGCAATTGGTATCTTATAATACTTCCTAATCTCATCTTCAATTGAATACAACCACCCCCAGAATCTAGGGTCTGTAAAATGTAAAATTAAATCTGGTTTCTCTAATGCAATTATTTCACGCAATACAGGAGGATTGCCATATCCATTGTGATAATACAATTTTACATATGAATGATCAATTCCTAATAATTCATTTATACTATTTGAAAAATCTTCAAATTGCCCGTGTTTAGGATGATCTATTCCTGCTGCTATCTGAACCCAATCATAATGTTCGGCTGTACCTATTACAAATTCTTTTGACATTGTAGCAATGCCAGAATGCATTGTTAAGTCATCGCTTAATAATAGTATTTTTTTCTTTTTTGGTCTATCTCTGTTGACCTTAATTAACTTTGGTAGTTGTTGTTCCATAAAACTCCTTAAATCTGTATGGTCTATTTTTTGTTGTTGAATATGTATAATTTATTGCCTTTATATGTTTATTAACTATAGGTATGCTATATACATACTTATTTGCCTTTCCAGGTTTTAAATATGCTATTGTTATATGTGGAGTATATACTGGGAAGGTGGGGTGGTATTTTATTGTTTCTTTTAATTTTAAATTAACTTCATTAATTAAAGAACATTTTACTTTTAAAAATAATACATCATATGTAGACTTGTTAAAATATTGTAATCCACCTACTTCGACATTATATTCATTTGCTCGTGGTAGTATATGACCAAATTCATTTAATCGTGTATTAGGTTCAATTCCATGCAGAAGAGTGATATGTGGAGTTGGTTCTAAACCAGGAATGGTATCAGAAATGTAGATGTCGGTTGGTGTTATTATATCTTCCCAATTAGACCAATTGTTTAATTCAACATCTAACATTAAACAATTATATTCACATACAACTTTATTCCTCATGTAACTTTATTTTCAATAATATATATACAAAAATCAATTTGAAATGCTGGTTATTCTCTTACTTTTTGGGCATAAATTCTCTTTTTCATTAAATGGACAAAATGTACAATTCCATCCCTTTTCACCACAAACTGCAGGATATTCAGCTTCTTTATTATATCCCTCCGTTGTAAAACTATTTGTAATAAACTTCTCGAAATTCCTTACAAATTTATTAATTGATATTGAACCATCTGCGGGTTTAAATTCTTGTATTCTTTTTAATGGAAAATCGTAGTCTGTTTCTATTTTTCTTCTAACTATAAAAAACTCTACATCTACATCTTGAATATCAATATCATATAATTTAGAAAAATAATATTTATACAATAATACTTGATCAGTTTTGCTTTTATCTTTTTTCTGCCATTTATTCCATCCAGATTTGCTAGTCTTTATATCTATGATCTTATACCGTTTTGCAGCCTTATCATAAAATATCAAATCTAAATATGCGCGTAATTTAACATTTGGTAGACTTTCTATAGGTGTATATATAAGAGGAATTTCAATTCCAATATATTCTAACTTTCTTGAATTGAAATAATTCGACCTGTTATTTTTAAAGAAATGTAATATTGCACAACCATCTTCATAATAATCAACTACCTCCTCCATCGTTGAAAAATTTATACCATTCTTATCAAACTCTTTTTGGTAATTTTTCTTCATTGAGAACATTAATAGATTTTCAAGATCTATATTCTCGTCTGCATATTTAACACTCTTATTATAAACATTATGTAAATAGAATTGTATTACTTCGTGCATTGCAGTCCCAAATACTAAATTGATATTTGGATCCGGAAACTTATGTTTGTCTATATATTCTAGCTTCCATCTATGAGGACATGTTTGATATTTACTATATTGGCTGTAACTAACTATTTTTTCATCCTTGTTATAACCAATATTCTTTATCTCCTCAATTTTCTTCAACAGCTTATTATGACTTGGCATACTCCTTTTTCAATAACCTTTCAATTCTATCTGAAGGTCGAATTGTTTCGCTTCTCTTAACTCTTTTGAATTTACTTTCTCCAAATTCTTTGTACAATGGTTTTGTATTCAACCACCATCTTTTTTTAGAACTTTTTTTCATAATCTATTTATTTAATCATTATTAGTATCATTCGGTGAATTTGACATATTTATTTTTACTCCTGGTTTTGGTAAATTCTTAGGCCACATTTCTTCCATTAATGCATTGCAAATATCACATTTGAATACTTGTATTGGTACTAATTGTGGCTGTGAAGTGCCTGTTAACAATGCCGGTATTTTTCTTAACATTAAAACAGGAACAAATATTTCACCATTACAATTATCACATTGTATAGCAGTAGTTTCATTTAGATTTAAATTTACATTCATCTTATTATTTTCCATAATTACTCTTCTTTTAATTTTTCTATAACATCAATTAATTTATCTATACTATATCTCTGTTTCATTTTTTCAGTATCCTCTACTAAATAATGTGTAAGACTCTCATAATTATCCATTAAATTTGATATCTTTTTCTGTATATCTCCTCTCTGTCGAACAAAATTGATCATGGGTGGCATTACAATCCAGTAATCAAATGTATATAACATTCTGGGAAGTGTTCTTCCCAAGCGTGTGAACTCTGGTGCTAATGGTATTACTTTGAATGCCAATGCTTCGAAACTTAAAAAAGTATCATCATAATAATCATATGTATTAATTGATAACATCATTTTAGCTTTAGCAAGCATTTGATAATACTGTTTCCTATCTAATTTATTATCATTTAAATAAATAAATTCATATTTTGGCAATTCTCTTTTGAATATTTCAATAATTCTAATTTGATGGTCTGCATCTATACCTGCTGGAATTAGAATTATATCCTCCTTATTTTCCAGATTGTATTCCTTCGCAATTTCTGTTAGATATTCAAACGGCTCCCCAATATAATGTGCTTTTTTAACTAATTCCTCTTTTCTTATTTTTCTCTTCTTTAAGAAAAGCGTCTTTGCAAATTCATGATTGAAAATATTAGCATCATATGTCTGAAATAATAAATGTTCAAATTTCATCGACCACGCATCCAATCTTCTACTTCTAGAATATGGGTGCTTTTTATTAAAAATTAATTTTGTAGGCCATAGACCAATAAATTTCCAATTCCTCCTATTTAAATCAGCATATCTTTTCAATTCTAATATTGCTGCATTATAGGCATATTCATTAATAAAAATTACTAATTCATCTACATTTTTATCATCTAAACTAAATTCAAAATTTAAATATGAAAGTATTCTTTGTAATTGTCTGCTACTATGTTCAGCTTCCGCCATTTCAAAATGCTCAAATCCAATGCTATCTAACACCCCAGTTTGGAATACATCATACCCCAAACTTTTCAGTGCTGACATTACTATCATATCCCACCTCTTCCTATACCTATGTTGTTTGTCAGCAGACTCTATTAGAATTATTTTCATTCAATAACATCCATTATTTTAGTTTCAGCGACAGATACTATCTGCCAATCATGCATCATATTTTCATAATGTTCATTAATCTTTACATCACAATCAACTACTGATACAGCTTTAACAAGATGTTGTTCAGTAGCGTCTTTTGCTTTACCATCATCTATAATATGAATTTTTACCTTTACTAAATAATAACATGATTCTGTCATAACTTCAATTTTTATTGTTAATCAATATAATATGTACTTCTACTTTTTGGAGTTTCAAAGAATTCAATATGACTTACATTCACCCCCATTTCTTTCATTTTCTTAGACGTTATTTCTGCTAACCACTTTGCTAAGTTTTCTGATGTCGGTACAAAGTTAACTATTACTAATCCCTCATATAATTCCATTTCAGCATCAGTAAAAGTATCACCTAAATCAGTTTCTAATTTTGCTATATCTACTGTATAATAATTAAATTCTTTATTTTCTATTAAATAATGTTCAGTAGCTAATGAATACAATAAAAATAATGTTGGATCATCCATATCAAGAATCATTTTATGATCCAACACATCATCTAAGAATTTCTTAAACCAATTCAAATGTTTAAAATCAGTAACCATCCCAGTTTCATCTAAAGTATCTGATTTTAAATAAACATGTACTTTTCCTCGGTGACCGTGTAAATGTCTACATACACATCTATTATCAATACTAAAGTCAGAATTTAGTTTTTGAGTCCAAACTCTATGACCATAATCAAATTCAAATGTTTTATCAATTAACCACATTACCAAGATACATCTATATAGTTACGAAATTCTTCTTCTGATACAATCTTCATTTCACTTGCTTTCCTTAGTTCTACCGAGACTATTCTTAATCGGGTATCATTAATAGGGACAACACATAAAAACGTCCCTAACTCAGGTAAACCGCTATCTCCAAGGAAAATATAATAAGCATCATTCAGCTCTTTTTTCTTTTTGTATAATCTTCCCTTCTTCATGTCCATAAAATTAATAATTATTTTTCAGAATTTAAAATTTATATCAGATAAATTTATACTTTTATCATCAATTATTAAATCATAATGTAACTTTCCAAATATTAATTTGTCGTAATTTACATTCCACTGATTTAATTGTGTTTCAGTAATGCTTCTCAAATTAGCTTCTATTAAATCAATATCTCCTTTAAATGATGACATTCCCCTGGAAGTATAAATGTACATTTTACATTTTTTAATTGTTCTTTTTAATTTATTCACATACTGAATATTTTTTATTATTGGTGTGCACAGTGTATACTTATAAATTCTAAAGTCCCAACCATTTAAATTTATTATTTGATTATCAGGTGGTCGTTTACATAATGTATCATCTAAATCAACTGCTAAAATCATGCTTATCCTCCAGGCAATCTTTCTAAAATAAATTTTTCAAATTCAGGATAAAATTTTTCAAATATGCTATTGTGATCTATTGAATAATCTAATTCCTTATAAATATAATGTGCAAATAAAGTAAACATTTTTTCTGGTGTTGTATCCATTATATTATTATATGTACACCACTTTTTAAATGCTTCATTCTTAAGTATTCTTCTAACTACTTCTATTCTCCGGGTTGGGTTTAATTCCTCATACACAATCTCATTAAACATTTGAGCTATTTGTGGACCTAAATTTATAGCATCTAAATTAGATCCACCAAAATTAAGGTTCAATTTATTTCTTATATCATTGGCAGGGACAAAATCTTGGTTGTGTTGTTTCAATTTAACATTGGGATAGTATTCTTTAGCTATTGTTATCATTTGATGATATCTAGCAGAATCATCGTAAGTAATTTCAGGAGCTTGTTGTGTCAATAAATTGTTATATGATAAATCTTCATTGCTTTGAACTACTATGTACTCTAACTTATCCTCTCCGTATACTTGTTGAATATTACTTAAGAAATAATCAAAATCTTGTATACTAAATTTCAATAATCTTTGTTCAGTGCCGATTTCAAATTTAATCTTCTTATCAAATTTTACTAGTTCGTTCATCATATAAATAACATCTGACGTATAACCGATGATATCATTTTTCTTGCCATTGCTGTCATAAATTGGATCAATATGTATATAATCAACTATTCCAATATCGCTGCAATGTAAATCATTATCCAATGAATCATAATGATCTCTGCCAATTCTAATATGTGAATCAATATCTTTTATTAATTTCAAGGTGTAATTAAAATCATATTTTGATGGATAATATCCTCCACAATGACTAAACTGGGATGTACTGATTATCAAGCCTAGATATTCATTGTGTTTTTTATTGAAATTTAAAACTGCCCTAGTTATTATAGGGTTCATCAATCCTATATATATCATAATATATGTACTATTTGTCGTTCATCTTCAATTGGTAATTCCAATACAAATTCCCTATCTCCTATCCATTCAAAAAATGCTTTCTGTTCGTGGTCTTTGTACTTTGGATTATGATTATAATACCATTCATCAAAACATAATATTGTACCACTAACTATATTATCATTTAATAGTTCTAATATTGTTTTTGTGCTACTATATAAATCACAATCAATATGCAATAGTTTAATTGGACCTTTATACTCTTTTAAGTATTCTGGAATAGTATTCTCAAACCAACCCTTCCAGATCTTACAATTTGGTATTTCAGGTATTCTTCCACCAGCACTCATGCCTCCTTTCTTGTGGTTAGTACCAACCCAATCTTCAGGCAAACCTTCAAAAGAATCAAATCCATGTACAGTTGAATTATAAAATTTAGATAGTTGTTTTAATGTGCCACCTTTATATACTCCAAATTCAAGTACATGTGTGAAATCATTATGCAATGATACTTCGCACGCTTTTTGTAATGTTCTATTCATCGTCTTCGTTTAACCAAAATGCTATTCTATGTAATCCAGCAAAGAATAAATATCTTCCATATTCCCTACCATGCAATGGTGACATATTTAACCAAATCAACCCAACTAAAATATGCAAGTATTTCAATGGGAGATTATCTAAGATATTCATTAATTTAGAGTTATGTCCTACCATTTGAACTATTACATGTTGATTCTTTACTAATAAAAGATGTGAATCATTAAAATTATTATGATCAAAACAACAACTATGTAATAATTTTGCTATATCATATACTTGATCGCCGTAACCATGTACTCCTTCTATTGTTTCTTCTCTCCAATCAATAAATTTAATATCATTACCATTAATAATGATATTATCTAAGACTAAATCTCCATGTACTTTTCCACAAGTTACATTAAATAAATCCATTGTTCGTAAATATTCGAATAACCTATCTAACAGATCTGTTATGCTATCTATTTCAATACCATTAATCGAAAATTTATCATCTAATACGATATCATTCACCGGATCAGTTCTTAAAAATTCAGCGACTCGATTTCTTGTTTTTTCAATATAGAATTTCTCAACGAATTCTCTTTTCTGTTTAGGTGTACTTTTGATTATATTATCAGCATGAAATTTTTCCAAAACATTATAGAAAGATATATCATTTAAATTCCCTTCTAAATGTTTTCTTAATGTAATTCCTGGAGCATATTTTGTTATAAATGTATATTTTGAATAATTGACTACATCCACCATTAATCCACTAGGTTTCAAAACTTTATACGTTTCATATAACTTTCTACTTTTCCATGGTTCTGAAAATACTTTAATAATTTGATCTTTATATCGATATATCATTTGATTCTTTTTAGGTAATGTATTTAGACCTAATACATTATCTTTCATATGTTTTTCTACCTGTATTGGATCTCCATAATCAACCCAAAACCCAGTACCGATATGTAAATATTCAAACTTACATTTTTTATTCATCATATAATCTAATACAGCTGTGTCACTTGTATTAGTAATATGTTTGTAATTATAATTGATGCCTTTAACAAATTTCTTATAATCTATGATTGAATAAACACCTATCATATAAGTGTCTATATCATATCTATCAACCTTAATCTCTTTTACTTTACTTTTACCAACTGTTAATTTCGTATACTTATCAATATTTAATTTTTCACTGGTTAATATGACATTATGTTTACTATTTACGTTAAATCCTCTGGGTGTAATACTATCTGCTGCGTGGAATATAAATGGTTGGTTGAAATGTTCTCTGCATTGATATAATGTTTCTAATAAACTACCACCTTCTGATGGGTCATATTTTTTAATAAAAATAAATTTAAATTTTTTATCAGGGAATACTGTAATTAGATAATCCATCACTATATCTCCACCATAACCCAATGCAATTATAAATTCACATTCACCAGGATATGCTTGGATAATAGCATGTATAGCAGGTCTGCCTCTATATGGTAACATACACTTGTTAAACACCATAGTCAATTCACCTAACCTACTACCTATCCCTGCAGTTGGTATGAATACTCTCTTAATTCTATTCTCTTTCATATTTGTCAAATCTTCTCGTTATATCCTCCTCGGCGCACAGCTCACCATATTGTATTTCAAAGAATTCCAATGGTTCATCCCCACTGCTAATAATTAAATGCCAAGTATTTTTTTCAATATGAACAACATCTCCTTCACGAATTATTATTACATTTTTTCCTGCATCTGATTCAGTAATCAATGTGCCTACTCCAGCATATACCATCCAAATTTCATTTCTATGTGCATGTTTTTGATCCGATGGATGTTCTTCAGGATCTATTATTATTCGCTTCAATGTAAATTGATTGATATTATCAATAGCAATTATTGCCTCATATAAGCCCCATGGTTTATCTATTGTTTCCATAATATACTTTGTTAATTATCTCCATAGTATTGGCGCCTAACCTCATTATAATCATTCTGTTGTAAACTATATCCACCAAATGTATACTTTCTTTTTCCTTCCAAAGCTAATTTCTTTGCATGATGATTAGTTAATTTATGACTTGATATTCCACCATATTGTTTTGATGATGGTAAATCTCCATTTGTAGCCATATAATTGGGAATTTTTTCATATAAAGTAGCAAACTTTTTCATGTTTTCATACGAACTACATATCCACCTATCACACCATTCATATGAATGGTTTAACGGTATTATTCCTGTCCATACATAATTAGGATCCATTTCTTCAAACTTAGGAACAACATTCCAAACTAAATCAAATCTCTGAACAATTATATGTGTATAATCATTTGATGATATTAAATCAACTGCTCTCATAAATGAATACCACCTACTTAAATGTGCAAATGCTCTTTTATGATCTGCCTTAATATAATCAGGAACTTCAAATTGTATTTGTTCCGTTGCTTCCATTTTCACTGGCTTGTACACTTCATTAATTTGTTCTTCTAACTCAACACTCCAAGTATGTACATATACATCTGTATCATATTGATTAATTATATTTTTTATATTATGTTCAGATGAGTGTTCCAATACTTTATCACTTCCACCCATCATCTGATAATTCTTTCCCGTTATACTTCCAACTAAACCATGCAAAACTAATCCTACTTTCATAATAATTTCTTAGCCTCTTTTTTAGTATATCCGTATTTAGTAATTATATTAATTACTTCATTAGGATTTTCATCCATCAATATATCTAAATAATCAATAACTTCATATGATGCTAATTGATAATATTTTTTCATAATTTCAACTAACTCTTTTTTGTATTTTTCCTTTGTTGCCCCTTTAATATATTTTGTATATATTTTCTTTTTGGGCATTAAATGATAATACAATTTATATACAAATTCCGGAGTTAGTTCTCCAACTGTATATCGCTGTAAGAAATTCACAATTGGTAACAGATCACTATTCATACTGAAAATTCTATCAGTCATATAAGGACTAAATGATTTCTTTTCAGATTCATTTAACTTTTCCCACGGTACTTTCTTGTAAGTTAAATTATTAATATGATCAAAAATACTCATTTCTGTTCAATTATTTTTAACAACATTGCAGCAACATTTATTTCTTTATCAACTATATGCACATCATTAATTTGATGTTCTGCAATTGTTAGTATTGATGCTGGGATATCTTTTGAGTAATCTTCAACTTTATCATACAATTCTTTATACAACGATGTGAAATCTCGAACTTTTGAATCTGCTATTATCTTTCTTATATTTTGAAACTTATCTTTAGCATTCCCCTTTGCTTTCAATTCCTCTATGATATCATCAATATAGCTAGACCTAACGACATCAGTGCTAGTTACTTGTAATACACCATCTATTACAGAACGTTGGCATGAATTTAATACCCGTCTTATATCTGGATATGTTAAGTTGATTATATGCGCCAAATCTTGGTTTGTAAATTCCACATCCAATTCCTTCATTATTTGCACTATTCTTTTTGCAACATCTATTTTAGATGGTGGATGAATTTCAAATGTTTGACATCTGCTTTGAATAGGATCTATAATTTTCTCAACATAATTACAAGTTAAAACAAATCTAGTATTCTTTGAAAATGTTTCCATTAGGTTTCTTAACGCTGCCTGACCATTAGACGTGATATAGTCACTTTCATCAAGAATTATAATTTTCCATTTCTTAAATCCAATGGTAGACGCGAACCCCTTTACCTTTGTCCTAACTGTTTCAACATTATTTTCATCAGATGCATTGATATACATAATATCAGCATCTACTGAATTAGCAATAATTTTAGCTAATGTCGTCTTACCAGTTCCAGCTCGACCATAAAATAGTAGGTGTGGAACATCTTGAGTATCAATATACCTCTGAACTTTCTCTTTCAAATGTTCATTTCCAATATAATTCTCTAAAGTAGTGGGTCTAAACATTTCTACCCATAAACTATTTGTACTCATTAGTCTTGTAATTTAACTAAGTAATATTGTGCTTCATAATCTTTTCCTGTAAATGCTATTTTTGCTAATCCAGCACCGGATATTAAAAACTTGCTAGTTTCATATTCTGAGTTTGCTAGTAATATTTCTTTCAAGTAATTAATATAGAACTTAATAGGTTCAATTTCATTATGAATTGTACCAGCTGCCGGTATTTTAATGTTAGTTACATTGTGTAATGAATAGTTCAGTATAACATTTATCTTCCCATCTTCTACAACAATACCAAAATTAACATTATCTGTTAGAGCATTGCATGCCTTTAAGAAATTAGTTCTGAATTCTGGTGTTAACTCTATTTCAATATCCATTTCAGGAATTTCCTTGATAGCTGGTGGTTTAGGTATAATTTCTAAATCACTTAAAATAAAATTAGATTCTATTTTACCATCTGACAATTGAAAAACTGAATCATCAATTGATATTTTAATTTCATCATCAAGAATTGATATTAATTTCAGCAATTTGCTTGTCTCATAAATACCCAATTTTGAATTTGGTAATTCAGGTAAAGTACAAGTAACTATTGCAACCATATTTTTCTCTTCGGGGGCTACGGTGACCGTGGCATAATTATCCACTGTACAATCGAATATACAACTTTCACAAGTACCATTTAAATGATACTTCTTAATCATGTTTAATAAATCTACTTTTTTCATAATTCAAAGAATTGTTTTATTGTATTGTTTAAAATTATTTGCCCCCATCCGCGGGCAGTAAATATTTTTTGTATTTTATCTTTTAATAAACTGTCAAAAATTTGTGCATCATCAATATAATTATACACAAAATCTTCTACTTCTTTCGGCACATCATCCACTGGTAATGCTATTGCGGATAGTTTTAACGGGTTATCTCTTAAATAAGCATATACTATCTTATCACCATCTGTTATTGACTTATATCCCCTTACATTCTTATATTCTAAGAAATCATTATATGATAATGCTGCTTTTACATGAACCGGTGTTCCTTTCATAAAATGGAATATGTCTCTATTATCAAATTTGTATTTAGTTATATTTTTTACACCAGTTGGGCGCATGCGTGAATATAACTCATTCTCTACATTCTTCTTTTTAAAATCAACTATTAATTTTTCTACTTCATCTTGTTCTTTATCATGTAAAACCATTTCAAATAACTTCTCTACAATAGTCCTAAAAGATTGCGGGAAATCTGATCTTACAGTATCTAATCCTTTAACATCCATTTTATTAACAGACACACCTTCTTCATATACCATCCATTGAGTGTATCTTTTCTTAGCTACAAATAATGCTCTTCTTGCAACAACTTCTTGTTTAATAATAAAACAATGTTTATCAATATTATGTAATCTTCTTGCATATTCATCATATGCTGCATTTATTGTAGATTGTGCCAAATCAGCTACTTCTAATGTTTTCTTTATTGATTCATCATCATTATCTGGGTCAATACCGTCTCTCTCAATAAACGGCAATGAAGTGTAAAATACACTATCTGTGTCAGTATAAATACAATAATCTTTCCCTACAGTTCCAAGTTCTTTATTATAAACACTATTTGCTACTTTAGTTGTAAATTTAATAACCGATTGCCCAGTCAATGTTATTGCTTCGCCATTATCTTTATCATAAAATCTGAAAGTTTCTAACAACAATACACCGTAAAATGAATTGCTGATAATCTTTTTTGACCATTGACGAAGATAATAATATTTTCCTTTTTCGTCATCGCCTTTCCTTTTATACTCTTTCATCTTATCCTTGAATACAGTACGTTCATTATCCCAGTATTCAAGTATCTCAGGAACAAAACCAACATTTTTAGTACTATATAATACACCATTGCTAGCAATTGAAATTTGATTTTCTTCAAAGAAAGTTTTTAGATTTTCTTTATCAATATTTCCTCTGTTATTTTGTATCTCTACATCATATGTTATATCGACATCCTTTAAAAATGTCGCCTCGTCCCAATTATATATTTTTCCCACTTTAGTCTCTGGGGAGATATTCAATGAACGCATTGTGGATGGATATAGTGCTTTTAAATCTAAATCATATACCCATTTATAATAACCAACCTGTGGATCTTTTACATATGCACCTTGAGCTTGGGTACCATCACCTGTATTATATTTCTTATTTGGTACTACTATATTTTTTCTATTTAAGAATGTTATAGCAGCACCATCTAAATAGTGACTTGTATGCCATATTGCGTTGTATGGGACATGACACTCGTGGCATATAGTTAAAACTAATTCAATTAATTGTAATTTATTATCTAATGCAATTGGTAGATCGACATCAATAATATTGTATTCTATAAATAATTCAGGATTATTTTCATATAATTGCTGTAATGATCCTTCATATTCAATCTTGCCTCTTCCCAATTCTTCTTTTGCTACATAATCGAGTGAATATTTAGGTAATTCATTCTGAGTGAATCTTTTATAAAGAAACAAATAATCTAAATTAGTAATTCCTTTTATACTATACCGACCATCGGATTCCATTTTTATCTGTTTAATAGGAGATAATCTATTAGCATCATAATCACCTAGTATTTTTTTGATTCTATTAATTGTATATGGTGTATCAAAATAATCAATGTTCCATCCACTTATGATAGTTGGGTTATATGATACCCACAAATCAACAAATGCTTCTAATAAATCTTCTTCATTGTCAAAGAAATGTAATTCAAAATTTTCTCTGGCTGATTTAACATCAAATTTATTTCCAAGAATTAATGTTATAAACTTCGAATCTGTATTACACCATAGCGTAACTGATATTATTTTATTTCTTGCTTCTTGTGCTGTACTAAAGGAATCTGTTTTTTCTACTTCAATATCATACCATAATATTCTATGATTTATTGAAATTTCATCAGAGTCTAAATAATTTTCGACTATATATGCCGTCTCAGGATCTACATCAGATTGAAATATATTACTATCATTATAATGATATTTTCTAACTTTGGTAACTTTGTCTCCAAATAATGTTTTATATTCACCATTATGATTTAATTTAAACGCATAATTCTTCCATGGGAATTTCTTATACCCCAACTCATCATCCCACAGATGCATTATCTTTTCGTCTTTATCGTAGTATATATTCTGGTACATCAATTAAAATTAAAAAAATTATGTTTTACTTCTTGCTCACTTTCATGGTCACCACCATACTTCAAATATAATTGTTTAAACTTATTATATACATGCAAACTATTTTCTACAAACATTAATTCAATACTTTTCAATATTTTTATTATGTTTCTACCAACTAACACTTCTAATACCTCACTTGGTACTTTTATTAAATCATTTGCATCTGCGGCGGCTTTGGCAAAAATAAGTGTATTGTGTAATACAACATGATTTGTCATCATTGTATCATATGTATTAAAATGTTTAATGCTGGAATTCTTGCATGCAGGACAACCAATTGTACATGGTAATGGTGCATCTGGGTACACAATATCGTTCCCTTTAAAAAACCTCATTTTCTTAAATGATTGTTTATTATAATCAACATGATGATAATAGTATCCATACACAGCACCTAACCCAGGTGAACTTGAATCTACTGTAATTGTTACTCTACCATCATGATACTTGTTAATACATTCCTGAATCTTTGCTGCTATTAAAAAATCAAAGGGTGATGAAACACCAAAAATATGAAAATATTCACAGCTTATTTTTTCAAATTCTCTGTTAGATATCAATGTATGTAATGTATACATCCAATTAACAAGTTTAAATGCAGTACCAGTTGCCCATCCAGAAAATTCAAAATCCTTTATACCATCATACCAATGGATAAATTGTTCCGGTGTTGTTCCATGCAAGATATTTAAGTATTTAACTTTGCCACTTTGATTATCATAGAAATATTTAAAATTATCAATTGATAATTCTAGACATTCATCAAATTTTGAAGCTAAAGTCATTTTAGGCGGAATATCTAAATTTGCTGCAATATCACAATTTCCTTCCAAAAAAGTAAATAATTCATGCCTTATAGTTTTATCAAAGACCTTTGCACCAGAGGCAAACTGGAAACCACCTGAATCACCAAATACAAATGAATCTTCTAAACCCATTTCTTCTCGTATATTTTTCTTTTTATACAAGTGTCCGGCAGTTAATAGAAAATTTTTGTATCTAAAATTTTCAGGAAAATCATCTGAATAAAATCTTGAGTTGATTCCCGAGTGCACTAATATTTTATCTTCTATTAAATATTGTTTATATCCACCTGCACTTAAAGATGGTATATATATAAATTTTTTATCCATTATTGCTATAATTTATTTAAAAAATATGATGCAATTGCAATGTCAAAACATGCCATACCCATTGGATTAAAACATATTTTACCTTTCAAAAATGTTTCATCCATGTCAAAGAGTGTAGACCATTGTTCATTGTTAAATTTGTAATTCTTTTCAAATAAAGAAAAATCAGTACCATGTCGATTAACTTCATCCCACGAATCAACTACCCACCTATCAAAATACTCAAAATTTGATTTTGATATTTTCATATCTCTCAATGATATATTTAAAAATACTTTTATATTATCAGTTATTTCTTCAATATAATGATTAGAATCAGATCCTGCAGTACATGTAATAATACCATCAACATTCCCAATCATATTTTTATAGTTTGTATATGTTTCCCATTTTGAATTTGTAATATGTTTTTGATCACAAATCATTATTTTCACAAATGGAAAAATAGTCTGTATCATACTTTCATGACATTGCCCAATAGGACCATAACCAATAATACCCAGGGAGTTTAAATCTTCATTAAACATCATATACTGGTGTAAAAAATAACCCGTTACAGCGGCGGTACGCAAAGCACTTAATTCCGCTGTATTAAATGTAATCAATGGAACACCAGTGTCATAATCATTTAAAATTAAAACGGAATGAGCTCGTGGTAATCCCTTATTATGATTTTCTGGGAAACTAGATATCCACTTTATACCTGCTTTTCTTATCGAACCACCAACTGCGGCAGGCATTGCAATAATTCTTGCGCTTGGATCTGGAAATGATAAATATGGTTTAATCGGTTGACAGAAATCATTTTCTGCAACTACCATTCCAATTATATCTATCAATTCACTCCAACTATATTCTGGTAATTCTGTAATAACTTTCATATTTCTATATTATATGTTTCTTTTACCCACTCTTTGTTATAAATAGTATCAATATAAAACCGACCACCGTCAGGACATAAAAATAATACATTTGAATTTAATGGGATTCGCGATGATATAAATGATCTTTCAATTGCAGCAAAAACTGCACCACAAGACCCACCACCAAATATCATATGTTTTTCAAGTAAGCTATAACAAGAATAAATTATTTCTTCCTCGCTTATAATCATTATCTCATCATACAAAGCTCTATTCAATAAAGGTGGTTTTATACTTGAAGCCATACCTGGGATAAAACGAGTTTTAGGTATCAACCCAAATATTGAAGAACCCTCAACATCAACTGCAACAACCTTGATTTTAGGATTGTATTCTTTTAATTTTCTTGATACCCCTGATAACGTCCCGCAAGTTCCTGCCCCAATGAATATGATATCTAAATTAGGTACTTGTTCTATTATTTCTTCCGCGGTATATTTGTAATGTGCAAGATAATTGCATTCATTTTCATATTGATTTGTCCAATATATATTTTTATTGTTTGATGTATACTCTTTGATATATTTAAGTCGATTTAATAAAAAACCTCCCCTATCATCTCTTTCGTTAATAACAACAACCTCATGAGCAAAAAACTTCAAAAATTTAATAGCATTAGGATTAGTTAATATATCAACAACCGCAATAAATTTCAAACCTAATTTTTTACAAAACATCGACATTGCAATTGCAAAATTACCAGAAGATGATTCTATTATAGTTGTATTTTCATTTATTACACCCCTATTAATACCATCTTCCAATATTTCATATGCAGCTCGGGCCTTAATACTACCACCAAATAATTGAAATTCAAATTTTGCGTATAAATTATACTCAGTAACACCCAACTTAAAAACTTCAGAATTTTTAACGGTCTTATTTAAATAAGTAAATTCATCTAACTTATCCTTTAAATTCATTGTAAATAAATTGTAGGATCTGTAATATTCGCTTTATTAAACATTTTTTTGCGTTCAGTACATTGTTGACATACTCCGCAATGTTCTTCTTTGCTATCATCACAACTCCACGACTCAGAAAAATCAATACCTAATGAAGCACCAACCTGTATTGCCTCCCATTTCTCCATATCTTTTAAAGGGGCGATGATTTTATATTCTACTGGATATTTGGGTGTGCTCATACCTAATGTTAAAGCATGTTGAAATGCTTCTGTAAAATCAATTTTACAATCTCCAGAAATTGTATCTGATTTATGCAATGATAATACTAATTCATAACGATTATCATAATATCCAATCACAGCTGAAAATAACAAAAACATGATATTTCTACCTGGGATGAATATTTTTTCTTTATCATTATATGTCTCTGAAACATCACCAGACAATGCCCACATATTCTCCAATACACTCGTATAATTATCCAATTTCCTTATTTCTGGGTCTTTACCTAATATGCTGTTGGAATATTTTTTTAATGCAGGAATTTCTTTTTTTGATGTTTGTTGCCCATAATCAAAATAGATAGGTAGTATGTCATATCCATCTTCATTTAACATTGCCATAGATATTTGAGTATCTAAACCACCTGAAGCTAATAAAATGCACTTTTTCATATTTGAATATTATATTGTTTATTAAGTCTTTTTCTTTGTGTACACCCATAACATTTACCACATGGAATAGGTTCATTTTCATTACAACTCCACGTCATTTCAATTGGTATTTTATTTTCTTTTAAATACTTATAGACTTCATATTTTGAGTAATCCCATAAAGGAACACCTACTTCAATAGTGCCTTCTAAAGACCCCATATTTAATACACGTGTCATTCCCTGAAAAAATTCTAGCCTTGAATCAGGATAATCCGGGTCGCTGCTTAACATACCTAACAATACCTCACCCTTATCTACAGACTTCCTTCTCATTATATTCTGGCATAGAGAATGTCCTAAAAGTATAAATATTGCATTGCGATTAGGAATAAAATTATTAACAATATCATCTTCATTTCCCTCACTATACCCACATGAATTAGTGACTTGTTTATCAACTAAGTCTGAATATGAAGACATATCATATATTATACTTTTTACCCCCAGATGGCTACATAGTTGTTTTGATTTCTCAACTTCAATTGAATTTAAACCACCCTGCGACAATGTTAAACAATAAACATCATTACCCTTTTCTTTAGATTGGTGTGCAACAACTGTTGAATCCATCCCACCTGTAAACAATATCACAGAAATTTTATTTGATTTATTATTCATTGTTTAAGATTTAATAAATTCAAAAAATTCACCTTTGGCAGATGCATCATTATAAAATGCCCCGCTCAATTTACTAGTAACCATATAACTGTCATGTTTCACCCCCCGTAAACATGAACACATATGCTTTGCTTTAATCATGACTGCAATACCTGCATTATCCGAAATGACATCATTCAATTGATCATGTATTTGAGTTGTTAATTGTTCTTGTATTTGTGGTCTTCTTGCATACCATTCTACTACTCGGTTCAATTTACTTAAACCAATTACTGTTCCATTTTCATCTGGGATGTATGCAACATAAGCCTTACCAAAAAATGGGAGGTTATGATGACTGCACAAAGATTTTACATCTATATCACCGCAAAATACTATACCATTATAATGTTGATCATTTGGAAATCTTGTAATTTTTGGTGGGTTTGTATAACAACCCGCAATTAAATCATTAACATATGATTTAGCTACTCTTAATGGAGTGTCTGCTGAATTAGGGTCGTTTCTCCAATCTATTTTTAAGGCATCTAAAAAATTACCATATGCTTCTGCCGCATCTAATATCATTTTATTGCGTTCTTGATCATCAAGAATTATATTTGAATTTGCTGTTTTTAACATCATACGAAATACAACTTAGAATTATTTAATTCATTTGCGAAGATATCTATTTTATCTCCTATTAATACTCGATTATATCTATAAAATTTAGAACCAGGTTTACCCTTTATTCTAGTAATTAATCTTTCAACAACTCGCCTTCTAATAATTTCTGAATCAATTTTAGAAGGTTCCCAATCATTTAATAAATCTTCAGGATATTCATCCAAATCAATATTAGTACTATTTTTAAACCCTCTATTATCCATTTCTTTATTTACTTCATCTAACCTTCTCTTCAAATAAACAATTTTATTTTTAAAAAAGTTTATATGTCCTTTCCCCATTTTAAAGAAGGGAGGTATCGCACTTTTAATTTTAAAATTATTTTTCTTCAATCCACCTGTAATCATTATTATTTCCACTGATTCTGCAATCAAGTGTTGGTCTGCTAAATATTTGGGATCAATACCGACATTAACTCGGGCCATTTTTTTTTAAGTTGTATATTGCATATAAATTTATAAAAATTATTACAGAACTTAATACCAAATGGCTAAAATTAGCAATGTAAATATCAAAAATTATCCATAATATATCTCCAATTATCCACAACCACACTGCAAGTCTATGATATTTGCGGGCATTAACTATAAAAGCAATTAAAACAAGAGCAGTTGCAGCCCAAGAAAATATTATCATTAAAGTAGATAAAGTCATAAAATACTAGTTTGTATCGTTCTTCAAATTCTTTATAGCATATAAATTTATGAATATTATTGCTGAACTTAATACAATGTGACTATAATTAGCAATGTAAATATCAAAAATTATCCATGATATATCACCAAGTGTCCATAATACTACCGCCAAAACATGATGTTTTCTAGCATTTGCAATACAACCTGCGAGGATTAGTATAGTGGCAATCCATGATAAGATAACCATTAAACGCCAGTTGTACGATCCCATGCCGAAACATGGAGTCTAGTTAATCCAATAAACTTATACTTTTTTGCCATTTCCATAACAAATCTAGTTCGTTCATGGAAATTATTTTGGTCATCTAATCCAGGCATGCAAACTACTTTCTTTAAAGGTATGCTAAATGGTTCAATAAATGTATTAAACATTTCAAAAATATCATCCTCAGTACTAATTACAAACTTAAATTGATAATTGTAATGTTCCTTTATACATTCAATAGCTTTTGGAACTATGCGTTGTGATGGACTCATTCCACTATTACCTAATTTAGGACTGCAATTAATTTGATCCAATAAACTAAATAATGAATTATCAATTTCTAATGTACCATTTGTTTCAATTTCAATAAATGGTTTTATAGAAGGATCCAATTTAATCCAATGTTTATAAAAATTAAATATGCTTGTTTGGTGTGGTGGTAGTGTTGGTTCTCCACCAGTCCATATAAGGTGTATTAGACCACTTGCTATATCATCATATATTCCTTGTTCTTTCCACCTATTAATTAGATAATCAAAATCATGATTTTCTCCTCGTGCCCAAACAGGGATCGTGTCGCATGTCCATGAGGCCTTTCCTTGGCTATGTAGATCCCCAATAAAATTTCCAGGTGTAGCAGTTTCTTCTCCCTTCTTAAACTTATTTACTAAGGATGGAGTCGCGCCACAATTCAAATTACAATTTGCAACACGGATAAAATAAGACGGATAGCCACTTGTTATCCCTTCGCCCTGGATGCTGTAAAAATCTTCGGATATTAATAATTTATCCTTATGAAACTTCATCATGATTTTGATGTTTAAAACTTGTTAGGTATGATTTTATTTTAATCCCTATATATACAATTGGTGTTGAATACAGGAATATATTTAATATATTTGGATGTGCTTCACCACACAATCCAAAGAAATGTCTCAAAAATTCAGTCATTTCAATGATTTTAAATGATCGATAATAATGTCTGCCCCATGAAATTTTCTTTCTTCTCCATTATCATCTACAAATAATGTAGGTATAGATGTTATAGAATATTCAATTGCAATATCTCTGAATTTTCGTGCATCCATTGTTATAATGGGAGGACCGTTATATGCTCCTGAATTTAAATATTGATTTACTCTTCTACATGGACTACAACTATCAGAAGTAAATAAAATTATCCTCATTTTCTATTTATTTTTCAACCCTATAAAATTAAAAAATACTTTTCATATATCCAAATCAAAATACCTCACAACCATCACCTACACACGCTAATTCTTCTTTTAATGTTGTATTGTCTTCCTCCTCAATAACTTCACTTAAATCAATTTGTGATAAATAAGAATACGCTTCTTCATATTGCTCTTTTGTAATTGTTTCAAATGGAGCTTGTATATAAGTTCCTCCGTCATAGGGTAATACTGATAAGCCATTAAAATAATCTCTATTATTCCACATCCATTCACCTACTTCATCCCAATCATCTTCTTTAAGATTAATAGTAGCAGACACATTATTTGTATTTGCTCCTGATATATGACCTGGTTTTATCCAGTTTATACTTAACCATTTAACTCTTTCTAATAATTCTATTGCAGTTTCTTTATTTCTCAATATTGCATTTTCTGGTGCTTTTTGTGGTATTGATATAACTGACATTAAATCTGGTTTAAAGTATTCATCTTCTACCAACTCAGGCATTTTATCTTTTAAATATTTATACAATGATTCATTTTTTCCTATTCGCATTCTTCTGAAATAATATTCATCATGCCAAGCGTGTACTCCTGAACTGGTTCCCAATACTATTGATGTAGTGCCCGACGGTTTAACAGTAGTGATTCTTGCAGCTGGGTTAGTACCTAATTTTTCTGCCCATTCTTTATTTGTTTCAATTGCAACTTGGACTGCTTGTTTTAAATCAATATCCTTTAATTTATTACTCGCAATGCCTGTTAGTCCAATTCCGATTAGCGCATCTTTCTCCGTGGTTCTTCTCCATACTGGGCGTAGATAATGATAATCGGTATAGGATGCTTGTAATGTTGCAATTATAGTTGCACATTTTACTCTCTCATTAAAATCTTCCTGCGATTCAATAGTTGATGTATTTATTTCAACTAAATTACAAAATTGATATGGTCGCAGGGACACTTCACAGCATGGATTCGTCCCATATTCTTTATCATTGCTAAAAAAGATGCCGGGTTCGCCTGCATTGCTTGCTTGTATTCTTTCCCACAAATTCATGAAAAATTTCTTATCTATCTTGCGTCTTAGTAAAACGGCACTATTATTCGCCCTACCTCTTTGTGGATTCAATTCCCACCAATTGCCTGTTTTACAAGATATCATATCTCCATCATCAGCACTAAATAATGAAATTAATGCAGCTCTCCTAATACCACCACTTAATACAGCATCTGCAATATGACAAATAATATCATGTATTTCTAATGATGTTAATTGTTCGCCATTTTCTTTTTGATTTAGTATACCATCAATCTTAACTAAACATTCTTTTAGTGGTTGTGGTCCTGGTGCTTTACCTCCTGCTGTAACTAATTCTGCACCTTTAGGACGAATATCGCTAAAATCAAATCTTATTGTTGATCCACCTTTAAAATAAGATTTCATCAGCATTTTTATAGCATCGGCCCAACCTTCAATATTATCTGATATTAAAAATCGGCGAGTCTTTTTAGTATTAGGTCTTGCTATTTCTGGTAATTGTTCTATATGATGTTTTTGAACAGAATATCCCACACCACAGCCGCCTAAAAGCAAGAACATGACTTCTGAAAATGCTCTCCAATCATCAATTGGTAAATAAGCGCAATTATACATTCTTGATGGGTTCACTTCTATTGGCTTACCAGCAAATTGAAAACTTCTCATTGATGGTAAATACTTCTTCTCGTATACTCCTTTATATGCGTTATATATTTCTTTCTTAAATTCAGGATATTTTTTTTGGTGCATTCCTATATTTCTAGAAACAATTTCTTCAAATGTTTCTCTCCTCTTCAATTCTTTCAAATACTTTGCATATTTGTTATATACACCAATATCAGATAATATTTTCTGGCTAATATCCATTATTGTCCCTCTTTTTTTATTTGTTTACATATATCTTCAAAACTATCAACTTCATATTTTGCCCATTTTCCCTTTGGTAACTGAGTCTTTATATCAAACGTTATTTTAATACTATCATTATTACCGCATGCGTCTTCTGTAATAAAAAAATAATGCCACCTTAAACTATATTTGTTGTATACTATACATCTTAATGCTCCTATCTTATTTCTTATATGTTGAATACGAGCAGCAAAATGATATCCAGTAATTCCCTTTTTAGAAATAAATTTACATTTTACTACTGTTGCAGTCTTAACATCTGTCCCATCAACTAAATCTTGGTAAACACCAACATCACATAAATCAATATTACTACAAATAGATACTGCTAATTCACTTAATAAAATTCCGTCAATTAAATTATCTTCAATTAATTTTTCGACAGTATATCCATTTGGATATGCTTTATCTAAAAAAAATTTAACTAGTCGTATATTGTGTAGCGAAGTATTCTTTGAACTTTGGTGCATTTACACCCTCCTATATCTAAACAATAATTATTACACGTTGAATTCTATAGATGTAACTTCAATATCTAAATCTTGAATAGCATTACTAAGGATAGTATTTAACATCGTTAAAAAATTGCTAATAGAAAATTTATCTCCCATTTGAACAAGTCTTAACTTACTACCCTCTTGTAATTTTACTTCGCCTGATCCTACTAATAATGAATTATTGATGGAATTAATTAATGTATCTAAATTTATTCCACCAATTTTCAGCTGTTCATTAACAATATTAACAATTGTTTCTTCCGAAGATGTGAATTCAAAAATTAACTTGCCTGAATAAAAAGATAACTCCCCGGAAGAAGAATCTTTTATTGCACAACAGTTGAAATTATAATCCTTCAAATATGAATACGGTTGTTGATTTTCATTAAATATAATCTTCATAATACCTCTATTTATAATTATTTAAATTCAGTTATTTTTTCCTACATTACCCATTAAATCTGCTAATCTATTTCTTAAATATTCTTTTTCATGTGATTCTTCATTACCTATTTTCTTTTCTACTTCATTTGATTCTGCTGTATTGGGAGCATATATTTCAATGAATCCATTATCAGTATCCATTTTAGAATTCAATAACATCTTATCTGCACCTAACCTACTTTTCATAATATAAAATCTGGCTGATTTTGTTAACACATCCCTCGAAGTCCTGGATAATGATAATACAAAATCTGCAGTAAAAACTTTACCATAACTTTCTGATATTGAATCTGCTTCTATTTCCGCTTTATTAATACCAGATCTATTTGTCTGTGATGCGGTCCAGATCGGAACTTTCATCTCTCCTGATAATCCCCTTAACTCTTCGTATAAATCTTGTAATGCTTCATGTTTATCTCCGCCTTTAGGTACTTTCATTAAATCAGCATAATCTATAATAACAAGAGCGGGTTTTTTACCTATCATTGCCATTTTTTCCAATTGGGCTCTAATGCCTAATATAGAAACACTTTTAGTTGGAAACCATTTAACAATCAACTCACCTGGTAATTTTTTGGTATATTTCTTTATCTTTTCAATATTATCTCCAAGTTCATCTAAAGATATACCAGTAACCATTGCATCCACTCTCCTAGCTACATATCTATCATTCAATTCTAATGTATAATAGACAACATTATGCCCAGCTTTTAATGCAGAATATGCTAAATGAGTTAACACCCAAGATTTTCCAGTTCCAGATGGGGCAACTACGCATCCTAATTCACCATGAGATAACCCACCCTTCATCAAATCATTAATTACAGGCCATCCAGTAGCAATAGTATTTCTATTTTCATCGTTGTATCTGTCTTCTACAGCTACTTTATAATCTAATCCAATATCTCTATTTGCTCCAAGTTTCAATGCCCTGTCAATACCATCACGTATCTCTTCATACTTACCTAATTTCAATAGATTTACTGATTTTATAATGGCATTTTTTAATTCTTGATTTAAACAAAATTCATGGGCTTGGTCTTTAACATAATCAATATCATCAGATCCGATTTTTTCAATTGCTAATTTTAAATGTTTATTTACTTCTTCTTTAACTAAAGGATCATCTATCTTGCTAACCTCATTGCGCAACACATCAAAAGTCGGCAATGTTTTATATTCATTATAATAACTTAAGATTTTTTCTGTAAGCCATTGAACTGATTCGGAAGGAAAATATTCTGTTTTAAGTAGGTCGAATATTTCAGCTACGAAACTTTTATTTGTTAGTAGTAATGATAATACCTTAATTTGAAATAAATAGTTAAATTTTCCATCATTTTCCATAAATAAGTAATCTATTCAAACTATTTCTCAACCAAGTATCAATATCTCTAATATCACTATATAATTTATCCTGTAAAAACATTCTTTTAAATTGAACTGTATCTAATTCTGGTGTTGAATTATCTAACTTTTCATAAATCTTTAAAAGAATACTCCCATTAATAATGCTAGTATTTAACTGCATTAATTCATAATTCCTTCGAATTATCTTTTCTGCTTCTAAAATTTGTGTATAAATTTTATATTTTTCACCATTATCTATATATTGTTTACATTCATTTAATAGTCTGTCTATTGTATATGGTTCGGTAACAATTCCTGGAAATCTTTTGATTAGAGTTTTTAAACCCAATCCTTTTACCCCATCAATATTATCTGATTTATCACCAGTTAATACTCTATACAATAAATAATTTCCCTTGCTAACTTTAAAAACCTTTTTCAGGTTATCTTCATCGTATAATAGCTTCTTTGTAGGACTCCATACTTTAATCTTAGAATTAATTAATTGTATGAAATCTTTATCGGTAGAATTAATTATTATTTCATTGCTTTTATTTTGGAAATAATCTACTGCTAAAGTTGCTATTACATCATCCGCTTCTACCTTATCAATCTGAATTACATCTACTGGCATTATAGATAAATAATCACCTATTCTTCTAATCTGTCTCCTCATAGATTGTTCAAGATCTTCATCAGAACCAAAATCATCCAACCTATTATAATTCGATGGTTTTCTGTTATTTTTGTATTCAGAATAAATCCTCCTTCTTCTTAAAGAGCCACCTTCTCCATCAAATACAATAATACATCTTGTAGCATTAAATTGACGTATTAAATAACCTATTGATTTTAAGAAACCAGTTATTCCTCCAATATGTTCTCCATCATCATTTAGACTTGGGACTACTGAAAATACTCGTATAAAGGTATTAAGACCATCTACAATAACTACACAATCATTTCTATTGCGTTGTCCATTATCAAGACTATTAAATAAATCTAAATATTGTTGATTCACGATTAGCTTTCTTCACCTTCAAAATCATCTGTAATAGTAACATCATCAATAGAAAAATCCTTGTTAATTTTATACTTCATGATATACTTTTCACAAATTTTATCATATATGTATTCTTTTAAATTAGGATTCATTTCTAATAAACTAGGGAAGTTTTTAGCTAAAAATTTAATTTCAGATAAAGACACTACTTCAGCAGTTTCTGGATTCTTAATTATATCCATTTCTTTATCTAAAGTTAATGTGTACCATGCACCACCTGTCTTTACTTCACCCAAATCTTTGAGAAATGTTAACCAGGCACCATAATTGTCGATACCAGAACTAAAATAGATATCATATATTACAGTTCTTAATGGTGGACCTAATCTATTTTTCTTAACAATAGCTTTAGTTTTTATACCAACAACTGAATCATCTATTTTTATTTGTCCTTGGCCAGCTAACCGTAATCTTACAGACGAATGAAATGCGAGTGCTTTACCACCGCTTGTACTAAATTTTTCACCAAAAGTAACTCCTAAATTAGTTCTTAATTGGTTGGTAAAAATTAAACATATCTTCTGGGCTGCAATCATATTAGTAATCTTTCGCATTGCCATACTTAAGATAATTGATTTATCTGTATTCCAACCCTGTTTTTCATATTCCCCAGCCAATTCAGTTCTAGTAGTAGCACCCATAACACTATCAGTGACAATAGTAACAATTTTATCCTTATTAGATGCTCGAACCTTAGTAATTATTAATTCAATCGTTTCAAATATATCTTCCAATGTTTCCAATGGGATATATAACATTGTATCAACATCAATTCCAATAGCTTCTAAAAATTCCCGAGATACCGCTGCTTCAGTATCAATATACACTGCCAATCCTCCTTGTCTTTGTGTATCTGCTAGTGCATGTGCAGCTAATAAAGATTTTCCTGACGCCTCCATCCCAGTTATTTCAGTAATCCTTCCAATTGGAAGTCCACCATGTGGTCTGTTGCTAATAGCTAAATCTAACATTGAACATCCAGTACTAATCCATCCACTAATATCGCTTATTGCTTCAGGATCAGTTAAATGATATGCAGTTTTATATTTACTTTTGGAAAAATTACTATTGATAGCATTAATGATATCATTAGCCAATGTATCTTCAAGCTCGGATACAGTCTCTGCTTTCTTCTTTTTCGCCATTAAGGCCTCCTACTTAATTAATCGTTAAAAAATGACTCGAATGCTTGCTCAATTGCTTTTGCATCTGGCTTCTTAGCAGCCTTTTCCTTGGCTTGTTTTTCCTCGGCGGCTTTCACTTCTTCTTCCGGAGCCTCTTCACCCTTAGCATTGCCTTTCATCAATTCTGCTAAAAATTCATCATCATCAGTCTTTTTACTTTTTGTTGATTTTTTAGGAGTAGTTGTTTCTTCTTCGTCCTCATCATTATCAGAACTATTATCAGTTTCTAGATATTGTCTTAGATATTCTTTCAATTCTTCATATGATGGTTCTTTCCAAGATTCTTTTAGATTAGGAACATTTTTAATATACTCTAAATGCTCTGCTGTTTCTACTGCTCTAGATATATTTGGTTTAACTCTTAATGTAGTTGTTGGCCATTTCTCACCAGGTTTTTTCTCGTATTCAATAGTAATATCCCTACCATTTTTAAGATCAGTTATATCCCCATAATCAGGATCATCAATAGTTTTCATTATATCTGTATAAACCTGCGGACCAAATCCCCAAAATTTAACACCTTCATCTTCTTCCCCTCTTACAATTACGGGTGCGTAAATTCTTATTTTTGGTAATAAATTCTGCCCTGCAATCCAATCTTCCTTTTTACCAGTAGTTTTTAACTTTTCAGCAAATTCAACTACAGGATCTGCATTACCAAATGACATAGGAGATACAATAGTTTTACCTTTAACTAATTTATAATAAAATTGTAATTCAATAAAGGGCCATTCAGGGTCGTGTTTATAAGGCACTATCCTTACTGTTTGTTTGCCTTCTTTAGGCCTCCACAATAAATCAGATGATCCGCCGCCTGAGCTAAATTGATCTAACTTCTTTTTGATTCGATTTAAATCCATAACTGCATATTTTTAAAAATTCAAAATTAAAATTTCCTATAAAATTAATAAGTTCTAAACTAATAACAAAATATTTTCAGCAAATTATTTTGTATTTTTCTATTTTATCAATATTCAATATATTATTTGCCACTAATATTATTGAGTCTTTATAATTAAACCAATCAATTTCATAATTTTTATCTAATACCCCATTATTAATTCGTTGTATTAATATATTAAGTGAATTGATTGTAAAAAATGTATTTGTTATATTCTTTCTATGTATATATATTGTATTTGGTTTTAACTGGCATTCAGTGGGTATACAATATGTAAAATATAAGCGTGAATCATCTTCGGTAGATGTATAAATATAAATGTTTCTATCAACAATTGCGTAATCTAAAATAATTTTTTCAACTAGACCAAAATCATTTTTATTTGCAAAAGTACATACTAACTTGTAATCGTGCACTCATTAACCTCGATTTTACTTTAAATTATGATAATTGCTGCCGCGTTTAACTTTAACTGGAAATCTATTCATCTCCAATATACTATAAATATAATGTAAATCCTCCTCAACTCCATCATAATTCATACAATCGAATAAAAATGAATCGTAAGTATACAGTATCAATTGTATATTTCTACCTTCAATAAAATCATTTATCTTCTTTAGATTTTGTATATTGAATTCAGTTTCAAGGTTTTGAGTATAATAACTTAATAATTTCAATTTATTAGGTTCGTGTATATTCTTTATTTTCAACTTCGAATATCTAGATTCTACATATCCATTTTTTAAATAAGAATCATATAGATCTTCTGAAAACTTATTTATCTTTTGAAAGAATTCCAAATCTTTGTATTCATCTGCAACCTCACCATATAAATTCTTAAAAGTTATATTTTTTGATTGTTCATATTGATCATCTGTTAATTCCTCAACATTAAAATATAATTTTCCTAAATATGTATGTACATCTTTTTCAGGAAATTTATATCCTATTACATCAGCAAGTAAATGTAAATGAAAACTTTTATAATCAAATTCAACTAATCTGCCATTTTCATATCTGCTAGTAAAATATTTTCTAACGCCTGTTTTCTTATTTATAGCTGCAAAGTTAACATTATTAAAAGCATTACTTGGCCTTCCAGTTGAAGTAAAGAAATTATATTGTGAATATACAATTCTATTTTCATTTGCCATACATAAGTTAATACCATTCTTTTCAATCCTATTAAATTCATGAAATGCGTAATTATAGAATTTTACAGTTTTAGTAACTTTTAAATTCATATAACCATTATAATGCCTTCTTATATTTCTACAATACTCCAATAACACCATTAAAGGTATATGAATATTCAATCTATTCAAATCTTTGTGTGTGTAATAATACCAATTAATTTTTGATTCAAATTCATAAAATTCTAATCGTTCAAAATTATGAACCCAATACAACACTTCATAATCAATTATACTTTTATCAAAAAGTACCTTTGAATTATAACAAATAGATTTGTTTTGGGATAGTATATCTTTAATGTAATCAATTGTAAAGCTATCCATATCCACAATATCTACTCCTACTAAAAACTCTTGTCCTATGCGTGGAAAATAGAAGTAAACTAAGCTTATTGGATTGTCGTTATCATCGATACATTGATTATAAGCGTGTAGTTTCTGATCTGCCTGGACGACTACGCTAAAACATACTTCATCCTTAATGGAACTTAGATCAGATTCATTATCTAATCTTAATAAATTTACCATAAAACTTAATGCTTGTATAACTCTAAAACATCTCTTAAATAAGTAGCAATTCCTGGGAAGATTCTTGATGCTTTTATAATTTCTTTTCTATTAAGATCTCCTGAAACTTCCCTACCATACTTTGATATCCGCCAATATAATAAAATTCCCTTCCATAATACACCATTAATACCAACTTTATTTTCAGTATTGATAGAATTATATTGTTCTACATCTATTTCATGAATAGTATTTAATGGATTATTTCTTTTTTGAACAAAAAATCTTTCCATTACTCCACTATTTATTTCTTCGATTGTTGGTTGCGGATAATAAGATACTGGATTAATATAATTATTTGCTAATGGAGTTCTAACCCTATTAAATGATAGTACATCTTCACTAGCATTTCTATCAACTCTTGTTAATAATAGACTATCAATTTCAGGAACAAATTTTGTCCAAAATTCCCCATTAGGCAATTCATGATATGCACCAACATACATCTTTCCGCTGGGTAATGTAAATTCATTACCTTTAGTATACAAGCCAGTTCGGACTTTATGTATATTATAATGCGCTCTCATTAAGGTACTTCTTGAATATTTGGATGATACCCCAATATTCCATCTAACATTGTTATCCAATCATTTGGTGATATTTCATGACTTACTTTAGTAACCATAAAATAACATTCTTTAGGCCATGAAGTTGACATTTGTGTTGTTCTAATTGCGTTGTATGGTAGGAATCCCCATATGCCACTTAATGTTGCTGATACTGATAATCCCGGATATCTTAATGGCTCTTGTTCAGCAAATTTTGGATTATTTTTGACTGCTCTTGATACGGCTGCTTTTAATGCATCTATATCTGTCGCTGAGAAATTATTCTTACCTAAACTTCCAGGAGAAAATAGTAAACCATTAATATCTAATATTGCTTTACCATATTCTGAATTTCTTTTACTTTTTACTTGCGGAATACAATTTCTAAGGCCTGCTGCAGGATCTCCCTTTCTCGATCCCCCTGAATACATATATGCTTTATATTCCCTACTACCCACATCTGAGCTAATTACACAAGTTCTTGTATTGTTATCACCATCAATCGGATCTAATTTTAGACATTTTAATTTTGGTGTATCTCCATAATTCTGATCTACTACAATTAATTGTTTATTATCATCTGGGTTTTCTACTAATCGTAATGCTATACCACCACCAGTACATCCATTAACTACATCAAATACTTTCTTGAAGAATTCCATAATATTAATTACTTCTTCTTCTTGATCTTTAACATCTGGGTTTTCTGATTTTGGTATTCTTGTATTTGTAGCTGCCGCCATCGCACCAATAATGATATCCCTATTGATTAATATTTTTGCAATATCAATTTTATTCCCAACAGTTGCTTTTCCTCTTCCCTTATCTTTGCAATCTTCCCAGAAATCCTTTCCATCGCCTTCAGAGTTCTTATATTTTCCTAAAGTCGAATCTAAAATTAGGACACTATTAGGATCTCCAGACGGTACTCCTGGTGGTAATTGTGAGAATGAATAATCTTCATGAAATCCAATAGACAATTCTTTAAATTTCGAATTATCTTTTGTAATAACATTAGCACCAAATGCTTTTAATAATTGATTATTTACAATTCTATCAACTATATAGGCCATTGATACATATACAATATTATTGCTCTCATTTACTTCATCAGATCCGTATCTTGGTTTCATAAAACTGAAAAAAGATGCTATTGATCTTCCTACTCTTCCGGAATTACTTAAAGTATGTTTACTATCATAAACTATGATATGTGCTTTATTAGCATATTTACCACCAGAGTAATCTTTAAATGATGTTATTACTTCACCATCCTTCAATTCATCAATTGCAACTTCACCATTCTTTTGTGCGTCTGATGCTATTAACTGATCTACACCAATTACCTGATGTGTTTTTGTTCCTTCATAAACTGCACCAGTTTTATAAATTAATGGACCTGAAGTGTGACCTTGTGTTCCATCACAACCATTACATATAGTATGTTGTGCATCAACCATCTCAATTCCTTTAGATGGTGATAACGCTGTTGTAGTGCATGTCCAAATTCCCGAATCGTCAGTAGCAAAACTAAATGTAGCTACTCTCATCCCATTAATTTCGCCGCTTGAATCTATCCCCCATTGATTGGGATGATATCCAAATTTAATATCTAATTCATTTCCGGGCATTAAGAAATATTTTTGAATAGTATTAAAATCATCCAATGTAAAACAAGTTATTTTTACTGTAACCGCTGTTACTAACCCATGATCACCACCATACTCAATAAATACAGAATCAACTTTTGGAGGTGGTTTTATTTTTCCATGCGAAATATATTCTGCATTATATGTTGTATTATCTTTTGGTAATTGATAACTTCCACCACCATTACAAGTATTACATTTACCTACTACTCTAACATAGATAGGATCATTTGACGTTGCCGATTTGGCAGGATATGATGGCGTTGATAATAATGCCTTTCTAGCACTGAATACATTTACAACCGCCTCATTTAATTCCCTTCTATATAATGTATCACTCATAATTGATTGGTATCTTTCATCTGATCATCTAAATCAAACACATCTAATGGGTATGGTATTCTTAATCTTATACCTGCTGGTATTCTTAATGTTCCATGACCTATTCTATTTGCCTTCGCTATAATCCACCACAATCTCTGATCATTATAATGAGTATATGCTAACAAATCTAACCTATCTGATTTTTTAGATATAATGTATCTATCAGTAGTTTTCTCTTTTAATTTTGGATAATATAAAGTACTATATCTCCTCTTACCTTGCGAAGCTACTATCTTATCTGTATATTTTTCGTATCGTTGCATAATTAATTTGTCGCATTAAATATTTTTGATTTAGCTCTATCTGGCCTATTACCTAATACATCAGCAAGATTTCTAATGTTTATTGCAACTGGTGTGTATATTGGTTTATCTTGAATCCATGGAACATCTCCATCCCAATCATATACTAATGATGTTATAATTCCATATCCTTGTTGTATTTTTCCAATTTTATACAGGACGTGCATTCCATTGAAACCTTGTGTTACTTGATGTATTGGATATGTTAGTTTTGCCAATTCTGCTAATTGTAATTCATTATCTTCATGATCCGCCGCTTTTTCAGCTACCACATAAAATGACAATGATATATCTCTTGCAAATTGTTGATATATCATTTTTGGATCTGATCTACCAATGTCTTGTTGTTCTCCCCATAAAGGTGAATATTGATCAGATAATGATACAATATATCCTGGAAATTCAATAGTAGGACCATCAGCACCAGAACCCGGTTTGTACCCTTGAAATTGAAATATGCTTATACCACCTCTTGTCATTAGTTATTCATACCTACCATTATTTTATTTAATTTATTTGTTGCATGTTTATCAACAACAACATTGCTATTCTTCCTATTTAGATTTTTCAATTCCATTAATACTTGAACCATAATATTTTCTAATCTTTGCATTGAACCAAAAGAATTAGTTTGCATTATTGTGTGTGGCTGTTCACCAAATCCTGTTTCTTCTGAAGCATTAAATGGATTCTTATTTTTAGGCAATTGTACTGATTGTCCTACTTCATCAGGATCGGGTCCTGTACTTTCCGCAATATTCTGTACTTTATTTATTTTATTTGTTTCTATCTTCGATGAGATATCGACAATTACATTTTTTAGATCTGATATCTTATCTAAATTTAATGCACCTAATGAATTAGATACTTCTTTTAATCCTGCGCTTATTGAATGTAAACTTTTTGCTAGTATTGATAATGGATCCGCTAATGATGCCATTTCTTTTAATTTCTGCACTTCATTATCATTTCCCAATCCCAACATTCCAGCTATACCACTTGCAGCTGATACACCTGCTATTGCACCCAAACCAGCCGCAATACCCATTAATGCAGGACCTATAAGATATAAATTTCCAATATTTGAATTCGATAATTGTGAAATAGACCCTATAATTGTACTTACTCCTGTAGCTACACTTTCTGCAAATGATCCAATTCCTTCAAATAAGAATTTTAATCCTTTACCTGTCCATTCTACTGCTTTACCAACTGCAAGTATAGCTAATGCCAATACACCTAATACTGGGATAAATGGAGTTAGAATTGCTAACCCTGATGCCGCAGCCGTCGCAAACGATGTTATACCAGCACCAATACCACCTAATATTTTTATTATGGAAGTACTAATACCAGTAGAAACATTGACCAATATATTCATTATACCTTTTGAAATGTTTGTAGCTATGCTGTTAAATGATTCACTAATTGTTTTTACAGTCCCTACAATTAAATTCTTTGCAGTATCGGCTGCTTTGCCAGCCATATCAATAATACCACCAAACATTTTCTTAATGGGACTTCCAAAATCAGGAACCATTTTCTTTAATCCTGAAAATAGTTTGAGGTTCTTCATTAGATTTTTTAATACCAATCCACCTAAAACAGCACCTACAAGAGATAAAGATGTATGTAGACCCATAGCTACTGTGCTAGCTCTCTCAATACCCCCACCTAAATCTTCTACCCCATTTCGATTCTTTTCTAATTGTGAATTATTTGATTTAAATATCTTCCCAATATTAGCTAATCCTGAAGCTATATATGTTATTGTATCTGCTATTAATGTAAAGATAGGAACAAGAGCCTCTGCTAATGGTAATATTGCTGCACCTAAACTGGTTTTGATTGATGACCACGCCTTACCCAATCTCTCAGTACTTTGAAGTTGATCTAATCTTGCTTGTAGATCTGCCTGAGACATATTCTTCATTTCTTCATAAGTAGCTACATTAGCAGATAACAATGATTGTTCTTTAGCAGTTAAATGTCCTAATTGTTCTCTTATATGCAATGATTTCTGAATCTCTTCAGTTTCCATTCCCAACGTATTTGCTAATTTTTTACGTTGTAAATAATTCATAGATTCAAACTTAGCAACACTACCAATTGAATCCATTATTTCTTTTGTCATTCCCTCTAAATCACCTGCTACACCCAAATCAAATGCTCTTGATAGATCTATACCACCAGCTGTCATTGCTATTAATTCATGCATGTCTGTCATGAATCCACTTATATCTAACATTTTATCAGCTATGTTTGCTGATTGTTTGATACTCATACCCATCTTTCTAATATTAACAGCTGCTTTAGCTGCGTCTTCTGGGTATCCAGCAAAATAAGTAGCTAGTTCATCTGATGAATCTAATAGGTCTTGAGTTATTATTCGAGGTGCGATATTACTTGCTTCAGCATATAAACCAACAGTTCGTTGTATATTTTCAGCTAATTTAGTATCAGCACCTAAATCAGTGAATATATTTTGTAGTTTCATTGCTTCCGCATTTGAATAACCAAAATACTTGCTGATTTCATTTAAGTTTTGAACCAATTGTTGGTTTTGTTTATCATTCATATCCAAGATCATGTCAGTATTTCTGGTAAATTCTGCTTGCATATCAACCATATCTTGAATAGTAGTAAAATGGTTTTTTGAATCATATAATATCTTTTTATTGATATCATATAATTTCTTAGATTCTGATAATGATATTCCAACCTCTTCTGATATAGCAGCATATTTCTTTTCTGCAGATTGAAGTATTTTAAATAAACTAACAGCTGCCGCTGTTATTGCTGCAAATATAATAGGACCTTTTCCAATTGTGCTGATAAAGTTTTTACTATAAGTACTTACTAAATCTACTGCCGAGCCACCTTCTGATATTTTCTTTATTACCTCATCTATAGCCTTATTATGACTATCCATGATCTTGCTACCAATATCATCTATACCTAATAGTTTTTGGAATACTTCAGGTAACATTTTTACTTTGCTATCTAATGAAGATGCAAAGGATTCCATTGTTGCATTAGCGAGTAGTAATTGTGGTTGTATTTTTTTGAGTACACCCAACAATCTATTTTTATTTTCTAAAATTACTTTCTCTCCATCCAATTCTGCTTTTTTAGCAGCGGCAATATTCAACATTATCTTTTCTTCCTGCCCCAATAAACTTAATATCTCATCCCGCTGTTGTGCTTCACTTTTACTTAGTTTTGTTCTCTTAGCTAATAATTCAACACCTCTGTCATATAAATCAGTAAGTATTTGTTCCCTGGATACAAATCTTCCGCTGTGATCATCCCTGGTTATAGATTGACCTGTAGAAGTAACATCTTCACTTAAATTTCTACCTAATGCTTTACCAACTTTGCTAATATCCATCGTAGGTTCAATAGATAACTTTAGACTTGCTAACTCAGATAATTTCTTTTTTCTTAACTCATGTTCTTTACCAATAAGATCAATTTGTTGATCACTCAAATCTTTAAGCAGCGCAACCATTTCATCAAAATTCAATATAGTCTTGCCATCTACTTGGCCAAATGCATCTGATATATCAATTTGACTCATATCAATATTTTGACGCATGGCATCCAAGTGCTCATTTAGAGTCTCAATCTCATTCATATCAATTAACTGATGCCCAAATGCATCTTTAATTTCCTTAGAATGGGAAATCATTTTTTTCAATATATTTTCACGTTGAGTTTCGTTGAGTAATACATGTGCTGTTTGCTTCTGGTGTTTTTGTATCTCCTCACTTATCTTACCATACATATCTGCTACAGAAGCATTTATATCATCTCTCTTCTGTTCAACATCATAAATTAACTTAACATATTCATGATATTCTTCAATATTCTCTAATTCATCTTCTGATAATTTATAAAGTTCCTTTCTCTTCTTCTTTATCTTTCCAATTACTTCATCACTAGCTTCTATCTTTTCTAAGAATTCCTCTACTTGCTTATTACTCTTAAACTTTCCGGAACCAATTTCTGAAATTAATTCCTCGGCTTGTTTCTTATTTTCAATTAACCCTTCCTTAAGTGCATGAATTCCTAACAGTAAGTCTCTACTTACTCCTTCAAACTCCTTTCTAGTTTTGCTGATTATCTGAGTAACTTTAATTAGTTTCTCAAGATTGGAATCCTTTGCCAATTATCATTCTCCCAGTTATTTTATGAATTTTAATTTAGATTTATTCTTGCGATTCTTATTACAATGAAAAGAATCCGGGTGTTTTTTACAATAATCTTCTAAATGAGCCTGAACCTTTTCATTTGAATATTTCAATGCTTCCATCTCAGCTTTCAGTTCAGGGCTATCTAACTCCTTTTCAATCTCCCGTATATGTTTAATTGCCTTGGGTAGTGCCAAAAGTTTAATAATTTTTGTAATAAAATTTTCATGTATCTTTCCCATAATATCACCTTTTATCTAAGTCGGCCTTTCGACTTTTGTTTTTCCTGTTCTTCAATTTGATCCTGCATATCTTTAACCATCTTGTAATAATAATATGTTCTTACTGTTACTGGGAGGTTATATACATCACTGAAACTTAAACCACCTCCTCCGTACTTAACAATTTCATATATCTGATCATATACCTTTTGATTATACTCCGGCGTCAGGCCAAAAAAGGCTTGCCCCGAACTCAATTTTACTACGAAAGGGCTCCCGTGTCTCCTCATCAATTACTTCAATATCAATATCTACATCAGGAGTTAATTCAGTTAAATATTGCCTAAATGCCCTTGCATCCCTTGCTAACATAGTTTCTACATACATAGATATAAAATTCTTATCGTCATTACCATTTACACTTATGAACATTTGATTCAATCTTGAAGTGAATCCTCTATCTCTTGATCCAATTGTTTTATGACTTTTTGAATTTTTCTTTATTTGTTCTAAATCTCCAACAGTTAACAATCTAAACTTAATCTCATCTTTTGTGCTCGGTGTTGTAAATGTGAATACATTTTTATGAGGATTATTTTTCACTACATCAGATAACTCCTTAAATCCAATTGTTTTTAGATCAATTTGTACTTCTTGATGTTTTCCTTTTGGTGTTAATACCTTTGACTTGTACACTTCACCATAACCATTAATCCTAGCAGCTATGATAATAGCATTTTTATCTCCAAGTAACAAATCATTGTAATTGAATTCAGTTACTAATAATGATTTCAGTAACATATCAATGACAATGTCATCGCGGATATATGATTCAGTTGTTAAGATATCTTCTTCTTTAGCTGTCATATGTTTTATCTCAACATATCCTTCTGCTAACGGATGTCCTTCTGGGTATAATAATCCACCTGACGGTAATTCTACTCTATCCGTTGGAAAAGCATATTGTTTCCTTGCTTTTTCTGTCTTCTCCGCCATTTCCTTAGCGTCTACTGGGTTATCTATTGGTTCTGGTACCTTATTACCCACCTTAATTTCCGGCGCTGTTAAATCAACTCTATTATCCATGTTCTTAAAACTCCTATAATTTTTTAATTAAACCCTTAAATATAATAAATATTTTTTACATTTCCTTATTCGCCCAATCATATACTATAACTACTGAGCATAAAACTGGTTCTTCATTGCTCCAATCCATATCACCAAAATCCATTTCTGCTATGAATGCATCCTTCAATGAAAAGATATGTACTGGTGAATCATCTGGTGTTTTAACTGTTATTCTAAAATCTGCCTTATATGAATCAGCAAATTTATCAATACCACTTGGAACATCCTGGTGTAGTTGATAATAAGCCCATAAATCAGTTACAGTCATTCCCTCAAACATATAACAACTAAATGTTATAGGTTGCCATCTTGTCTTTGTCTTTACATTAATATAAGTATTTCCATTCTCAATTGCTAATGGATTATTTGATACTTTCGGCAACCCAGCACCCTTAGCATAGAATTTAGCATTGCCTCCAAATGCTTTATCACATTGTACTTCAAATCTAAATCCTAATACTGGTTTATGTGATGCTGGTTGTAGTAATCTTGCCATTATAATTCCTTAATTGTATTCTGCATATTCATACGACAATGTTATTGTACACTTCATAATTTCACTTACTCCCCAATCACCATCACCCCAATCAGCACCTGCTAAGAAAGCATTTTGTAATTTAATAGTGTGTATTGGAACTCCTATTGGGCTTAATAATTTTATTTGTACCATTCCTAAATAATCTGATGGTTGTTTATCAATTGCTGATGGTACTGTTTGATGTTTATTAAGATACCCCCACAATTCTTTTCCTGTTATGCCTTCAAAGTGATAACAGCTAAATGATATATCCTCCCACTGTGTTCTCCCCTTTACTTTCATTACCTGGTTTTGATTAGGTACATTAACTACCGTATTTCTTGCTTTAGGCATTTGAGCCGAATCACCATAAAGTATAACACCTATCATACCTGTAAAGGGCATAATCATGTACCTAAATTTTAGGATTGGATGTAGTGCTTCTGGTACTGATACTCTTGGCATTCTTCTTCTTTAATATAAATATTTAGCGCACATGAAAAAAGGGAGAAAATATGTATTTCCTCCCTAATCTTCTTATGTTTGTTTCTATTTTGAATCGGTTACTTGGAAAGTATCTCTGGGTTTCTATCTACTGTTTCGAGAATATTAAACCGTTCTTTCTTACGTAAGAATCCCCAAACTGTAGTAATAAAACCAATTAATACTACTATTGCATCCCATACTTGATCTAAACTACCTTGTAGATAATCCAATACTGGAATAAAATCATTTAAACCTACTAGCGAAAGTACTACCCCTATTGCTGTTAGTAAGTGTCTGATCATTGATTTAGTTTTTTCTGTGAATTTCATGTTATTTAATTTTTTAATTAATTATGAATATGTTGCCCAATCATAAGATACAGTGACATCACATTGTATTACATCATCTATACCCCAATCCATTTGACCCCAATTTATTGTCGCAAACCATGCACCTTTTAAACTCCATGTTCCTGTAGGCGTTGATCCATCTGGTCCTAATATTTCAATTGATAAATCATGTTTGTATACTGGGCCGTATGTATCTACTGCACCATTTACTTCTTGATGTTGTTGTAAGTAACTCCATACTTCTTGTGCAGTAACACCTTCAAATTGATAAAATGTCATTGCTACATCTGTCCATCTTAGCTTACCTTTTACTTTGAAATAAGCATTAATGTGTTCAACAGTAACAGGAGCACCATCAGTACCTGGTTGTTGTGATGACCTTGCATACAATTGAGCTCCAGGTAATTTGCTTGTTGTAACCCTGTATCTAAACTGTAAACTTGGTTCAAATGAATCTGGAATTACTATTCTTGGCATTTTTTATTTCTCTTCTTTATTTCAATAATAAATATACAACAACTCAACTTTCTTAGCTATCCATTGGGAATTTAGCACCTGTTTGTAGAATATTGAAATCAACGATAATAAACTCAGCTGTCTTAGCTGGTTTTAAGTATATTGCTGCTCTCATTTCATTTCTATCAATTACTTCTGGTGTGTTATTCCTTTCATCAATAACAATTCTGAAGTCGTATAAACCTTGTTCTGCTTGTACTCTTCTGAAATATGGTTCAGTTAATTCAATGAATCTAGCACGTGTTTCAGTTGTGTTATTTTCAAATACTAAATACTTAACTGTTTCCGCAATGAATCGTTTCGCATCAATTAATAGTCGTCTGACATTAATTCTATCTAATGCTGATGCTTTCTTCTGCAATGTTTTTTGACCCCATAGTGCTAAGCCATTTCTTGGGAATGTAGCAATTGGATTAATTCCTTTATAGTATAGATTATCTCTATCTCCCTGAGTCATTAATCTTTCTGTTTGTATAGCTGTATCCAATACACCTCTATTCAAACCAGCAGGAGCGAACCATGGATGGCGAACCATATCATTGAAGCTATATACAGCTGGTACGACTGCTGAAGGTGGTACCCAAACATTTCGTCCTAAATCTGGGTCTGGTATTTGTACCCATGGGTAATACATAGCTGCATAGTTTGTATTTCTAGCTTCTGCTACTGCTTGTGCTTGTCCTACTGTACTTCCATGATATGTTGGATCAATTACATAGAATACATCACCTCTATCTTCACACATATTAATTGCCTTAGTAATAATCTTAGCATGATCGCTTAAACCATCAATTAGACCAGGTGTGAATAGTAAGTTAATATCGTATTGATCTTTGTTACTCATTATATCAATTGCATCTTCATATGCTGTTTTACCATGTGATGCACTAGCAGGATTCAACCCTTGTGTATTTAGATTCCATATATCTTTATACATTGCTTTTGGATGGGCAACATTACCATCGCTACCACCACCGAATGTTCCTGATACAGGTGCTGGTAATGATGCTGATAATGCGGCATCTCTAATTGTACCATTTGTATTTAAATAATTCAATGTAGATTTTAATACTTCGACTCTTACAAATCTTGATCTGTTAGGATAGCTACCTGATTTTTGTAAATATGGAAGACCTGTACTATCATATCTTAATGTATAAGTCATATCCCCAATTACTTTCGCAATGAAGTTGGATGTTGTTGGATCTAATGTTACTTGAGAATATTGCTCAATTACAATTTTTCTATTTGAAGTATCATCACCTCTACGAATATATAAATCAAATGTACCTCTATCTTTATCAACGTTAGCAACTTCCCATCTGATATTGTATTTAGATCCACTTCTTAAGAAATTACTAGCTCCTTCATCTGATGCTATACCAGAACCAGATTCTGCCGCTCTTAATTGTCCACTATTAGTAATAGCACCATCAGTTAAAGCAGTTAATTTTAGACTTCTTTTACCTGTAAGAGCTCCAGTTATAGGATATGATCCTGAACTTGCTATATAACTATAAGCTGGTTGGAAATTACCAGCCAATACTCTTACCACAGTAATCACATCCCCATAACGAAGGTATTCTTGAACTGTATGGGTTGTTAAGTATTTATATTCTTGTTCTTGTGCTCCTGATCCTGAAGTGAATACATCACCGAACCATCTAACATATTCAGAATAAGTAGATAGAGGTATTGGAACCATAGCTGGTCCTCTCGCGGTTGGACCTATTACTGCGGCACCAACTGCAGGTATTTCTTGTGGGAAGAATGATAGATCGAATTCTCTAGTATATACACCAGGACTTAAAAATGTCGTTTTTGCCATCTAATGAATCTCTTTTTTATTTGAATTGATGAACTAATACCCATCTAATAATAAATATAAGGTTGAATTTTTAAAATTGTTGAAATCAAATATTTCTCTTCAAATTCTGATTTTGTTGATTTCTTAATTCCTCTGATATATGTGTATCTTCTTTCAAATTAGTTGGTTCGTTATCGACATAGAACTCATGCTCTTCTTTTTCATTAATAACATGAATTCTTTTTAATGAAAATCTCTTCTGCATTTCAGATTCACTATACTTATATTCATTTATTAATTTTCCATCAACTGTTAATGTTATTGGAGTTCTAACCACCCTATCTTCCCCAGGTATATTTATTGTTTCAGTATCACCAAATTCAACCACTGTTCTGAATTTATATGAATCACCCCACATATGATTATCAATAGCACTTAATTTTTCTAATACATGATTCATTTGTTCATTATATGTTGTCCATATATACCCACTGTATATTGGTCTTACATATTTTGGAATTGGAATAATATAGTATTCATAAGACCTTTTTGTATTATACTGACCTGACTTTCTATCATAATGCATATTAAATGTTCTATAAGGATACAATTTTATTCTCCCTGCTGCATTATCAAAATCTAATAATGGTATTCTATCATCCTTATTAATACTGTCTCTTTTCAATGCTAAAATAGGACTTTGTAATTTATCTCCATCCCTTAAATAACCTTGCTGTCTTATTTGTGACCACGTTTCACCATTTGAATAGATAACAGGTACACGTATAACACTTTCTTTTTCTTCTACAATAAGATTTGCATTGGTTTGTAAATGATACAGAATAGCATAATCAATATCATAGATATCAATCTTAGGAGTTACAACAATATCATTATCTCTGCGAGTTTGATTTGCTCTATTCCCATCTTGAAAACTGCTACCTTGCTGGTATGGTGGTATAACTGGTTTCAATTATAGTCCTCTTGGTATTGTCTTATTATCATTTAAAGTATCATTAATTCCACTTCTATTATTTTCAATTTGAATTATAACGGAATTAGTTCTATGTGCTGAAACTACTATTGAAACTGAATATCCAAATTCTGGTACTTCATTTTGTTTATACGCTATTAGTTGTTCAGGATTTCTTGTTAGCCAATAATTTGAAGATTGTATTTCATCTATTTCAAAATACTTTCCATCCCAATTAAATATATCACCTATCTCTACAACTAAATTTAAATCAACTAAATCATCTCTTAAGAATCCTACTCTTACTGTCTTTTCTATATCCTTTCCAAATTCATTATCAATAGTAGTAGTAGGATCTTTTGCAAGTAAACAACTAACTCTTACAGGATTGTAGTAAGTTTTGTTTAATGATTCATTATATATGTTAGTTTTTGTTTCAGTTAGATTTATTTTATAGTATTCTACCTCCAATCCAACAATCTTGTGCATTATCTCTCGATTAGCAGAACGTATAAAACTAGCATCCCTTGCTGATCCAAATAATGGCATTCATTTACCTCACAAATATTTTCATAGGAACTCTTCTCAGAACATCCATTGTATATTCAGAAATTTGATTTTTCTTTTCCATCTGTGAAGTTCTTGTTAAACCTTCCAATGAAGTAAGCAATTCTTCTATTAATCTATCTTGTTCAGTTTGTGCAGATGATATTAGATCACTTGAATTCATACTGAAACTATCTTCCATAGTAGGAATTGTTTCATATTTACCTCTGATATTTCCAAGGGTTTCTTTTGCAATTGCTAATGCATACCTTCGAATCCATTGTTTACCCATATCATTGATATAACGATATTGTAAATTTCCATACGGTATATTACTTAGATCAGTTATTTTTCCTTTATTATCACTTTTCTTTCCTGGTGAGTTTTCATCATCAATAGTATATAAGAACCATATTTTAAATGATTCAGTTGGTCTAGGAAATATTCTAATTCTATTATTTGTTATTTGAAATCCATAACTTGATTTTCTTATATGATCATTAAATTCAACTGCTTGTGCTCTTAATAAATCATAATGTAAAGGCATCAATAAGTAATCAATACCTGATGACATATCTCCCCAACCAAATCCTTCTAATAGATTTTTTTCATCTGTAGCATTACCTGAATATGGATCACCAAATCTAGTTATAGCTGGTGTTCTTTTATGTATTAGTTTTCTAATGGTATAATTTCCAGGTTGCAAACTTCCCGATTCAACCGCGGTATCTGTAAGTAAATCATATACTTGTTTATCAGCCTGTACTGTAAAAGAACCAGTGTACCATGTTAAATTCCCACCACTTCCAGCAGCAGTTCCGTATGTAGTAGATAGTTTAAATACAGCATCTAAATTAGGTTCAATATAAGTATTGTTTAGATTTGCCGATCCTGTAGGATAACCTAATAGATCGTATATATTTTCTTGAGTATTAAATGTATTAATTTGTTTACTGTACTCCGATACAGCTTCTTCAAATGCATCGAAGAAATGCACATCTTGTAATTCAACATCCATGATAGGATAACCAAGTCGGCGCGCAGCCCACTTAGCAAACTTTTCTATATCTTGTTGAAATACAGGATCGCTGTCGTAGTATCCTTGGGTAGTATCTCCAGGAGAGAAACTTGATGAACCAGGCCAGTATGATATTTGTATTGCCAACTATAACAACCTCTTTAATAATAAATATAACAAAAGGTACTGTAACCTGGTCATGTTGTTAAGCAGATTCTTTTTCTTTTTCTTTGTCCTTAAGTTCTTGTATTTTTTTATTCCAATTATCTACCGCAACTTCTACTGCTACATATGCTTGTTGATATATGTTTTTATCACTTTCAGGATCAAAAGTAAACGGCATTTTGAAGTGGTTGATTGGAAGAACTCTTTGCAACCTACAATCTTCATTTTCCCAGATATAAACTATTGCGTGATTTTGATATCTCTTTTTGTAAGTTAATCTTTGTGCAATATCCGGATTTTCAGGATCATTTACATTTTCAAATTCTTCATAATCTAAATAACTTGTTATAATTTTTACAACTTTGAAGTACGCGTCTTTGTAAATTTCTTTTCCGTAATGATAATCTTTAACATATCCCATATTATTAAAACTTTTATTTTGTTAATTAATAATTTTTTATAAATATAGATTAACTTTCAATTTAAGTATTATATAAATCCATAACTCGATTTGAATTTATCAAATATTCTTATTATTTCTTCAGGCCCTTTCTCATAAATTATTATTACTTCTGATCGTTCCTTGTTTGGAACAATTAATGTGCTCATTTTTCCTAAACTATTTACTTTCTCAAATATACAATAGTAGCATCTTTTTCTAAACTCACATCTACCAACACTTCTTTATCCCTTCTGAAATATTTAAAATCTTCACTATCTATTATATTTTGATCTATATTTTCTTTTTGAAGCAATACATTCAAATTTTCTAAATCTACAACTACATTATTTCTATCAACATTGACTTTATAAACTATTGATACTTTCCCTTCACTATATCCTTTAGCAACATTAAATTTTTTCGTATATGATAAAATCTTGTTATTATGAATATTCTTTAATAAAAACTTCGGAAGTTTATCTCCTTCCTTTAAAGTCTTTACAAATTCTATTTCTTCACTCGTTAAACGTTGATATATTAATCCTAAGCCACGATATAACTCATATGTCGTATCTAATACCGTTTGTTGCAACCACTTCTTCTCAGTCGCGTTAAAATCAATCTTGCTAGAAGAGCTTAAAGTAATTCTGCGTATTTTTTCTAAAGCACTTAATTTAAAATTAAAGGAATTTCCTATTTCAGAAAGTATCTTTTTCATAGAAATCATATAAATCCTCTCATATTCTCCGACATCATTTCATCATATGCCCTTCTTTGAAGATTAAATAGTTTTTCCAAATATCCATTTCTTCTCAATACTTTAAAAGCTATATTTTCGTAACTAAATTCTCCACCTCTCTCTAATCCACTCTTCCTAAGATGTTTTATCTTTTTCTTTATACAATCAATTATCTTCAATGCTTTATTATAATCTCTTTCATCCTCCACTTCTTCAACATAATCAATTATCTTCATAAACTCATCTGCTTTCTGTCTAACTAACTTAAAATCTATACTAAATGATTGTTTATTTGGTTCTACCTTCCACTGATCTTTTAATACTGAGTACTGTCCTGTTGCTTTATGTGGTTCATTAATATCTTGCATGTATATTTCTACTTCAAAATCTTTTATTTTTATTTCATGATTATTATTCCACAATGCTCTTTTAGCATCCATAAGCTGTTTTACTAAATCATAGTTCTCATCTACTTCATTGAAATCAATTAGTATATGTAGATCTATATCACTATATTTAGACCAATTGTAATTTGCTAAACTTCCAGTAATGATTATATCTTTTATCTTTACATTTGGAATCTTTAATGATTCATAGAAGCTGATAGCTATTTTTAATAGCTTCTTTCTTATTTCTGGGTTAAGTGTTTTGTTTTCTTCCCATACTCCAGGAGCCAGGGTATTCTTCATCTTGAATGAATCAAATTTATACTTATTATCTTCTACTATTAAATTTTTTATATCTTTGATTGTCATGTACTGCTCCTAACTTCACTTTCTGTCCTATCCTCAAAGATTAACAGGTAGGTATAATCCCTTACTTTCCTTTCGAGCATCACCTCATCCGCATATATGAATAATTTAGTATCTGACATCAATATGTTGTTTTAAGGTCCCATGGACCCCAATGTTCAAATTCAAGTAGTTTTTCCTGAAACTCTTTAAAAGTGTATTTGAACATATTATTAATCTTATCTATGTTTCCTAATGCGTAATACAGTTGTTTCGGTACTTTAATCTCTCTTCCATTTGAAAAATCATACACTGTATTGCCCTTTAGTAACCATGCATGCCCAAATGTTATGTCACTTAATGCACCTTGTCCTGCTACTTCACCATGCACAATAAAATCATACTTTGATGAATTGTTTAAAAATTCCCTTCCATTCGCTTGATAGCAATCTCCACCTCCAGGTCTATTTTCAAAAATTAATTTATTTATATCCCGCAATTTTATCATTCAGTTGCCTGTTTATCTAATCTTACATCGAATGTAGATCCTTGATTGAGTACAAATGTATGTTTACCTGCTGACATTACTTCAATCCTTTTATGATATCCAATGCATCATCAATATTCAATGAGTCAGTTGGTTGATTCTCCATCTTTTTAATTATTTCTTCCAATCTCTTCTTTGACTCTTCTAGATTTTTTAAAATGATTTCTTTTTCAATTAATCCATTATGAACATCCTTATCTAACTCACCAATTAATTTCTTATCTTCATCAATTAATCTTTGTTCTAAGGCTATTCCTTTCTTGTAAGTATATAACCACATTCCCCAACCGCTTAAGGTTAATAGAATCAAAATAATTAGTATTATTAAACTAGATTTCATGATATACACTTTTTAATTACATTAATAGTTTTTGGATCCTTTAACATTATGTCCAATCCAAAATGCTTGGGCTTTATTCTTATTAAATCTTTAAATGATACCCATTTAAATTCTCTATTCTCTTTATCACCTATTGGTTTAAATTCGCTATCTACTTGTCCTATATAATTTTGAAATCTGAATCCAGTATCCTTAAATGTATATGCTGGGTAGAGATCTATATTTCCATTATATCCACTTTCTTCTTTAAACTCCCTTTCAGCTGTTTGTTTTAAATTTTCATTCTCTTCAGCTTTTCCTCCTAATCCACACCAAGTATTTGGGTAGTCGGCATCTTTACCTCTTAAACCAATTAAAAACCTTCCAGTATCTTTTGCTACTGCCAATACTCCAGCACCTATTTTACCATAGTATTTAGGTTTTGCCTCATTCAATAAATCACGTAACTTCATCTATTTAACAATTTTAATACATCCTTTACTGCAGGATGTCTATGATTTTCTTTTAATTCAATAATATTCACCCATTCGCTACCTTCTAATTTATCAATATGTCTTGTAGCCGATATATCTTTATTTTTTAAATCAATTTGATATTGATCTCCACAAAAAATCATAATTGAATTCTTTCCTAATCTACTAACTGCCATTACTAATTGCTCTACAGTTAAATTTTGGAATTCATCTATAATAACAACAGCATCATCAAATGTCATTCCTCTAAAATGTGATAATGATATTAGTTTTATTGATTCTTCAGCTTCACATTTTTCTAACTTTCCTTTCTGGTTATATGCTTTCATCATATTATCACGTATAGGTACTAACCATGGCTCCATCTTCTCCCTTAATGATCCAGGTAAGAATCCATTATCTTCTGTAGTTACTGTTGGTCTAGTTATTATTATTCTTTGTTTTTCTTTATTGAATAATAGATCCAAACCAACTTGGACACCAAGAAGAGTTTTACCACTCCCAGCTTGTCCTAATAAAAATGTATATGGTTTATGTAATATCTTCTCCTTTGCTTCCTTTTGTTCTTTATTTAATTGTATTGCGAATTTTATTGGTCTACGTCGTGAAGGTTCGCCGCTCATATATTCTCTATTTTGGTTATTTAACTAATTTTTCCAGATCCTCTAAGAACTTAATTGATATTCTCATTTCTTTATCCTCTGCTGGTATTTTATCAAGTACAGTTTGCATATATACTCGGATATCATCATCAGACATTTCTTTGAAACCTTCTAGGCCCCTTTCTATTGATTTTACAATTTCAATTTCTGTTGGTGTTTCCCATTGTTTATTAATGAATTTATTCAACCTATCGCTGTAAGCTGATTCTTTAATTAATGAATAAATTTCTGTTAATTTTATTCTATATTTTTTACTTTCAAAAAATCCTGAATATTTGTTATAAAGACCATCGGGGAGTTTAGCTGCATATCTTGAATATTCGTATCCTTCAGTATCAACTAAATAAAAAGAATCGTTATACTTTCCTACAAAATAATTTGGTACATTTCTAGTTTCAGAATTTGAACCAGGAAAATATGCGGTTGGAACGCGGGGCAAATCTAAAACTTTATCATCTTTAAATTGTCGAACTATCCATAAATTCAATTGTTGATTTATTGCATGTTTTGGTATTTCATTTACATCGCGCCAATCAGTCGCCTTTCGACTAAAATATTTTTCTATCGGGGCAAATAGTTTCCATGTATTATCATTGATAGCATTCTCTTCTATAAAATCATCTATATCTTTATCATCTAAAGATTTTGCTACTTTCTTAATTCTATCAGAAACATCCTTCTCAGGAACATCTCCACTCTTTACTCCCTTAACCATTCTAAAGAAGTTTTGTTGTTTATCTGTTTTTGATGGCATTTTGTTTACCCTTTAATTGATTAATGAATTATATGCTTGAATTATCGTTGTTACACCCATTTACTTTGCCTGTGCTAAGAGATAATTTATTTCACGTATCTTATATCGCCAGCCTCGTTAAACTCTGTATAAACGAGAATATACTATTACAAGAATATACCTACTAATAAATATTGTTATTAAAGATAAAAAAAGGGATGGTTTTCACCATCCCCCTTACTTCCAAATATAATTACACTATTACTAGCTATTATATCAAGTTAAGACCATCAACATACAGTTTTGCGTAGAATTCTGGGCGTACCATCTTCTTAGCATACCGTGTCATCACACCTTTTCTTGGTGTAAAGTTGTCTTGGTCTAACACCAACGGTGTCATAACAAGTGGTATATACGGTGAATAAACCGCACCTGTTTCAAGGAATTGGTTACCCTTGTAACCCATTAATATTACGTTCTCACGCATATATGGATTCTTGAATACCTTAAACCTTGAATGTAACATACCAACCTTTTGTACACCAAATGCATATGATGTCTTATCACCATCTGTATCTGGAGCATAACCAGGTATACTTTCAATCACTGTTGAAATTGTAGGTCCACATACCATAAAGTTAGCACCACCTCTTAATGTACTAGCTGCAATTCTGTTCGACAGTTTTTGCAATTTAGTACCCAAAGTTTGGAACCAAGTTTGCTGTGTATATTGTGTAACGTTTTCACCAGTTTTTGTAAACCCGTTTACTCCATTCCATTGCCATCCAATTCTTGTTGACCAATAATCAACAAATGGTGCTCCATGGATCAACATATCTAACAATTCATGATCTATTTCATGTGAAATATACTCACTTAATAATGCTGTTAGTTCAGCTTCAGCATCAATGTGGTGATATGCATTTAAATCCTGACTGAATTCAGGTGTCCATTTTGCCTTCAGCTTTCTTGTTTTGGCTGTAATCGGCTCACTTCTTAGTTGCAGATCAATTTCTGGAATATCCAATGCTTCTGATCCACCACCAGCTTGTGTCTTACCTTCCTCAAAATCACCTCTAGTGATATCTGTAGGTTGCTTATGGTAATTAACCTTGATTCTATTTGAGCCAGAAACAACAGATCCTGATATGATGAATTGTACTGTTTTATTACTTGAGTTGTACTTAGTAAACTCATTGTATAGTTCATATACTAATGTGTTTGTACTGTTACTCAATGTAAATGCGCGTACACCATGCTCATCAAAATTAGGTATTGCTGATGCAGATACTGTAATCTTATGTAAACGTGAACCAGGTACTACAATAGATTGTGAAAATTCACTATTAAAGTTATAGTCTGCGGCCGATACTGAAGCTGTAGTAAACGCGGTTGCACTTACTGTTGCACCAGGTTGTAGAGCCGATGAGCTATAATCATTGATTGTGTATCCAAATCTACCAGGGCCATAAAGACCTTCTGTAGGTGTTGCCCAACCATAAGGTGCTCCGGTTCCTTTTGCAGGATCAGTTACACCATATAAACTATCGTTCTGGCTTGTTCTACCTGCATTAGTATTGAATCCTGGCTGCCCAGTTGCATACTTATGATCCAGATAGAATATTAATCCATTAGGCATATTCATTGATTGTACACTCATGTACTCTTGAGCTGAAATTTCCTTGAAAATTCTTCTTACAAGAGGTAGAGCAATACCTGCCCACTCTTCCGAGTTAGCTGAAGTACCAGTTGAGTTTGCCTCACGAAGTATTTGGCGAGCCTGATTCTGAAGAAGAACAGCTACGTGCCCCTTTTCATTATCATCTTTACATCCCTCAAGTAGACCTGTACGATCCCACTTTCCAATCAACTTAGCTACTGCCTTTCTTTGATCAGCTGCTTCAGTTGTAGGGAGTAAACTCATTATACTTTCATTAATCATTATTAGTTTATCCTCTAATTTTTATTTTAAATTTGCTAATTGCTTCCAACGTGGAACAAATGAATATTGTTCTGTTTGCGGTTTAACACTTCTGTTTCTACTTTCAGTAATATTCTTTGCTGATCTACGTTGTTTTGATTGTAAAACTTTTTTCTTACTTGAATTCTTCAATGCTTCACTCAATGACGCATAAACTAATTTAGTTTCACGTATTGTTGTTGCACGATCAAATCCACGTAATACAAGATCTTGCTGTTGCTCGTCAAGACTAAATTTGTTATTCAATGACATTGCATACATTAATTTTGCATTCAATAGCTTAACTTCATTCAATACTGACTTGTAATGATTAATTGCTTTTTTTGCTTCAGCTAATTCTTCTTTAACAGTTTCCATGTCATCTGCATCTTCATTCTCTGAAACGGTATTTGGATCGTTCTTAGGAGGTGTCTCATCCATTCCATCACCTTCACCTAACGTATTAGGATGATTTTTAGGTGGTGTTTCGTCAAGACCTTCTCCTTCATCCAATTCCTCGTCACCAAATTCTCCATCTAATGATTCTTCAAGTTCCTTTATTATTTCTGCTAATTCAGGATCTTCTTCCTCCGGAGCTGGTGGTGCAGGTGGCATTTCAGGTGTTGGTTCTGCAGGTGGTGCAGGTGGTGCTTCAGCGCTAGGAGCAGGAGCAGGTGCTTGAATAGGAATGTCATCTACTTCTTCCTCTTCTCCTTCCAATTCTCTTAGATACTCATCTAGTTCTAAATCATCCATTTCTCCACCCATTTCATCAGATGGCATTTCGTTTTCGTCATCTATATAATCTTCTTCCGCTATTTTAGAGGAAATGATTCTACTAATGGCTGGTTGAAATGCTTCTGTTAAAGTTGCTTTAGCTGATTCAATAGCAGATAGTTTTAAATCCTTTGCATCAGCAATAGCGTCTTTTAATAGACTGTTTTTCATACTTAATTTTCCAAATTTCTGTGAAGTTATTTTAACTTCAATGGCAAGTTATTGTAGATTGGATCGGTTATTTGAACCGATAATTGAAACGCACTTAATAGCACGTTCAATAATAAATATATACAAAAAATAAAAAAATGTATAATTTCGAGAAAAATTATTGATTATTTTGTTTATTTTTTGTATTCGCTACCGCAAGAGGTTGGGTAGGAGACTTATGTTGTGTTCTTTCAGGTGCTTTGTTTTGTTGTGGTTCATCCGGTATATCATCAATAGTAGTTTCTGTACTATATGTATTGTTTATTGATATTACTGTTTGATGTATTACTGTTTTTGATTTAGTATCAAAGTCTTGTAATAGTTTAGCTATTTTTATACCTACTGCTTTTTTAATAGTAGTAAAGTATTTATTTATCTCTTGTTCTATTTCTTCTGAGACTGGGTCATTATTTTGTAATGCGGCAAGTCTAGCATTTAGAAGATCCTGTATTTCTTTGGGAGGAGTGTAGAAATGTCTTTTAGTTTTACCACCACCATAGATATTTACGCTTACAAAAATTTTATCAGCATCCACTCCTGTACCCTGATCAATACTTACACCATCGGAAAATCCACCATTGACATTCTTTAGAGAATATTTTAGTTTCTTTTCCATTAATGGTTTTATTGTTTCTAGTATTGTTTTATTACTTCGTCTCATAATATTCATATTGTTTATTGCAATGCCTGTCTAAAAAAATCCATAACTGAATCTGTTTCAGCAATTAAGTTATCCCATTCAGGTGTTCCTTCCTCTAAAATGTGTTTCTTTTTCACTGTCTTTTCTCTATTTGTATATCAGAATATCCGTCTTCTAGGTATAAAGATAAAAAATTATCTATATCATTTGGTATAACATACCTTATATTACTCTTACCATGAAATGTTTCTTCTATATCGAACCAATCCATATCTACATCATATGCTATCTTAATAGTCTTTGATGCTTTATTTCTACTTAAAGTTACTACTTTATTATTTAGTAACTCTGTTCTTATCAACTTCCTTTCTTTGCTTATATTTAGCATTCTCTACTATTTCTCTTCTTTTCTCAGATGGTTTTTTGAAGAATTTATTTTCGAATACTTGTTGTAGTTTACCTGACATCTTTACTTTTTTCTTCCATAAAGATAATGCTTCATATAAACTATCCTTTCCAGGTACGCAAACTCCAGTGCCTGAATTACCATTAAAATTATAAAACTTTTTCTTAATTATCATACTTCATAATATTTTGCTAATGTTTCTACAATATCTTCATAGCTTGCTTCGAGCCTTTGTTGCAATTGTGTTATCTCATTACATGTTTTTTCAAAGATTTTATACGCTTCATCCATTTTCTTATTGTGCCTATTAACAGTAATACCATCAAACCACCCATCTGTTTCTTCAAGATTGAATCTTTTAGACATTTCTACTAATGCTCCTAGTTCCTCAGAAACTTGTTGTAATTTATTTGCTCTATATATTTCTTGATTTAATCTTGTTATACTCTTCACATTTTCAAGAAATTGATTTCTATCAATAGGTTCATCACTTTCAAATAGATGTTTATGTTTGTTATATAGTTTAAATAAATTCATATTTTTATTTCCATTTTTCCGTTCAATTGTCCTATTTTCATTGGAAGGGAAATCAGTTATTTTAGATTTACTTTTCTTATCACGAACTTCAAATCCATAATGTTTAATTAACCCACCAATAAACACATTCTGCACTGGTTTAATTAATTTGATATCTTCCTTATGAATATAGATAATTTTATTTTTCTCATCTACTTCAATTACACCGCCTGAGTTTTTTAAAGTGCGGATGATGGTATTATATTGATTATTTGACGGTTTCATATCATTATACCTTTCTTCCTTTAATCCACCCAGTATTAATATATAACGGCAATTCAGATGGATGTATCCGTTTTATCTTGTGACTTTTTAAATTAACAATCCAAATATAACCAAAATGATTCTTCGTCATTGCTATACTTAAATTCTTTCTATGTTTATCTGTAAAAACTGCAGTTCGTCCCTTATTCTTTTTACTTATTTGTTTTTTCGTTTCGTCAGTATGTTGTTTTCCATAAAAGGGATTATTTTCTCCCTTCATCGCTTTGCTAATTTTAGCGCGAGTTTCAGCGGCATGTCCACGTCCAATCGCTTTCTCTCTTATTCGTTGCTTCGTATCTTCCGAACATTGTCTACCAACTGATGTATGTATTAATTCTCCACTTAAATATCGTGGGTCATTAGTTGCAACTTTAAATCTTTGCCCTTCAGAATTAACCACTGGAACTCTTCCACTCATCCTGCGAATTGTTTCCGGGGTAAATTTTCGTCCTTTTAACTTTTTACTATTTTCTGGTTTTGAGCGATCCTCTCTATAATCAAAGGCACCGCCTACTGAAAGATTGTATGTATCATTTCGCTGAATATACTCTTCATTTACAAGTTCTTCCTCCTTCCTGATCATCGTCTCATAGTTATCAAACGTATATAATATATCTTTCTTAAAATTTTCAATGCCGTATTTTTTTATTGCAGCTAATACTAACTTCCCAGATCCCATATATCCATCATCAATATTTTGTGTTGAATGACAACCAATGTATGTTTTATTATTAATTAAATTTGTCACTTTATATATTAAATATTTCATTTATTTATAATCCCTTCATATACAACAATTTCCGCTCATCGTGCATAAAATGTCGTGTATTAACATATCTTGTTTGTTATAAATATTTGTTTGCGCTGACATTTTACTTTCATTAACTGGATTCATGAATGCATTATGTGTACTTGGATTACTAACGAAATCCCAACACACTAATTCAAAATCAGGTTGTACTTCCATTGTGTAATCACCATCATCTTCATATAATGTTTTTACGCTTCCCATTCCTCGTGAACTGATACCTACTGCAATACCTGATCTGAATAATTCTTTTAGTATATTCCCAGATGGTGTTGATAGTATTTCTACTTTACCGTATAACCCATCTCCTTCCCACCATATTTCTAATATGTTATGGGATACATTTTTTAGATTTACAATATTTGAATCAGGGTGGTCTAATTCACCAAGTGCTCTTCTTTGAGCAATCTCTTCACGTATATATCTTTCACATTCTCTTTCAAGAACAAGTTTTGGATATTTTCTACCATTCCAGTTTTTAGCATTTGCCCTTTGTAAGAGTCCACTAACAATTAATCGTCCATTGTTTTTTGCAATAGATTCTTCAATTGATTGTTTATCGTAATTAAACAACGAATATTCACGAAGTAATTGTTTTTCCATATTAATTCTTATCCGTTCTTTTTTTATCTTCTATATGCCAGTCCAATATTTCTGATCATATTATTTAATAAATCTTGCATTTCTTTTAAATCATCTAATACAGATTCAAAATCATCCCCACTAAATCCTGATGATGCTCTGGCATTTCCCAAATGAATTTCCCTATTAAAACCATCTGCCATCGCCATAAATCTCTGCCATCCAAAATCAGACCACATAGATTCATTCCACTCATCTTCACCATCGTGAAAATCCTGTTCAAAATTACCAGTTACAATTTCATTCAAATTCTCTCTAAAAAATCTCCTGTAATTTTCAGCTAAAATGTGTTTCTTTTTCATATTATATATCCTTTAATACTTCATTTATTTTTCTAATGGTGTTCATAAACATTGCTTCTGTTCTATACCAACCACTTTGATTTGAATTATCATTTTCTTTCTTCTTATCAATTGCTCTTGGTGGTTTCCTCTGGAATACATGAGGTATACTTAAAGATTCACCACCTCCAGTAACATTATCTTCATCTAAAGTATTTTTGTAGCTCATAGTATTTCAACATTGCAGATAAATGATCTTCCTTCAATATAGGGGAAGTAATAATTGTATCTGTTAAATTTGCTATTTCTTGTATTTTAATTTTTTGAATTGGATCTTCTATTTCTTTATATACCGATCTATAAAACTGTCCTAATTTCTTAGCTTCAGTTAACACATATTTCTTAAACTCTTCATTCGTTATATCTTCATGTATAAACCTTTGAAGCAATGTTCTTTGTTTTTGATTTAATTGAGCATATTTCTTATTGAATCTATTAACCATTAACTTGTATGTTAATATCTTTTCATCCTTTCCAAGATTTTCTAAAATGCTAGATGGGTTCTCATCCTTCTTCTCTTCTGATTTAATGTTCTCTAATATTGTAGTTTTTGATTGTATGTGCTCATTAATGTTATCACTGGGTTTATATTCTAATATCTTATAAATGGATGCAAATACTGGATATTTGTTTAATCTTACTTTAAAGAAACTGTTTAAATCATAATTCTTACGAATCTCGCCAATTAATTTATACTTTTCTTTATTTAACTTTTCTTTATCAATTTCTTGAAATCCTTTAATTGCTAAATTGAATATTTCGTTTGCAATAGACTCATTAACATTATTAGATTTTTGTAGAGTTTGATATATATCTAACTCCTTAACTAATTCAGATCTCGGTGTGAAATACTTCTTCATTATATCAGCAGCCTTTTGTTGTTTTTTATTCAACACCTCTGAAATAATATGCCTTGTTAGGGCTTCGAATATCAAGCCAGTATTTCGTAATTTATTATGTTTGATTTTCTTCATGTTTCTACACGGTATTTATAATAAATATATACTTATTAAACTAAACATATTATTCAAAATCATCCTTTTGGAGCGATTCCAATAATTCCTGTATAGCTGGTTTGTTTATCTTGTATGTTTCTGCAACTGCTGATCTCTTTTCATTAATCATTTGTTTATGTATATTACCTCTTCTTGTCTCTCCTGCTGTAGTAGTAGCTTCTTTATCTCCCACTGGGTCTCTCCCAAATGTTTGATCCTTATGTCTTCCATAACTACCAGCCTTTTCAGGTCTTCCTTCATTATTTTCTCTATCATCATCTGAATATAACTTTTTAACATCATCCCCACTTCCACCACCAGCACCTTTACTTGCCATGTGCATACTTGCTATATCATGTGCTGTTCCAAATGATTTACCTGTTATTTCAGGATCATTGCCCTCTGTTCCAATTTGTTCTATTCTAAAGGCCAATTTCTTACTTTTTATTATATCTTGTTCATTTGCGTCAATCTCTTCTTGTGTCATATTAAAGATTTTTTTGTAAATGTAATCATCACCAAATACATTATTCTCTTTAATAGCTTGAACTAAATTCATTTGTTCATTCATCAAATCTACACGCTGACGCATATAGATCATTGAAGGATTATTCAATTCCAATTCAAAATTAGCAATTGTTTCTGAATCATAACCGTGTACACTTAAATGTATAAGAGCTATCTTATAAAATTCAGCAATAATAAACTTCTGTATTCTTTCAATTGTTCTAGCGAATCTAATATCTTCAGCTGCTAATACTGCCTTACCTGTAATCTCACCTTCATATCCTAAGAAAGCTTTGGGTATTTTAAGATACGCCATCATTTTATTTCTGATGTATTCAATATCATCAATATGCCCTTCATTACCTAATCCATCCAATGTGCTTATATCTGTACCACTATCAGATCCACGAACTGGTAGGAAATAATCTTCAATTGCATTCATTATATTGAACCTTAAATTATATTCTCCTGTTGTTGGATCTATATAAGGTTCTTTCTTTAATTCATTTGCAATTTCATCTACATATGCTTCTACTTCATCTGGAGGTATGGCTCCTACATCTATTTTAAATATTCTTCTCTCGGGTGCGCGCATGATTCTATGAATCAACATTGCATCTTCCATTAATGTTAACTTCTTATATTCTTGTCTTGCGCCTTCAATAACTGATTTTCCATAAGGAATATAATTAGTATCAGATATTAGTCTTATATCAATTATTTCAAATGCTTCATAATACATTTTTGTTATACCTGGTGTATGTGTACCTTCAAACACATATCTAATTCTCTCAGGATTTTCTCTATCATATCCTTCTTCTCTTCTTAATAGGGATGGATGTATTGGTATAGCACTTACTACACCAATCTTATCATGAATTTCAAGACCTAGCATACAATTACCATACTTACAGGCTGTTCTAACCCAGGCCCACAAATTAAAATCAATATCTAATACATCATAAAATAAATTGAATAATATTGCCTGTAATTCAGCATCATCTGTTTTTATTTTTAGAACATCTCCCTCATCATTCTTAGTTGTACATTCATCAGCGTAAATATCTAATGCAGAAGATATAATAGCATCACGATCCATTTGTTCGTAATCTATATACATTTTCTGACGTTTACTCTCGATCTCAGGGTAGGCGTTTATTGGCCAGCCATAACCCATACCAAGGTGACTACCACCTCTCTTGAATTTTCCTTTAACACCGCTATGTTGGAATGTACCAACCATTTGAACTTTGTGTATATCAAAATTGCGTATTTGTCCACGGTGTTTCCGAACCACAATGGTTCTAGAAAATAAATCTCGTAATGTTCCTGCTAATGTTGCCATTTATTATCTTTTATCTAACAACCAATTATGTTGTGGGTCGTTACTGTATCTATTTGCGTAATTTTGTGAAGTGTAACCATTTGGAATATTTCTACGTCTTGATATCGCTCTGATACTACTTCTTGTTAATTCTCTTCCTAACTGACCTATTCTCAATGCCGTGTCGCGAACATATAAAAAGTATCCGCAAGTCATTACACAATCATCATTATAACCATGCGCTGCTTGTGGTTTACCATTCATCCAAATGAATGAAAACATTTGGTTTATTGTTCTTTTTGATCTTATTATCACATCCCTATTTCTAAAAGCTATTTGTATTTTAGAAATTATCATTGGTCTATTTTTAGTAGTTGTTGTGAATCCTGGTACTTTATCTTCCTTTCCTTTAAGATCATATCTTTTTCGCAACGATACCATTTCATCTACATATTGATCATCTCGGAAACTATAATGTAAATTATCATATTTCATATCAATTGGTATTTGTACAGTATCCCAACCAATATTTTTGTTATCAATTATAAGATATGCTTTATTGTAGTCAGTTGCTATTGTTACTGCCATATGACCTAATGTAGTAGTATCTATTTTTCCTACATACTGTGCCACTTGTTCCATATCCTCTACATCATATACATCTATAACACTATCATCTTCTCCATCGCCCCGGGCGACGTCCACTGCTACCACATACTGTTTTGTATAATCTGGATATTTCCAAATCCAAAAATCTCCTGCAGGTCCTCTTTTTTCCAATGGATCTGTAACATAGTTTTGATTATACCATTCTAATATCTCCCCTTCAACTAATGAATTACCAGATGTTATAAATGAACAATCACATTCCTGTGCTGATTCACGTTCACCTAATAAAGCAGTTTGACTGTCTCTCCATTCTTGATCTCGTTCCGGATGTAATTGCCATGGTAATTCAATATAATTAAATACCATGCCACTATCTTCATCAGGAACTTTCTCTTGTGCAATCTGACATTGTTTATGGAACCAGTTTCCAACCCCATTTGGTGTTGATAGAACAATTGCATCACCACCCGTTGCTAATGTTGATTGTGCTGAAGTCCAAATATCCGAAATGTTTACAATGTGCGCTGCTTCATCAATAATCAATAACGATACTGCTTCAGATCTACCAGCAGTTCCGCTTGATGCAACTGCTTTAATTTTAGATCCATTATCAAATATTACTTCAGTTTTATTGCTATTTACTAATTTTACTTTCGCTTTTAACCAAACTGGCAATCCATTGAATAGTACTTTTACTTTATCTACAATGTTTTTCGCCACATCCTGATTCACTGCAATTACAAGAACCTTAAATGATTCATTATGTAGCATTTTATCAACAGCATGGGCAGCTACTAATGTAGATATACCCATTTGCCTTGACTTATTTATTATGTTTAATTTGTATTTCTTTATTTCAGTTAAAGTCTTTTTCTGAAATGGGTATAAATTGAATAGTATTTTTCCCTTCGTAGGATGTTCTATCTTCCCATATTTCATGAACATGTAGATAGAGTCCTTCTCACATTTCTTTTTTTCTATTTCAATTACATCCTGTAGACTAACTCCCATTTACTCTTCTTCCTCCACGCTACCAATTTTTCCTGTTAGTACGAATTCTTTGAATTCATTAAATTCTTTTCTTAATTTTGAAATTATAGCTTCTTTATTTACTCCTGACCATTTTTCTACTTCACCATTACCATCAATATATTCTGTAGGTTTTTCTATGGATTGTATGAAGTTTTCAAATTCCGATTCTTGTTCCGCAATAAAGGCATTGGCATTATTTATCATTTTCTCCTTAACCCAATTCTCATACACTTCTCTTCCCTGGTATTTATATTTAGATTCTTCTTTCTGTATGCAATCTGTGCACATTAAAGCTTTCTGAGCAAATTTATAATCCAGTCTAGTAAATATTTTTGTTTTCTTAGAACAAGTTGGATTGTCTTTATCGCATTTCATAAATTTATCAAATCTAATAAATTCCCGATGTTTCTCATATTCATCCCAACTTTCAAATTTACCTGATGTTTTAAATACATACCCGCTAGGTGATCTCAGATAAGTATGATATGATTTCCTTTTAGTATCTTTATCTTCAGTCTCCTTAACATACACCTCCCCAGGCTTTAGAAATTTAATTACATCTTCTTCATTAAATCTCCCTATGCCACTATACGATATATGAGTCTTTGTTTGACTCTTATGTTTACCGGCGAGCATTTCACGAACTGCTTTAATATTTTGTAACTTACTTTGTTTTGCCATTATCTATATATTAAATTGTTATTTTTTACTATTAATTCCGGATAAAATTCTATCAATTTATTTAACAAAATGCTTACTAACCTTGCGTTTGCATGTGATACTGGGTTGGGTGATAATTTATTTGGTCGTTTATTCAATACAAATTTTGGTATTATTTCATTTATAGAAAAATAATCAGCCTCAAAATCATATGCATCTTCTTCTGCTTCTAATGTCCATCTCTTTAACAATTCTTCTAATTTTATCACTTCTTATTCTTATCTCGATGGAGCTGTCTAATCTGCTGTATTAATCCAGTTATGCTTCCTGCTGGTACTCCAACTATTTCAGCAAACTTAATAATTGCTTGTGCTTGTTCAATTGGATTTTGAAATTGTAACAATGACATTAATCGGTCACTCTTTTGAAGAGCATCAAAGAATAATTTTACTTTTGTTCTTTCTAAACTTTGTTGGTTTTCTCCAGGGGAAGTATTAGCTTCAGGGGGTGTTCCTTCTTCACCTTGTTCCTTTAATGAAGTTTTTTCTTCCTTTATTAATTTGCGAATGTAGTTTCGTAATTTTTGTTCTTTATTCATTTTTAAAATCCTTCTTTAATAATAAATATAATTTTGTATTGTGATTAATGTACGTACTCATATAATAAATATAGAATTACACCTTGCTAATTGATATCCATCTTCCAAAAGTGCTATTATACTTAATAGTAACACCAGTAAGCATAGATTCAATAGGATAACTACTTGCACCATTTATTAGTTTGCCATTGCCTATAATAGATCCAGTTCTTCCCAATGAACTTTGCACCAAGACAACATTAACAACATCTCCATTAGATGGGTTGGATGACAACGTATATTTTACATGATTTAACCCTGTTTGTATGAATATAGATGCATTATTATCAGTCACTACCCAATTTGAATCAGACGAAATTACTCTATCCGACGGCTCACTTCCCTGTTCTAATGTTTTCAACCTTTGCTGTAATGAGCTAGATACTTCAGTAAATGAACCTGATATATCACTTGCTATCTGTCTAGATCCCGATAGTAATGTTTTCTTAAGTATTGTTTCGTTATCAGATATTCTATTTTGTAATGAACTAGATACCTGAGTTATTCTACCCTGTAATGAGCTGGATACCTCCCTGAATGAACCTGATATATCACTTGCTATCTGACCAGACCCTGATATTAATGATTTCTTAAGTATTGTTTCATTATTAGTTATCCTGCCTTGTAATGAACTAGATACTTCAGTTATCCTGTATTGTAATGAACTAGATACTTGAGTTATTCTATCTTGTAATGAACTAGATACTTCAGTAAATGAACCTGATATATCATTTGCTATTTGACCAGATCCTGATAATAATGATTTCTTAAGTATTGTTTCATTGTCACTTATCCTGTCTTGTAATGAACTGGATACTTCAGTAAATGAACCTGATATATCACTTGCTATTTGTTCAGATCCTGATAATAATGTTTTCTTGAGTATTGTTTCATTATTAGTTATCCTGCCTTGTAATGAACTAGATACCTGAGTTATTCTTCCTTGTAATGAGCTTGATACTTGAGTTATTCTGCCTTGTAATGAACTAGATACTTCAGTAAATGAACCTGATATATCACTCGCTATCTGTTTAGATCCTGATAATAATGATTTCT